TATGGTGAGAGTGACTAAAGAAAACATTCACTCAGGTAAGACAGAGGACGGAAAGACTCTTAAAAGCGTAGTAGTCCGACTGAAATACAGTCCGACTAAATATATATTTTTAGTATTTAATCCTTTTGATGGCGGCCTCAAGACATTGTGGTTTCGTGAAAGAAGACATAAAAGAAGAGTTTTTAAGAAAAAGTTGGTGGATTAAAAACTTTTTCGTATATTGATTACATGAAAACATGTAGTAAATGTAAGCTTGAAAAAGAACTCTATGAGTTCAACAAGGACAAAAATAAGAAGGACGGCCATTGTAACTGGTGTAAAACCTGTAATAAAGAGAACATGAAGTCCTACTATAAGTCTAACAAGGAAAAGGTGAAATATGAAAATTACCAGAACAAGAAGAAATACAGAGTAGAGAAGAAAGAAAAATTACTGGATTACCTAAGAAACAATTCATGTATAGATTGTGGAAATAGTGATATAAGAGTTCTGGAGTTTGACCATGTAAGAGGTGAAAAGAAAATGGACGTGACGAAAATGGTCAGTAGTGCATATTCTTGGGACAAGATACAAGAGGAGATAGATAAATGTGAAGTAGTCTGTTCAAACTGTCACAAGATAAGGACTTATAGTAGGATGGATTGTTACAGAAAGGAGGAGAAATGACAATAGAAGGAAACGAACTGGTGGTAAAAATAATAAACAAACAGTTCTCAATGATAGGTGAGAAGATGACATTTCAGGAGTTACCTGAAGATGGGATAATTGAGGTAGGAGGAAAGAAGAAAGAGTGGTATAACCACTATAAGTGGGAGAGTATAGAACAATATCAGGAGTGGAGAAAGTGGGCAGGAGAGAAACTGAAGAGTTTAGGAGAATCAGCAGCTACGTATCTACTAAATTATGCTGATTTCAGGTATGGATTTATAATAAGAATAAAAAAAGAAGGGACTCTATTTTGAGTCCCTTTTATTATTAAGCTACTGTACATCCAAGATTTTCTACAACAAACCATTCAAGACCTGCCCATATTAATAGAACATAGTCACCTGCATCATTCATTGTAATAGTTGTACCTGAATTCAGGTTAGCAGGAGTAACAACTGCATCACCACCACCATCAGTTAGAAGATAAATCTTCTTAGTCTGACCAACTGTTGTACCATCAGCAAGGGTGAAAGCATCACCACCTGCATCTGTAGCAATTGTAGTCATATGACTTGTAAGAGGAATAGCACCACCTACACCAGCATTAATATTAGTTTGTCCAGATAGGGAAATGAACGGAACCATTTTTATTAATCCTACATCATTAATGATACCATCATCTGTAACAACTGCTGCTGTTAGTGAAATGTTACCTTCTGAACCGATACTATTTACAGTAATATTGTTGAAACTTTCTGTTGATGAGTTTTCAACAGCTATCCAACCAGCATCTGAGGAATATCTCTCCAGAACTGAGCCATCATCATTGTAACGGACAGGATACATATCACCTGTTAAAGCAGGACAACATGAATCAAAGAACGGAACATTTAATTTAGTCAGGTAATCCCTGAACATTCTACGGAAGCCGAAGAAACCTTTTCCCCAACCTCTTTGATCTCTTTTTGAGTCATCTCTATACTCAACAAGACCTTTATCGATACCATAATCTCTCATAGTTTTAAGAAGGGTTTGTTAGCCAACCCCACAAGCTTTAAATTTTTATAATACTTGAGTCTTAAAGTAAGAGAATGGCTGTAGTCTTAATTGACCACCTGCATATCCTACTAGAGTTCTGAAGTTTAAGATAAGTTCATCGTCGTCACCATTGTTATTCACAAGAAGACCACTGAATTTTATTACGTTACCGTCAGCAGGTTGATAATTAGTCATTGTGTCCCACTGAATTTCATCAGTATAAGGGATAGCATTGTTCATACCTATTGTCTGAGAATTTGATAAACCACCAAATGTGGCATGTATTTCTGCTAGAATTGTACTATTCATACCACCAACCCCTAAATCTGTGAATTTAGTTGCAAGTGTGTAATCTGTAGATGCACCAGCCCAAACTGTCCACATCTCAAATGAAACTGATGTACCTGCTGCTACAGGAATTCTCATTGAAGGTGACTCAAGATAGTCATTATCAGGAGATGCTTCCTCATTTGTAAGTACAAACGAACTGAAGCTTGGAGTATCACCTCCACCCCCACCTGTGTCAGGTGTATAGTCTGCCCATCCATCATCTGGAATGTACACTTCAATATTTTCACTATCAGGATTGTACCTAACAGGTGTAAATGATGATAATGCTGGACAGCATGGATCATAAAATGCTACATTTAGTTTTGTAAGATAGTCTCTAAACATCTTACGAAATCCAAAGAAGCCTTTAGCCCATCCTCTTTGGTTACGGGCAGAATCATCTCTGATTTCTATTAACCCTTTGTCTATTCCATAGTCTCTCATAATTGTGTAATGGATTTGTAAGCCAACCCAATAAGCTTTAGAATGTCACAAGACCTCTACCAAAATAGGTAGTGTCTTCTACTTTTTTTAATGTTTTATATACGTAATCCAATACTCTATAGTTATCGGATTCATTTAATTCTTGTTTATAACATGCAAGTGTTGCCACAAAAAAGGGACATGCAAATGATGTTCCATATGAAGCACTATAAGAGTTTAATCTACTTATACTTTCTGAGGCCCAACCTGCACAAGCTACATCTATACCATGAGAACCCGGAACTTCAAGCATGGGTATAACATTTCTGTATACTGGTTGTCTGGCTTCTGTAATTGCATTTACAGCAACTACACCGGGTAAACTTGCTGGTAATAGTGTATACCATTCTTCTGTGTCATTTCCAGCAGCAGCACAAACTACTATTCCTGCATTTATACACTGTTCTATAGCTTCATTAACTGCTGTAGTATAAAATGTCCAAGACAGATTCATAAAATGAATTTCATTATCTATGCAGTAATCAATTCCAGCTAGAACAGCAGATTCTGTGGTAGAACCACCATCTGAAATCATTTTTACAGCATGTAATTCACATCCTGTGGCTGTCAAAGTCTTTATGATTGAGCAAACTCTGGTTCCATGACCATAACCATCTACCCAATTAGATGTATTAGTTATGAAATTGTAACCTGCTGTAACATCGACAATGTTAATTGCATCATTACAACCTGAGTCTAATACAGCTACCTTTACTCCAGTACCATTTACAGCTTTCTTTTTTGTCTTATGATGTAGGGAAAATACCCTCTCATAATCTACACCAAGACATACATTATCTTCCTTCTTTTCAGGAGTAGGATTTAATCCCTTGGTTTTCAAGCGTTTAACCTGTTCATCAGTTAGTATGACAGATATATGTGAGAGATTTCTAAAGTGAAGTCCTTCATTAGTAATTAGTTTATCACTGCCCAACTCATCTATAGCATCTTCTGTAGGTAAGTTTAATATTTCTTTAGCCTCATACTCAACTATATATCTCTTCATTACAGTACAATTTTCAAAGTTCCGTCATTTGTTCTATATAGCATACCTGAGGTTAAACCACCACCTGTGGCAGCAGTATCATCAGCATATTCAGATAAACCATTCATCTTTATACCTGTCGGGGTAACCTCTACTGAGTATAATTCTGTAGATGTATCAACATCTGTAACAGATAATTTGATCCCTGTTACGGAATTTTGTCTTATGTTGACAGAATTGTTGGCATCATAATTTACGAAATCCACACCTACGTTGAAGTCATAAACTGCACCTTCTGTAACATCCCCCTCTGTAATACGAAATAATCCTGAATCAAGGAACATTAACTGATAACCATCCATATCCACAGTTCTGTTAGAACCAGATATAGCACCATCAGTAGTATAGAAACTTGCACCATCATTACCATCTGCACCATTAGTACCATTAGTACCATTATTTCCAGATGGGCCTTGGATACCCTGTATTCCCTGAATACCTTGTATACCCTGTGGGCCTTGGTCACCTTCTGGGCCTTGAATTGGGCCTATATTTGTCCATGATGAATCGTCTTCATTCCAAATGTAAATATCTAAAGGTGTGTCTGTACCAACACCATAGGCATCTCCTTCATTTCCTGTAGGATGTGCTGTTGTTAGGGCTGTTTCATCTTCAAATACACCTCTGATAGTAAGTAAATCTCCAGCACCTGTAGGTACAACTACCCACTCTATGCCGTCAAAATATTCAACCTCTTCAGTTTCATTATTAAATCTAAGAGGAAACACTGAGGAATTAGGACAACAGCTATCATAGTAAGCAACATTAAGCTTAGAGAAGTAGTCACGAAACATCTTCCTAAAGCCATAGAATCCCTTATCCCAACCTTTTTGATTACGTAAGGATAAGTCTCTTACTTGTATTAAACCTTTATCTAATCCTAAATCTCCCATTATAGTACATTCTTACCTTTAAGGTATTCAATTATTTTATTTGCAATCTTACGATTGTCAGCAGCATTTGGGTGAGAAGAAGAGTTTAACTGAAGTGCTTCATTATCAAGCTGGATATACTCTAACTGACCATATGTGTTCTGCATTGATGTAACCTTAGCCTGCCAAGCAGCAGAGTTACCATTAATAAAGCCACCTGTTGTTTGCCATGTAAAGAATACTGGTGTACCACCATATGCAATAATTGATTTTAACATGATTTCCATATCATTATCAAATATTGTCTGGTTAGCATCACCATCATCAAAGTATCCCCAATACAGATTAAGTATCTGTAGGAAGAACACAAACCTTGGTTTTATCTTCATTATCTCTTTGAACTGGTGCTTTCTCATTGTTGTGGTATATGCACCATTACCAGCATGACAAGAAATTCTGTCAAATGGTAGAGCATCATTTACCAGTGTAGCAACGTTATTTTGAGTGTTTACATTATATCCACATGCATATGAGTCACCTATAATAGAACCTAAAGTGTAACGTGGTACAGATGACTGAACTTTATATTCAAGGATTGTATATGTACCATCAGCTAAAATAAGACCTAAGTTTTTAGCAATTAACGTGAAGCCTCTTGCTGTGGCTGGAGGAGAAATGGTCTGTATACCAGTAACCATTTCATTTGTAGTTATATTTCTTACTGTAAATACCCACCATCCCATCTTGGTATCATTATCAAATGTGATTTCAAGTGTATCACCATCAGCACATAATGTACCTGAACTAGAGAACTGCCAAGGACATGCATTATTAGCATTTTCTATCCATCTGAATGCATTCTTTGTTAGAAGATTAATATATGCCAGACCATTATTAACAGAACCTGTATCTGAAGTTTCCTGAACACCAAAACCACCAATACCAATTAATGGTGCTGTGGCTCCCATAGCATTTACTTTAATAACTAGTTTTGCTTTATAGTCATTGTCACAAACTGTCTGATTTGGGAATTTAATCCAGCTTGCAGATGTTGATCCTGTAACTTCAATCTGGTCAAAACCACCCTCATTAGTGATTGTGGCTGTTGACATAGCATCATTTGTTGTATTTGTCTCATGACCAGAAGATATGATACCGGGACGTAATTCAGCAATTATAGGATAATCCTGAGGAATCTTGTTTTTATTAGAAGCAGCATTTTGCAATACCCACTGACCTGAGCTACCATTTACTACACGATAGCCATCAACGGTTCCCATACCGGGGGTATAAATACCTACTCCATCTACCTGAATTACAGGAGTGTCTGATGAATCATAAGTCCCTAGATCAGATATAGAAGAAATAGATGTAAATTCAACTGGTACATCAGGTATATCGATTGTGTAATCAATCCAACTGGAGCCATCATAATATTGAATATTACCTGAATCATCATTCCATCTCAGAGGAAATATCTCCTGAGTAGAAATGTTAGGACAACAAGAATCGTAAAAAGGTACGTTGAGTTTATTCAGATAGTCTGAGAAGAGTTTTCTGAGGGCATAGTAGTTTTTTGCCTGTGGGGATGTTGTTTCTATATTTTGTAGAAACGGTTTTTGTAGAGCTAAATCTTTCATGTTCAACACTGGTTTGTGAGCCAACCAGAGAAGCTTTATATATTTAAATAAACATTAGACCCCTTAATGAAGTCTTTTTTATTATATTTGATTTTTAAATCACCGATAGAATAGCCAAATGTTTTCTGAAAATGAGGATAGTCTTTTAGAGACTTCCAATTGCCACCCCATTCCCAACCATATTTGTGGAATACTTCAACTACTTCCATCCAGTCAGCAACTTTATCACCATCCCAGTCTTCTTTCATACCCCATGATGCTTTACCATCTATGATAAGTACGAAGTCTACAGCTAATCCATAGTTGTGGTATGATGATCCACCCTTAGCATTAGTAACTACTTTACCGGGTTTTGTTCTACCTTGTGCATATAGTGCATTCTGTTCTTCAATAGTACGAAGACCTTGGGAAATACGTATTGTAGCTTTACCAGTTAGTCTTTCTTCTACTTCTTTTAAAATGACTTCAGCTTCACCCCTTAGTTTAGGATGAAGCTGTGCAATTCTGTCATATGATACTTTGTCAGCCATAATTATTTCTGTTCCTCTTCAGGATTGATCTCTATAGGAGCATCTTCTGGAGGAGGAATTTCTATAGGTGGGTCTACAGGAGGAACTGGAGGATTAGGTATTTGGGTTTTACCCTGTGCTAAAGCTGATATTAATGATGCTTTAGCCTGTGATCTCTCTGTTAATAACTTAACAGTATTATCAGCAGTAATAAAACCTAGACCTGATAGGACGATATAGAAGTCATATTCCAATACATCCTTTAGCATCCCTAGTAATTCTGTATCAACCTTACCTTTTGTTGTATAAAATATTACGTAAAACGCAATAAATAAGATCATAAATGAAGCTATGATAAGATGTAATGCCATAATAAGGGTAACCAACCTCTTGGATGAAGTTGGGTCTTCTGATGATAATATCTTATTCAAAAATTTCTTCATCTCTGTCTTTCTGTTGTAATTTCTTAATTCTTTCTTTCTTTTCTTTAGCTGCATAATAATGGTAACGTGCTGCAAAAATAGCAGCCACAAGTGCACCAAGACCTGTCATTATTTTCAGTCCTATATCCACCCTTTCAGGTGTCATCCAGCTAAACATTCCCAGTAATATTGAAATAAGAAGGGAATTATTCCCACTGCTTGAAGGGTTGTCCATGTTACATTAACTCTTTTGGTTATGATATATTATAATATAAGCAAAAATAACCTGAGAGCAAAAATAACCTGTCAAGTTATTTTACTTCTAAAATAGCTTGAACATAGTAGTAGGATGCATTTGTAGGTATTACCTTATGCACCTTTCCTAGAGGGGACTTATGTATCCAATTACCCTTGTAGAATATATTAGACTGTTTTCCTGTTGCTCCTGCGTTATGATAAATTGGTTTTCTTTTATATGTGTCAGCACTATCTGTAGCCCAACTGAAATCTAATTCGGGTATAACATCAGTTATCTTACCACGTGACCATAGTGCCATATTAACTGCCCACATATCAGCACACCATGACTGGAATCCTGCTGACTCAGATACAAAGTATTTCTTGTTAAAAGAATCTGAACAACCAAATGAGAATGCTTTACGTATCTCAATTACCTGTCTCTCAACATCTCTCCAGAAATCTCCATCTACACCTTTTAGGATATACTGTGCACCACCTGTTTTACCTGTGTAGGATTTGATAATATCTACAGTCACATTTCCTATGGAGGCTAGTTTACCTATGGCTTCATGTTCTGGGATACCACCCTGTCTCTCTTTTGCACGTAGGTAATTATAATCCAGATAGGAAGATGTGTCAGATTGCCAGTTTATTTCTCCCTGTCCAAGATAGCTAAAATCAGGAAGGTAATTAAAAATAATATCACTATCATGGTAGAAAATTACTTCGTTAGATAATTCAGGATGTTCGTCAAAATGTTTAGCTAAGATTTGTGGTCTTAGTTGAGGTATATATAGGTGAAATTCTTCTAAAGTAAGTCCTTTATCCTTATAGAAAAAGAACTTTACCTCAGGATATTTATCTACCAGCTTATCCCAGTACTGTAAATCTACCTTGTCATTGATAGTATCAGGATTAGGATACCACACTAGTACGTGCATTTTATCACTTATCCCAAACTTTCTGAAGTTCACAATCTGAACCTCTATCTGCCATGTAAAGTAAAAGTCCCAAGGTTGGGCTGAAATAAATATCATAATTAGAATATTACCTGTTTAGTTCCATCTGTATACTCAACTGTCACACTCTTAATCACTTTAGGTGCTATAGTTGTTGAAGAAGTAGTTGAGGATGAGGTAGTTGTAGTGGGAATAGTATCTATTTTACCTATACCCCAGTCATATATACTCATAGATTTTCCGTCTATAGTTTCCTTATATGCAGGATTATAGTACGTGTTCCAACAACAGTGACCACCCTTATATATAGTTAATCTACCATTTGTCTGTCTCACAAGTTCTTTGGCATTGTCAGTAAAGAAGCCATCAGAATCTCCTGAGAATGCCCAAAGTTTTACATTAGGGTCTTTTATTACCTTATCACCTGCTGGAGACATTGGTACATAAGCAATTCCGGGATATGTCTTACTATAGTTGTTTAGGAATGAAGTTACAGTTTCACCACCAGCACTCAGTCCAGTTACGATACCTGTATTATCCCATCTACTTTTTATGTCTTCATCATTATCCAGTACATACTTTGTGGCAGTATAAGAAGGAGACCAATAAGGTTCCTGCATAGCCAAAATCATGAAATCAGGCTTCCAGTTATTGTTTTTAACAAAAGCAAGTGGGCCATTTATATATAGTTTGGATGTATCGGCTTCTGTTGTTCCTGCCTCACCTTTACCATGATTGAATATTACCATAGGTACTTTACCTGTAATATTGTCTGGGACATAAAGGATTCCCCAATAAAAGTGTCCCCACTGAGTTGTTATAAACTTCTTTTTGATTATCATACGTAGTATTTTTTAACATTGGCAGCAGCTACAGGAGTAATAATTCCATCTCCAATATCCTGAGACCAGTTTGAATAATTTTGAAAATTATTCGGGTTATTAGGATCACCTGATGTTTTAAATGTACCTATCTCCTGTGACCAGTCACATAGATAAGTAGGTTTTCCATCAGGATCAACTTTAATTTGTTTATTTGTTACCAGAGCATCTACCCATTTCTTGTGTTGGGCAGTAGTCTCTGAAGTAAATCCATACTCTTTTATATGTGAAGTCTTCACAAATATAGAAGGTTCAAGCGTGTTTTCTACCAACTGAGGTTTTCCTCTCAGGTATCTATACCAACTTTTCTTAGGTTTGTATGCAAGTAATCCTGATGACTCAAGACCTTTTAATCCCTCCTCTACATGAGTTGGCATATAAATATCATCGTCATCCACAAAATTAATGACATCACAATCCTCAGGAACATATTCCATTGCATCTGTGTAAATATCACCAAGGTTAGTGTAAGGTTGTCCAGTAGTTGAGAAGGTGTGTTTATTAACAAGAATGAACTTATCCTTTGGTAAATTGTTATTCAATCTCAAAGGTCTAATTGCATTATTATAAATTAGATGTACCCAGTCAGAGGAGGTCTGTTCCAATACGAAACGGACTACTCTCTCTAACTGTGTATGTCTATTCTTTGTTGCTGTTATTAAACACACTTTCATATTATAAAGTTATTATACAAGAATCCAGTTCATTTGAACCTGCATCTAGGTAAACAATTTCTACATCTATAACACCTACCGCTGTAGTTACATCAAATGATGCTCCGTAGAAGTTAATACCATTAATTGGTGAATATCCATTGCTAACCTGTCTTACCCCATCATCTCTCCAGTAAACCTGCATTAAATCAATTACTGGATTGAAACGTACTGAGTTTGGTATAGCAAATTCATAATATAATGTGTCACCACTCTGTGTAAGATAAGCTTCGGCTGGACAATCTGTATTATAAACTACAGGACAGCTATCATCATCCATAACAGGAGCAATATAATCAGGATCAGAAGCTAAGTTAGCTTTTTCATTACCTGTTGGTGTACCACCCGGATCAGTTACTTCAATTAATGTCTGAGTAAGTAAATTACCTGTATTTGTGATACCTGCTGAGTTAGATACAATGTTTATTAATCCATCACTGAACCATGATCCACCTTCCCATGAAGCTGCACCTCTATCTGTACCAGTAAACCACCCAAGAGATGGAATAGCTGCTAAGTTATAGTAAACTACATCATTATACATATTTTCATATATGAATGTACTTCTGTTAATTACATAAGTACGTTTAACTGAGGCAGTATCTGAAGCAGAGTTTCTACCTTCCATTAACATGTAAAGGTTATCTGTCTGAGGATCAATTACAAACCATGATGTAGCAGCAGATTTATTTCCCCTGTTACCTATAAATGTAGTTGTTGATACAGTATTTGTGTTAGGGTCGATCACATGCCATCTACTTGATCCATAATCACCTACAAATAATCTGTCAGATGTTGGATCATACAGAATACTTTGCCAGTAAGTACCACCAGTCCATGTTGATGCACTAGGCAAGGTAATTTCTGTAAAGTGATTTAGTGATGTATCATATACACCTACAGTTGCTATTGGGCCATTGTTGGATACTACATATAATCTACCACCAGCCATAGCTACGTTATGAGGGTTAGTGAATTTACCCGGATTTGTAATAGAACCCATTGGTATTGTGGCAGTTACAGTCAGAGTGTCTCTGGCAATAGTCACCATAGCAGTTACACCATCATTACACAATATCAGATTTCCCGATACAAATAATGTAGTACGTGCAAAGGCTAAATTCGTACCAAATGCTACTGTTGATGCTGTATCTGTGTCAATATCATATACAATCATACCACCAGTATTAGAACCTACTAGATAAATTCTTCTATATACGGTATCTATGTAGCTGTTATATACAGGGTTGAAGGTTACAGCAGTTGAAAATGTTGCGTCAGAAACTGTTGTTGCTGAGGCAATGTCAGAATACCATCCAACATTACCTGAAGCAGAGTCTGCATCTGCAAAATATAGTCTTCCAGTTACATCATCATACCAGTTATTAATTGGTGAAGACATACCTGTAATACTTCTAATCATACCAAACGCACCTTCTGTTTCACAAACTGTATCTCCTGCAATCCACATGAATGATGGAGCCTCAGTTGTTGTTGTGGTAGTAGATGTAGTCGTCGTTGATGTTGTAGTCGTAGACGTTGTTGTAGTAGAAGTAGTTGTTGTAGTTGTTGTCGTTGGTGGTGGAGGACATACTGTTCCACAACTTGAGTTGTGTAATGAGTTAGTCAAATCCAAAGCTGGTTGTGGATAAGTAGGTTGGATAAGTCTGTATGAATATCCATCATAGTCATCAGCAACATAATAATTACCCAAAATAACACCTGTTCCACCAATCAATTTAACTATAACAAATTCAGGATCAACTAATGAACAGTCTAAACAATCATATTGTCTAGCCTCGTAATAGTCAAAAGGATCAACTGTTGTTGTAGTTGTAGTGGAGGTTGTTGTAGTTGTTTCACAACAGCTACAATAAGATGTTAAAATAGCCTGAATTTGATTTACCAAAGGTGTACCTACAATAGGAGGTGATGTTATTACACATTCAGGGTCTATGTCTAGAGGTGCATCTATTAACTCAGCCAGATTGAATTTGGATGTCTTAACAGTACCTTTTTCGTTCTTGTAGTTAATGGATACAATTTCCCCATCATCTGTAAATGATGAAAGGGAAGTTAATGTCTCACAATCACAAATATTTTCATTTCCTGTTTGGGTATTATGTTTTGTATAGCACAAAGCATCTACCAGTCCCTTACGCCATTGGTAGGGAATGTCACATAAAAGTGCATCAATTGTTTGTTGGCAATTACATAAATCCATTAGTCACAGCATTCACAATGTGAGTCAATTAGTAGTTGAAATTTCTCATCCAGTTCCAGTGTTCCCCATTCTTCTTCGGACGTTAAACATGCTGGACTTAATTCATTTAGTACATTGTTCAGTATCTGTTTAGTATCAAATGAACGTGTAGTTTCTACACCTTCTTCATCTGTATAAGTTATGGATACTACTGTACCTTCTACAGTAAATGGTGATAGTGAGGTCACTGTTTCACATTGTTTTACTGTATCACAGTCAGGCTTTTCTTTCTCATTCTTTATTAGCATGAGAACCTGAACTACCTGATCTTTCCACTCAGATGGTAGTGCTGATAGATATGATTCTATTTGTTCTTGGAATGTCATCTTTATATTTTTAGCAGCATCTAAGTGCTTCAAGTTTTTTAATTATTTTCTCAAGCTTATCAAGTTTAGCTTGTATTTGTACGTTAGTCATTATGCAGATACATTATTATTTATTGTAATTGTATAGGTATGACCGCACTCTGGAGTAAGTGGAAAATCTCTATCATATGGGCCAGATGATACATTACTTTCTGATTCATTTATAAGTTCATTACCATCATCTTCCACTAAAAGACTATAACTCCATATACTGTTTCCTGCTCCTATACGTATATTCACATCTTCACCTGCTACAAACTGTACACTTCCATTTCCTGTAGAACCAGAAGCTGGAGAAGCAACATATATCTGACGAGAAAGTGAGCTTATTTCTACATATGTAGTAAATCCAGTATTTGAAATACTATATTGTATTACAAAAGTACAGGGTTCACTTTCACATTCTATAATTGTTGCTACACCCTCAGATGTAACATACCATGCTGAACATGATTCATTATCAAACTGAATGGTGTTTATTAGTTCATCATCTAGCCCAAGAGATGTTCTATCTAAAAGAGTAGGTGGTTCACAATCTCCCCCTTGCTGTAGACAGCACAATCTTTTTTCCAGTTGACGTAATCTTTTCTCAAATATCTCAGGTGTCATAGTATTATATAAAGTGTTGTAAATAAGATAATTAGACCCCATTTAAGGTATGTCTGTTTTCTTCTTGTTAAGTGATAGAGGAATTTATCCAATTTACTATCATCAGGATCATGGCTTCCATTAAATCTCCAAGAGAAACCTCTTAGTTTATTGTAGAAGCCATCAAAGAACTCCCACCACCAAGCTCCCTGCATACCCAGAATTACTGGGATTTTGTAGAGAGGATCATTATTAAGTAATAACATTAGTGATGGGATCAGTAGTATACATCTGACAATTGCTTCCTTTGTATGCTGGATTGGTATATCCTTTCTCCATTTATGGACATCTGTTGTTACATCTCACCATAATACAGCAACAAATGATAATATTCCAAATAGGATTTGTAGGAATTCCATTATTCAGAATTCTTAGTCACATTATAAAGTGAATAGATTGCAGCAAGACCTGTTGCTACACCTATTCCTATCCAGCCGAAGAATCCATTAAAATTGTGTGCATCTGACCATGCAGAGTCAATTTGCATGAAAGATATTGCTGAGGCAAAAGCCAGAGCAACAGTTATCCAAAACCATACTTTTGTTGATAATTTTTTCATATTTAGTTTTTTATTAGTCTACGAACATGCATAAATCTATCAGTTCCGACTAGGAATTGATATGTCCCTTTTGGGATAGTGAATGGTAAGTTAAGGTTATATGTTCTGTAACCTGAGAAGAGCAGGAATGAACCTGACATCATTCTCTTACCTGTTATTGCGTCCCTTAACTCCCAGTTAGATTTGTAATCTTTATCCATCTGGACTTTAAAGGATATTTTCTGTATATTTATTTTGTTATCAACCACCTGATAAAACTGGTTGGCTGATGTTGGATTTGGAATAGGATCGTTGCTGTCAGGGAGTACATCCAGATAGGAAGATAGGTTATTACCTATTCTAACCTCATCCATAAACAATTCCCTAGTTCCCTGTACATTAGGCATTTTCCACTTCTTACTCCAGTTCCAGAAATTATGACCAATCTTCATCAGATTGGGACTATAATTTGTCACACCATTATACCCATAAACGTACCTACCATTTAACCAAATTCTGATTCTTCCGGTGGTATCATTAGCCCATTTCACACGTATGACAAAATCATTCCATGCATTTCTCTGGATAGTCCAGAGAGGGTCTATGAATATGGTATAAGGAGAACCCTCTGTTTGTGGTGTCTCCACATACCTAATGGCAGTCAAATATGTGCCGGTAGGATAATAACCTGTACCATTTGCTGCTCCATAATAGGATAAAACAAGTGGTGGGTTTTCATCTGTGGAAGCCCTACTGAACTCCAAGAAGTTATCATACCCCTGATATGTGTCTGTAAATCCTGAGGAAAAAAATACGGAAAATCCATACCATCTCTCATAATTTACCAAATTGGTATCATTCAGTATTAACTGAGATAACACCTGTGAACAGGTGGCTGTGTCCTCTACACGGGATTGAAAACGAGTAGATTGTGTTCCTGACCTCTTTACAAAGTTAGATACAATCAGCCTGTTAGTATTACATCTTTTGAATGCATCCCAATCTGTTGTTGGATTGGATGTCTCAGACAGGGACTGGAATATTATTCCGGCTCTCTGAGAGTAAGCAAATGATGTTACTATCAAAGCTAGTATCAGTAAAATCTTTTTCATGTTGGTTTTTGTTTAGTTATGATAATTCGTCTATCTGTGTCTGGAGTGCCTCTACAGTATCTTCCAGTTGTTTTACCCTTGTGGCAAGATTTGTGATCTTTGCACACAGTTTCTGTAATACAGACGACAAAGGTTCATTCTTTCCAACAGGGACACATAGGCTTGTACAGCAGTCATTTAAAACTTCTGAAAAGCCGGGGTGTCTATCTTTTACTATTATATAATCTTTTTTGTGCATGGTATTTCTCAATATAATTTAACTAAAAATAATGAAACTACAAAGTAGATATATCTAAAAAATAGAATATATCCTAAATATCCCAGTTAGGGTCTTCAACCAGATTGTCATCAGAAATCTTGTCTGGCTGATCTTCTTCTTGTACATTCCCTGAAAATCTCCTGTTGGAGAAGGGATCATCTATCTGGATACCTAGATTGTCAGCTTCACACATCTGGTAAAATAAGTCCATATCTTCGTCACTGAGTTTAAAATAATACTCGTAGACGGAGATATAGATAGTGTTTCCGGTACGTAATTGAATGTTAGGCATTACTTAAGACGGTTTTGCATTTGAGTTAATGTTTTGATATATTCTGCGGGCTCAAATGTATAACCAGTATATCCTATAGTATTGAAAATCATAGCTTTAAGCTTACTATCTCCCTTATCCTTGAATGCTCCAGCACCAAAGAAGTTGTAACCATAAGGTTTACCTTTCTGATAATACAGTTGTTTGTCATAATTCCCTAAGCCTAAACCATCCAATACCTGCATTACAATCAGGGCTCCAAGCCCCATTAGATTATCAAATGATGCTTTGGGTAGCCCAAATGGGTCTAATATGGCTCTTTTCATCTCCATATAACCCAGTCCCCATATAGGAACAGGAATGAATGTACCTAACTCACCCTGCACACGTAGAGTAACTAACAGTGCAAGTTGTTTCAGATAATTCATTTCTCTTAATTTCTTATTCTTGTCTTCATCGTCATCATCATACCCCATTACCATCATGGCTAGTAATCCAAATACAGCAACGTATAGGAATTCTGTGGCAGCATAACGTATGGCTTTCTTTTCAGATGGACGTTTAGCAATTTTTGTAAAGTATTCGTTAATGTATTTTAAGTCCCCTTTGCGCATTCCATAAATTAGTGCACCTACAGCATTTGCCATAGCAAGAAGATAACCTTTTCTAGTCTCTCCTGTAAATGGATCAACTGTCTCACCTTGGAAACGTCTGATAACACCAGAAGCAAACCATCTTTTCATGATCTCTGCTGACTTACCTAATGCTGTTGTTGAGGCAAATGACTGGTTTTGTTTAAAGAAGTTACCCTGAAGCATTGTATATCTCTGCATCAATCTTCTTCTTAACTCAACTACTCTTGTTCCATTTACCGGATTCCATTCCTTCTCCAGACTCTTATATTCATTCTTTATCTCTACCAGTTTAGTTACAGGGTCTAGGGTATATAGGTCTACTGGTGTTATAGCTTTACCTTCAAAAACAATAGGTTCTGCCATAACTACAGCTAGTCCCATGTGAATAGCCATGTATTTCTCAGTCTCCTGACGTGGAGCCATCAACTTAGAACGTACAGAGGATAATAATGCTGCTTTGGATAGGTGATTGGCAATCTCCATATTATCTGGGATCATGTTAAATACCCCAATTAATTGAGTTTCAAGACCCCATGAAGACTGTTTATAGAAGTCTTTGTCATACTCATATAACCAATTCTTAGCTATCCACCCACTTTTTGCAAACATCAGAGCCTCAGGTTTTGAGAATGTAGCTTCTACTAACTGTTGAATAGTACCTGACGTTAAGTTTACTAGTGCACCAAGAGGGTCACCTAGTAGTCTGAAGGTAGTTAACCTGTTTACTACATTAAGTACCTTAGCTAAATTAGGATTATTGGCAGCATTGTCAGGAACTTCATCCAGAATCTTTGTTTTATATAACCACTCTAATGAATTTGAACGTAGCTTATTACCATAAGGATTACGTGCATATGAGTCTTTAAACACATCAGCAAATGACTTCATGATGGGAGCCACTAATGTTTTAGCAGAGTACTCATTTACATCCTCAAGGAACATAGCTACAGATGCTGTGGCATCTTTTGTTGTTCTCTCCAGAGCAATACGTCTTTTTGAACGTAGTTTTGAATTCTTTTCTGATATAACAGCACCTGTGTAGATGTCTCTATTCTGGGCAGTTATAGCATTAATTTCTTCTAGGTAATTGATTTCCTCTTCCTCGATAGTCTTATTAGAGATGAATGGGATAGAGTTACGGATAAACTTCCAACCCTCTTCTGCTCTGGTAATCATCAATTTCTTCTGTTCTAGTTTATCTACATATTTAGCCGGGATAACCAAGTCTAATCTTTCTCCTTCTGCTAAGTATTCTACCTGTGCCCCTAGATAGGCACTAACTTCAGCTTGAAGTAACTCAAACTGTTTAGCTTCTACTGTACCTTTCTTGGCTGTTTTGAGTTTCTCATACTCAGCATTCCAGAATGGGGAATCTTTCTTATTCAGAGGTAACCACTGACCATTAATATCTACGTTAGCTTCTTTTCTACCAGCCATAACTTCTGGGTCAGTTTCATACACTTTTTCTGTTCTGAATGTATCCTTTATACGATTACGTGTAAGGAAGTTAGGATAGCTTATTTTAGTCAGTTCATCTTTGGGATCAGGTTTTCTCACATAGGAGATAGGTGTCCATGTAGTGTACATCTCACCTTCAACAAACGTAACTTTCTGTTTGTGAATTGATAAGAAGAAGTCTACTAGGGCTGATAGGGGGTATGAATGGGTTGGATCAATTTCTGTTCTCTCCTTCCACATCATAAACTGTAATACAGCTTCAAATACACCGTCACCCATCATTGTCTCAATATCTTGGATTGAAGCAACTGGGTTTTCTCCTATAGCAAGGAATTTCTCACTATGTAATTGTTTGTCTGGAGTATTAAATACATCCTGTTGTACATACATCTGATAGTATGCATACCATTCACGTATAGCAATTGTATACTGCATAGATACAGCCTGACTATACATATCATTTAATTCCTGATATTGGAATGCTAATGACTCGGCCATTTGACCTCTTTCCCTTCTGGTAAACTGTTTGAATGCACCATACATGGCATTCTCAGCATCCATCATATTCTGAGGTGAATCGAAATTCATAACTGCAAATGCCCTTCTCACATCAACAGAAGCTGTTGGGATTTGTAGATTGGCCAAAGATTGGAATTCAGAATTGTCACCTGCAACAGATTTCTTAATAGCACTAAGTATCTGTTCAGCTTGAGACTGTGACAAATCTATTAAATCCTTAAAAGCCTCCTGAACATCAGCAGTTTTGTATGCTAAGTGATTGTTAATCACCTGTTTAAATGCTAAAGATAAGTCGATATACTTCAATATCATGCTTTTCTCTTCTTCTTTTACAGAAGGAGAATTTAGTACAATAGAGTAGATTCTCATCTTACTATTGAGCATATCAATTTCTTCTTCCAACTCCTTAAGGGATTCGGACAGCATTTTGTCTGTACCATCTGGGTTCTTTTCTACAGAAACATATTTGAAGGATGTTACATTTACCTCACCCTTACCCATGACATCACGGAATGGTTTAAGTAGTTTTCTCTCCTTCTCTTTTAGTTCTGTTATACGGTCTGCTAGTTTACTCAATCCTACCTGAGGACGTGAGATATTATTTATCTCATCAAATATTGCAGCCCTTTTATCATAGAATTCCTGTGTAGGAGAAATGATAGTATATAATGCTTCATATGCAGTATCAGCAAAGTCTTCCAGTTGTTGTTTACTTCTTGGACTACCTTCCTCTGTTCTAGCCTGTACGTAGGCATTTGTCCATTTGTTTTTGTGAGCCTGACGTAAACGTGATGTTGCCACCTCATCTACTTCATATATCTCATTTAATGCATCTATAGTAGATTTTTCAGATTGAGGGATTTGATCCTGTAATCTTAGTTTTTCATTCTGTAATGTGGCAATTTCAAGAGTAATTTGGTCATAACGACTGTCATTTATTGTAGCTTCATATGCTACAGCCATGAACTGCATTTCTTCTAGGATCAATAATTGTCTGTTAATTTCCTTCCATCTTCTCAGAGTAGGCGTATCTTTCCTATTGTCCTTCAGCATTTTCTGAAGTCTGTAGTATTCAGGGGTAAATGGACGATGTGACCAGTCATCTAAGAACTTGTCATAGTCATCTCTTTTATCCTGTAATTCCTTCTGTTTAGTTGGGATTAGAGCTTTCAAGGCCGTTGATCTTTCCTCTGTAGTCTCAACATTACGAAACTCTGCCTGTAGTTTATCAATATCTCTGGCAGCATTTCTCATTTCTTCTAAACGTAATTGTCTCTGATATTGGAAATCAAAACGATTAGTCTGGGAAAGGAATACTCTTTTCTTAGTTTCTTTATCTTCCAGTGATTGGTCATAGAATGACTGAACATTCTGGATAGCTTCCTCAGCTTCATACCAACCAACACCCATATCAGCCAGTTCTTTTTTGATAGGTAATATACTATCAGCAAATATTTTGGCCTCTCTTTGGCCCTTAACCATAGCAGCAACATACTTATCAGTAAAATGTGCCATTAGGCTAGAGATGAATGGGTCACTTATCAATGTAGGAGATGAGAACATGAATATCACGTAATCAATCTGTGACATATCCTTGATCTTACTAATATCTACCTTAGTTCCATCAGCTAACATTAAATCTTTTGCTAGTGGGAAGTTTCCAGTAACAGCTTGTTTGATCTGTTCTAATCCTGTAATTCTTTGTGTAATGAGTTTAGCTACATTATTCTTTAGCTTCTGATGGTCTAAGGAATCATGTAGTTCATTTATCTCACCTCTGTATTTTGAGAATGCTTTATCTGTCCATTTATGGGTAACATCTATGATATGAGCTTGAAGAGCCTTCATAATCTTCTCATCTACAACCTTAAATCTCAACTCAGTTGTACCCATCTTCTCAATCATCCTATCATATATGAGATTTGCCTCTCTTTTTACTGGATAATTTTCACGTAGAAAACTCAACAATTGTACGAACTCATCTGTTATTTTCTTGAATGTATCTGAAAACTGGAAATATGCCTGTAGCTCAGTGATGTTATTAATTATCTGTTCTTCAGTACCATCATTCTTTACCTTATCAAGAACCTTACTGATAGCCTCAGGGATATGTTCCATTTCTCTATAAGCCTCTGCTAAAGCAGATGTAGCTCTAGTCATAGAGATTAAATCACGACCTCCTGTATCCATCATCTCCATAACAATTCTACCAGAATCATCTAATCTATTAATGATGTCCCAGATTCTATTATAGTTTTTGTTACTTGGGTCTTGGAGCAATTCCTCCAGTCCCTTCATGTTCTCCTTCTTAACGTAAGTGAAGAAGGTTTTAGTAACCTGTCTTTTTAACTGTTGGGAGAACTCATATAGAGATTTGGCAATATCTGATGCCTCGTATCCTTCCGGGATTTCATCCTCTACTTTTGAGAAGAAGATAGAATCATATATACTTGGGATTTTCTTTAGGTTAAGGCTGGTAATATCTTTATCTATGATTTCACTTGCAGCCTGACGGAATGGGGAGTTAATATCAAACTCAGGTTCAGAATATACTGGGGCTGAAGTAGTTACGAAAGCCTTTCTCAGGAACTTCATAATCTTGTGGATCATGTCACGTAACCAACCTCTCTTTTTACCATACTTTTCATCAGCCTTATTTTGGTAGGCAGCTTTGATATATTCACCCATCAATTTAGCAGAAGCTTCTCTTTTAATCTTCTGAATATCAACACGTGAGTTTACCTGATAGGCAGTATCATTCTTATATTTGTGGTATGTTTCTAAGTAGATAGGAAAATCTACGATCTTTTCCATCATCTCTACTTTCAGAGGATGGTCATCAGGAAGTAATTCAAAGAAGAAGTGGGATATTTCCTCAGGTAATTCTGAGATAATTGAACCCTGACGAATGAAGATTATATTATCACGGATTAAGGATACAGCATTTTGATCTAACTCATCTGTAACAATAACACGGAAATCTGGGTTAATTTTCTTAGCAAATTCTAAGAGACGTTGTGTTGTGGCATCTTGGAGAGCCGGATGATTAAGCCACAGGTTTTCATCCATTAAGTTTAGGGATGTAGATGAGAACTGGGAAAGATAACTATTACGTAAATCTTCCATAATTTGTTCAGCAGAACCTGTCTGAGCCATTAAATATTGCATGGCTAACTCATCACTTGGAGCAATTACCCAGTGATTAGGTGATGTCTGTAGTATTACCTCATCTCTAAATTCTTTATTAATATCCTTTATAGCCTGTTCTTCAGGGTTTAGTTTACCTTCTTCAGGGAATAATTCTAATGCCAAATCAAACAGTTCATACCCTGCCATACCTAAAGCACCTTCCTGTTCTGAGGCAGATGAATTAGCTTGTAGGGCAATATGTCTTAGGAAGTCTTCAGGATTATCCAGAAAACCTTGACGATAGACAACATCCACCTCATCAGCATACTTTTTAGATTCCTCTATTTTTGTCTGCTGTTCAGGAGTAAGACTAACTTTACTTGCCACAGAATTATTATTACCAATAACTTTATTGTCCTCTATGATAAATAATCCTGTAGGTTCAAGAAGTAACTTAGCTGTCTCAGTTATCCCCTGCTTAATTTTCTCTTTATTTAAACTACATTCCATTATGCAAATATAATTGATTTTTAGTCACTTAGAGAATTAACATCTCACATTAATTTTAGGAAGATATGATGGCACTTGTATTTCTCCATCCTCAGAAACTATGTAGTTTCCTTCTTCCTGAATCTGTTGATACTCAATCTCTACACTCTTTTGTTCCTTTGTACGTCTCTCCTCTATCTCTCTCTGTTCTACCCAGTCTGTCTGTTGTTTTGCCAAATCTATGGCATCAAAGGCAGCATCATTAGCTTCCAGACGTGCTTTGGTTACTGTGGAGGCATTTCCAAGTAGGATATAGCTACCTACCTGTACGTCCCTATGTCTTATTTTAAATAACTCTCCCATATCCACTTTATACTTATTCTTAGCCAGATTTGTCAGATACTCAATGGTATCTAACAATCTGTCTGAAGGGATGGGTGAGTATAATTCCATGTTTGGCTTAACTAAGTTCTTGTCTATCAGGTACTTAGCAGCAGAATCTTTTGAACAACTCATTATGCACTACAATTTAGAGGGTCTCCCTCATTATTAAACATTTGAATTTTGAAGTTGTTAATAGCCTCTAGTTTAATATCAGCTTCCTTAGCCAACTTCTGTTTGAAGAAATCAATGGTATTATCTTCAATTTTAGAGTACAGTTTACCTGTATGAGATTTCATATATGGTAATCCCGGCCCCTCTTTAGGTCTCTTTTTATTCATAATGGCATCTTCAGTACCCCACAATTCATCTCCTTCTTCAATAGATGGAGCAACTGTAGCTGCTGGTTTTGATTGTACAGGATTCTGCCATTTCAATTCACCATTCATATCCTTGAACATCTTCTCAAATTTAGTCAGTAGACCATCAATTGCTTTCTTTCTACCTTCCTCATTACCTGTACCCAGATTATCAAACATACTTCCGGCAGTTTGAATGTACCTATTGAAGTTATCGATGGACTGTTGTACGACAGTTTTGATGATATGAGGTGGTGCAAGATATGAGAATGATGCACGAGACTTATCAATATGTGAAGATTGGGCTAGAGAATAGTATGCCAGTAACTCGAAGAATCTTCTGATTTCCACGATATTATCTTTATTCTGGTAGAAGTTAATCCTTTCCTCACCTGCTTGTGCTATTTCAGCCTCAATAGATGGGAATTGAGCTATGTTGAACTCAACCAACTTCTTCCATTCATCTCTCATAACCTGTTCTTCAGCTTCTTTCTCATTAGGATTTGTTGACATATTTACCAGAATATAAGACTGGGATAACATATTCATCACATCTTTCCATTCAAGATTGTTCTCTTTCTGAGGGTCTCTACCATGCTCTTTCTTACTAAGTAATTCGTCTACCAGTTTGATGGCACGTAATTCTGGGTATTTAGCACGGAATAGATCAATCTGATTACCAAATAAGCTCTCAGAGAATAAACTTTCAATCTTTGTGTCCTCAGATAGGATAGCTTCCTTCTGTTTTGTGAACTCATCTATGAATTTCTTGTAGTTGTCTACACCATGCATTAATGGCCCAAGTAGAGGTGTTACATCATTTTGGAAATATTCATATAAGGTATTACCCCTAGTATTAGATGTTTTCAGGATAAAGAAGTTCTTATATATCATCTCAATGAAGTCTGATAACACTCTCATTTCTACCTTTCTCTTATCTTCAGATGTACCAAATGTCTGAGAGGTTATACTCTCAATCATTTTACGGAAATTAGTCTTGAAGTAAATGTCTGGGTTATCCAGTATCTCCGGCATTGTATTAGCCAATACATTCTGGATAATAGCATCCTTGAAGAATGGAGAGTGAGTTGATTCATTCTCTAATCTTTCCTCAAATTCTGGGTTTGCTATCTGTGTAGCCTGACGTGCAGTTTTTACTGCTTTTGCAGAAGCTATTGCAGAGTCACTGTTTAGTTTTGCAGAATTACGTGATAATCCCTTAACAAAGTATGCGTAGAAGATGTCACCATCCTCTAATAAAGTACCATAATATGCAGTCATATCTCTGGCAATCTCATTGTAGGATGGGTTAGCACGTAGGAATGCCTCTAATGTTTTTGTATATTGAGAACGTTGAGGATCATTTAGGTATGAGTTGTATGCTTTGGTAAAATCAATCATTTGTTCCTCACTGAATGATAAGTATTTACCACCTAAGTAAGCTTCAGCAGCTTTACCCGGTCTACCCATCATTTTATCAATTATCTCTCTACCTTTTTCCTCAGTCTTAACTCTATATTTATTTTGTCCGGGAAATCCTGTTACAGTATCAGACATAGCAAATATATCATCACCTGAGAATTTCTGTGCCATAGATACTAAGGCATGTCTGTCTCTGGCATCTGAACCTAGCATATCTAATTCTCTCTGAACCTCTTGTACAATAGGAGTATTCAGGAACATGATGGCTCTTTCCATAGGAACACCCTGTGCCATCAGGAATATAAGTGGTTTTACGTTTAACCAGCTAATACCCAGTGATGGGAACAAGTCCATATTCTTGAATAAGTCAAGTAATGATGATGCAATCATTGATAGATTTTTAGTCATTCTCTGACCATTCTCATCATAGATACTGATTGGAATACCTCTGGATGTATCCTTCTTATATAGAAGTGGTGTATATATAGTACGACCATATGTTTTATCCAGTTTCTTACCTACTGCTGCAACCATAGATGTTTGTGCTTTAGTTTTGTTAAGTAGGTTTATCATTGATCCACCCATATATTCCTTATTCAGAACAGTCTGAGTCTTATCAAGTAATGACATGATAGAACGGAACTTCACAATAGAACCTAAGATAGAACGTACCTCGAAGTTGTTTTTGTGGTTCACAATATTCATCACATAACTCATAGCTTGTAATGATGTCTGTGTCTGTCCTAGTTTGATTGAATCTACAGGTTTACCTGTCTTACGTGAGATATTTTCAGAAGCAATTTCACCAATACGTGTAATTGAGTCAGTCTCAGTTAGGAAATCAAAGTTATCAGGTGACTGCATAAACTCAATAATAGAGTTTACAATATCATTCGTGATACCTTTAATGTAGTTATTACGTTTCTTGATAAGGGAAGCTAACTCTTTCTTACTATCACTCTTGATTGAACGTGATGCAGTATTCAATGACTGAACAAAGTTCATTACACTATCCACCTGTTCACTGTATTCACCATTTTTCAGTATCTTGTATAATACTGACTTCTTATCCATTAATCCAGATAGAGTACGGAAACCGTCAATCTCTACTATTGTGAACTCTCTATCCATAACATCCAGACCTGACTGTTTGTTCACATAAATATTGTTATCAATGAACTGTTGTTTAATAGTTTGTAGTTGATCTTCCAGTCCACTATTATCTACTACGTTTACTGTACCAGTCATTTCTGTAGATAACTCATTGATTCTGTTTACAATATCAGTAAACTCTTCTGTTGGACGTTTTACAGGTCTACCTGTTTCATCCAGATATTTGAATGTTGCTGTTACAGTATCAATATCATTATCCGAACCAGTTTGTTTATAGAATTCTGGTGGCATAATAATCATATCTCCAACTGTTTCGGGGAGAAACTCCTTTACAATTACATGAGATGAGAAGTTAATATCCTGTAATGGGATACGTACACCAATAAATGTAATAGATTCGTGGTTACTTCTTACCCACTCAGAATCCTGAATAGCCTCATTTAATCTCTTCAGTGTACCAATTCTTTCACCATCTCTGTGCTTCATATTCAGAAGAGGACGGAATTGATTACGGAAGTTAATTTTACATTCCACAGGAGTTGTAGAAATAACTTTCCCATCCACGATCTCCAGATCATGCCACTTCAATTCTACTGTACCTCTCTGGTCAGCAGGTAAATCTTCTATTTTCTTAGCAGTAATAGTTGTTCCAATCTCAGGAGACTGGTAGAATTTAGTACCATTTAATTTGATCTTACGGAAATTGTCATCAACAACACCTGAGATTATGTCTATAATATTTTTCTGGAATGGTAGAGCCTCAAGATATGTAGATAACTCTCCATTATTATTCATGTTTAGTAAATCAATCAACTGTTCATCCACACCACCTATATCTAACAATCTGGCTTTCAGATAGTTAATGAAGGTAGAACGATCTCTGATCTTACCATTAATATCTAATCCCATCTCAGTTAGAGAACGTGATGAGTTAATAGTAATGTAATCTGACAATGACTTAATCATTTTATTGTAAGCCTTAGTCAGGTTAGGAGATACATTTCCATTCTGTTTCTGGATTAGCATGATTTCGTAGAAGATAGAACGTAACTGTACAGAGAATGTAGATTTGTCATTTAATTGTGTTGTATTCTGCTGATATTTGAAGAAACCACCAGCATGTTCTGAGTAAACAGCACTCTCTTTATTCAACACATTCTTAATACCATTTCCTGCAAATACCTTAGATATAGCTGGTTTGTATACTTTAGAACCTGTGTCAAATACCATGTAATCCAAGTCCTTCTCCATAATATTTTCAAATATAGGACGTGTTCCTCTATTCCAATCTATCTCAGGTAGAAGTGGTCTTAGACCCATCTTATCAAAGCCGGGTTTGAATGGCATACTTTCATTACTATAAACTGGGCCAGTCATGGCATATTTAGCCACATTAAATCCAGAGTAAGGGCCACGATCAACAAAGTCTCTTTCCTCTTCAGTTAATTGGTCACCTAATTTTTCCTTCAGGATTAATTGCTGACGGTAAAATTCATTCTCATCTTTATCCAAGTCCCATGTCATTTCTCTCATTCTCATCTGACGATAAGTGTCAAGATTGATCCATGCAGCAGCATCCCCTACCTCCATATCTGTGAAGGCAGCAATTGTTTCTTTCTTCTCTTCCTCAATCTGATCTAATGGCACATCTTTTCCATATAATTGCTTTCTAAGCATCTGGATTTTAACAGCCATTTCCATCTCACCTTTGTCATTTCTGTTCAGTAATTTACTGTTCATTTTGACATCACTAACTACAGTTTTTCTAACTAGTCTATTATCTTTCTCAGACGTAACACCCTTAGCTTTCTGGTAAATACCAGTAACTGAGTTGACAGCTTTTTGTGCTGATATGGCATCAGAGATAATACCATCCACGATATTGATAGAACCATTGTTACCAATGATTTTACGTCTCTTGATAGGGTCTTTATAGTATGTATAGTCTCCAAAGAATAGGATAGCATCTTCCATTGCCATGATAAAGTCATTAGCAATGAAGTCACGGAATAAGTAATCATCCACATTTCCTAAGTAATCAGTTGTTATGAACGTCTTGTTACTTTGGATATTAGATAAGTTTGTCAGTACATTTTTACTTTTCTCTGATAACTTTTGGTTGAATACATTTTTGTATGAGTCTGGGTTATTTATTGCCACATCCTCAAAATATTCAACAATTTCTTTATTAATTGATTTGAATAGTTCATTATCTTTCTTCTCAATACGAGCCATAAGGGTATTCATATCACCCCCATTATCAAGAATAAATGTCTTGATTTTGGATGCAGATAGAGGTAACATCTCATCAAATACACCTAATGTGTCCTTACCAGCATAGTTTACGTCTAACTTTCTATTGTCTGGGTTTTGGTCATACAGCCACTTGAATGCAGCATGTTGAATATATCCTCTAACAATAGATAGGAATGTTGGGTTGGTAAAGTTATCCTGTCTTGTTATCTTAACAGGTTTGATGTACCTTTTCATATTACCTTCTGTCTCCTGTATGGAGAGACGGTAGGCAGTATTAGAAGTCTCTAGTCTTCTGATTTCAGCAGAACCTTCACTTAACATCATAAGGAAATCCACTAGGATTTTCTCATCTTCCTTCAAATCCTGCATTCTTTTACTCTCTACACTTTCATCTGTATTGATGGCAGATACCTGAGAGATATTGGAAACACCTAATCTCATATTAGGACGTTTACTACCATCCTGTGCAAATATCTTGCTGAATGTCACGGAGTTAAGTACTGCTGGATTGATTACAGGATCAAGGTGTGCTACCTCTGGATACTTAGCAAAGTCAGTTATATTTCTGATATGGTCATTTACAATTGTTTCTGTAACGATCATATTGTTCGGTAGGAAGAATGAGAACTGTAGTTTGTCTACAACAATCATAGAACCTGATGAGAAACGTTTGTGATAATTCTTTTCAATCTTAGCTAACTGACGGAATAACATCTCATTAGCACCAAAGATTTTGTTCTTACTATTTTTCATCATAAGAGTTCTATCTCTACCATCGAACAACATTTGTTCTACTGGATTAGATGAGAATATTATACGAACATATTTATTCAACTCTATCTCAACATCCATCAGATTTTGGTTAGCCATGAAACGTTGCATACCTTCTAATTGAGGGTTTGCTGCTACATCTTTGGCAGCTTTCCATTGAGCAACTAAGTTAGTAATCTTAGTTGTACCAAATAAACGTGTAATGTCATCCCCTGTTTTACGGTGGAATGCCCATACAATATCCCTCATTCTTCTGTAGACATTCAGTAATTCTCTCCTGTCATTGTCGTTTGAGTAGATTTTATCATTCAGATTGATACCTAAAGATGTGAAAAAGTCTTTCATCTCTCTGTCAGAAGGGTTAGTTGTATCAAACTTCTTGAATAAATTCATGGAATTGAAGAAGAATTTCTTGTACTGAGGATCATAAATGAATTCCTCATTACCAAATGTCGTCATGAAATCTGTCAATCCTTTGTCACCTTTTCCGAAGATGTTATACATTGCCTCATATACATTCAGGTAAGTTCTGTCACCGTTCATGAATTTTCTCTCAGTATTTAACTGGAAGCCTTTTGTGAAATCATTTACAATAGAGAAGATAATAGATTCATAGTTCTCTCTTGTTTGAAGTGGAGATACAGCACGGATAGCATCATCATCCTGTGAGTAATTCTGTTTGATGATAAATGTATCGAAATCCACATTACGTAATGACATTACATGAGTGAAGTGCATCAGGAATGACATCAGTTTTGTATGTTCCTGTACCTCATCTCTTGTGGCAGAACCTGCCATCATAGAAGTAGATAGTCTCTGTAGTTTAGGAATTAATCCTTCATTTCCAGATGAACCTAATAATTTCTCCTTCACTGATAGTAACTCAGGGAATGTCAGGTAGTTATTTGGATCATTCAGACGATTAATAATATTGCTAAGTGTCAGAGAACCTTGTAATACTCTCAGTGTTTTATAGAAAGCTTCCTGTTTAGATAAGGTAACAGGTAGACCACCCTTATCATATTCATATAAGGAAGGATCACTCTCTGATACTAAATCAGCATTTTTGTGACGAGGTATGGCAGCAAAGAAGTCTTTCAACTCATCTTTAGCATTCTTAATAGCCTCTTTCTCATTACCTGATCTATTATACTCATAATCAGATGATTCTTCTGGCTTGTTATCCATGTCATCTAATTCTTCTCCTACCTCTTCTTCCTTCTCAAAGTCAGCTAAACTTTCTTCATTAACTATTTGGTTAACAATCTCTTGGTTTTTACCAACGAACTTTCTAAGTGACTGATACTGAGATGTTTTGAAGTATGCACGCATGAAGTCAGCAAACTTAATGAAGTCTTCATTACCATTCTGTTCCAGAATAGTGTTCAGAGCATCCTGATAGAATTTCAGTGACTCATCACTAGCTTTCATTCTTTCCTTAACACTCTCATCCTCAGTAGCATCTATCTCATTTTTCAGATCAGAACGTGTTATATCTAACTGATTCTTTTTGTTAATCAGTGTCTGTTTTACTAACTCATTTAATTCTTTGAGACCCTCAGTAGTAAGAAGGTCTGTAACAGTAATATCATTAACTGATAGGTACTGTCCTAATGTATAGTCAGTAAAGTCCCTAAATTTCAGGAATGTAATGTTATCTAATACAGTATCCTTACCTGTAGCTGAATCCACGAAAAATGAATTCATATGGGTAAAGATGGCATTATTTACACTGAAGTTAGTTTTGTTGAATGTTCCAGTATATAATTCATTGAATAGATCATTATAAGAGAATGACCCATTACTCTTGAACCATTGGGCAATTGCTTTGATAGCTGCCCATATCTTTTTGAACCAAGATTTTGGAGCAGGATTTCCCTTAGGGAATGTATAAGCAGAAGGGTTTTGTGCATATTTACGGAACTCTTCAGCCATGAACTCTTCAATATCATAGAAGTCAGCATCCTCAGTATTCAGGGTTCTACCATCTCTTGTAGTAAATTCAATACCCTCTCCTTTAACTTTATCGTAGAGATTTGTCTTCTCTCTTTTAGTCATGTATAACTGAGTGAATCTGTGCCAACCTTCGTGATAAGCTACACCCTCATTAGATTTCTCATATAATTTTATTACATCTATGAAGAATTCACCACCTACAGGAGAGTTAGCAATCTTCATAATTTGAACTCCTGCATCACCTAATTCTGGGAATACTGATTGAAGCCATGCTTTACCAGCCTGTAATGATTCTCTTGTAGATAATTTATCATTAGGGCTAAAGGACATCTTTAATCCTTTGTCACCCGGTTTTATTCTACCTCTTCCAAAGTTAATTGGAGAGAATGGGTTGAATGGTTTTACATCAGAACTGTCATCTTTGATTGGTGCAGTCTTCTGATATATACTATCAATCTGTTGTTTGTAGGCATTGATTTCTTTCTGTAATAACTCAGGGTGGGAGTTTTTGAATGATTTCTTCTCATATCCTGAGATAGAGATTTTATAGTTACCTACATTGCCTTTCTTACCCATCACAATTGTTGGGTTATTCATAAAGGTAGTCAGATATATAACGTCATGATTACCAGATGATTTTAATCCAGTAACAGTCTGCATAATCATATCATATACAGCTACTTGTTTACCATGCTTACTTTCCTGAGTAGGAGTATTGTAACCATCGGTAGTTTTAATATCTATGACAGTGAATGTACCATCTGGTTTGATGGCAATTAAGTCTAACTCACCTCTTAATCCAATCTCTGCTGAGTAGATGTAGAATTTCTTTTTCTCCTCTTGAGACAGAGAAGAATTATCGATTATAGTACCCAAATCAGTTATGTAGGCATCCTGATAATTACTCTGGATGAAATTGATGGCGTACATCATATCATTCAGATAATCATCCATATATCTGTTTAGGATAGGTGTAGTACCCTCTGTTTTAGGTATAGATGTGTTCTCAGAGAAACGTTTGAATGACTCCACGAATTCTTTGTCAGTAAGCATATTCTTTTGGAACTGCTCATAAGTAACAGGATTTCTGAAGAATTTTCTGATTACTGAGTCAGTTAATGTACCAGCACGAGTTCTCAGGTTATCTGCCGGAACTACATTTTTGATTGTAGCTTTATTAAGGAAGTCAGATACTGATGCTAATTTAATAGGTGTACCATCTTTAGTTTTGGCAATAGGGAATTTCCATATAGGAGCATTTAACATGTTACTTCTAACATATCCAACTTTCTCCTTAATAGGAGTGAATTGTTTCCCTATATTTTCTAAGTGAGTACTTACACTCTCTCTTGATACAGTAGATGGGATATTTTCCAGCTTACGTTCAGTAAGACCCAGTAGTTTTCTTAACTCTTCCTCATTCTTAAACTTCTCAATATTCTCAATGGAGAATTGTGAGTATGTTCCCAATACCTTGGAAACTAACTCTCTTAATCCCTCATCTTTAGGGTCTAATATAAGGTATAGATTATCAGCAGCATACTGAGTCATGGCAAAAGAATACTGTTGAGCATCCTTCTGCATATCTTTCTTTACAAAAGACTCATATATAACGTGATATACGTTCTTCAGAATTTCTTCCGGAGAACTAACTTGGTTGACTGTAACCAGTCTTCCAAGTAACTTAAGTGTAGCTTCTTTCTGTGTCTTATTTAATGCGCAAATCATTAGCAATCTGTTTTTGTGAAGTCATCATCGAAGTTTTCTTCTTCCTCATGTTTGGAGAATAGTAAGTCTGACTTTTGCTTGTCATTCATATCATCTTCAATTGTAACCTCTGTTAATTTAGGGGCTTTATTTTCCTGCTCCCTTTGGTTCTCTGCCTTATTTAAATCATCCATATTCATATCCAAAGATAAGCCAATTCTTTTATTTATACGACTATATCCTTCAATATTTCCTTTTTTAATTGTTGAGGCTGAAGTCATTACGTTCCTGTTGACGAAACGCATGTAGTTATTACGTCCATCTCCCAGAACTCCCTGAGCCAATTCTACCTCATCATCCAGATCATAGAATATCTTGGAGAAGTTTAATTCACTGTTTTTCAGGTCATCTACTGTAGTTAGTTCACGTAATTGTTCAGGTGTCACATCAGGTGTGTTCAGGAACTTCTTAAATTTCTTTAGGTTGATAACCAATAAGTTACCATTACCCAATCTTCCTAAGTTCAGAACCAAGAACTTATCTGGACGTAACAATGCATTAAGTGTAGTAAGATTTTCTTTAGTTGCCTCAAGATTACCCTGTATAGCAGCCTCAAAGAAATTCTGACCATTCTCAGCTTTAAGTAAATCCCAGATTTTCTCCCCTTTCTCATTTGTAACTTCTCCTAGTGGAAGTGCATGAAACTCAGCACTTTCTGAACCACCATTCCTATCGTTGATATTAGATAATAGTCTAAATTGAATACGTTGGGCTCTTCTGTAAACCCCATTCATTATAGTGTCTTCCAGAGGGATTTCACCTCTTTCATCTCTTAGATGGCCCTTTTCCCATAAATCTTGTGCAGATTTAGTAGGAGCATTCTTTGGTATATTTGAGTAACTATTGTCAGTACCTTCCCTATATAACATACCTTGTGTAAGGAATGAGATAGAGGCTGTTACAGTGCCTTTTCTGATACTATCCTTCAGCATACTCATTACATCTTTCTCAGCAAATGATGGGTGTAACTCAATAGGAGGGTTAACAAATGTTCTCTCTGAACCCATTTTACCACCTTGAGGTAGATTATATAGGGCAGTTTTTCCTGTTAGAGGATTGATGAAAGTCATCAATGGAGCAAGAGGGAATGGGGGTTTAACCACATCCTGTCTTCTTTTTCCAAGATTTGCTTTCTCATACATCTCCATATCAATGTACATAAGGATAGGTAAACCTTCCTTAACTGGCATCCCTTTGTCATTGAAACTCAATGGGTTACCTTGTTTGTCGGCAACTATACCAACAATTACATCATTTTGAGATAGTGTTAATCTGATCTTAAAATCATTACTGTCTAATTTACCTGTCAATAGGTTGTCAGTAAAGTTAAAACGTGCCAGATTATTGTCGGCAGTTTTCAGATTACCATCTACTAAATCTCTTGGATTGGATGTATTTACATTTATGTTACCTGTAAATTTACCTTCATCTGAGTGGTAATCAATCCTGTTATTGTGAACTTTCATATCCTCCTTCTCAGCCTCTTCTTTGAATGTTGTTTCATTCTCCAAAGCCTGTTGGTGAAGACGGTATGCTTCTCTTACCTCATCCAGTAGAGTAGACGGCATTACATTAGTACGTACATCAGGAACCTCAACTGTTACAGTAGGTGATGCCTCTACAGTTGGTGTAGGAGTAATTTCCAGATCATTGTCTTCTGGTTCAGGTGTTACTTCTGGTACAACATCTTTAGCTTGTTCATCAACCTTAGGAACAGCATTTACATCTGTTGCAGGTTGTTTCTCAGTCTTAGAGTCAGCTTCTGGATCACCTTTCTTAACATCTTCTACTTTACTCTGTACAAATAGAGTTACTAAATCCCTCAAATTCTGAGGAAATCCTTCAGGAGATTGTTGTATGGCAACTGCTAATTGTGCAGCAGCAGCATCCAAATTCTCATCTGTATATCTCTCATCTATTTCTTTCAGAGCAGCTAATAGTTGTTTTCTTATGTCATCTTTGGATGGTGTATTATTCTCATCCATTTTCTGTTGTGCAGCTTCCTTAATCTCATCTAGTGATGCCACATCTGGGTCTAAATTCAATTTGCTTCTAACAAAATCCTTCATACCATTCCATGCATCCATACCAGCCTTACTCACCAGATTCATGATTCTACCAAGAGTAGTTGATTCCTCTTCTTCCTTAGGAGTTGCTGGAGGGTTGGCAGCTTGTTGTTCTGCTTGTTCTCTTGTTAAACCTGAGTCAATAGCTTTTTGTTGTTGTTCCTCAGTCATGTTAGTTACCTGAGCTTCAGTATAACCTAAATCTACAAGTTTAGCTAGACGTGTTTTGGATAATTTATCTGCCCAATAATCTACAACCTCATTATACTTCTGGATACCTGTATTAGGATCAGAGTATTCTTTAATCAATTTGTCATGAGCTTCTACTGCACGTAAGAAGTCCTCTTTACCCATCTGATACCCAAGGTAATCATTTATGGACTCCATGATCTCTCTTTCCTGAGTAGCAATATCACTATCCTTCTCAAATACCATGTCACTGATATTACCAGTAACATGTTCTGGAAGTGAGTTTTTTCTCATCTCAATCTGTGCATTCACCTTATCTAAATCCTTCTGGAAGAAGTCTTTTGAGTCCGGATCAAGATTATCTTGTTTTAGGGTATAATCTAGTGCATTCCTTCTGGCAATCAATGCATTATATGAATTGAATGTGTCCACAGAACGGAATGGGTTATTCTCAGCTTCTAACTCTGCATATCTGGCAGCAGTCATTTTTGAAGCTTCTCTCTGAGCAGTATAGTCAAATATAAGAGACTTGATAGCTCTTTCCTTCTGGAAGTAAGCATCTGTTGTCTCTCTCTTACCTGTCTTCTCATTTACAGGATTTACGAACTTGATACCATCAATGTTCTTGTATTCATTATATAAAGTCTGTGCAACATTAGCCCAGTGAAGAGGATTTTCAGCAATCTCAGGATCAACTCCATACATTGCTAACTCATCTTCAGACTTGTTACCCCAGTTCTTAATTCTTTCTATTAAATCCTCACCAGTACCATTCAGGATATGAGCTTTAAGAAAATCACCGAATAATAAATACTGTTTATTTTCTCTCTCTGTTGGGTCTGTTAATTGGTCAAGTGTGATTCTCCTATTGGATACAGATGCAACTTTGGATAATTTTTCATTTAGTTCATCAACTCTTCTCTGAGCTTTCTCTTCATTGATAGTTTTATCCTCATTGTAAATATCAATAGGCATAGTATTGATAGACATCCATGCATCTCTAGCATTCTTAACGGCTGCTACAGTTTCAGCATGTTCTCTATTCTCCCTTCTTCTTTGACCTTCAGGAAGGAAAGATGTTTTGGTAACACGTAGTCCATTGTTCATCAGAGGGTTTCCATCTGCATCTACCTGAGGTATTTTACGTGATCCTGAGAATTTTGAAAATAGACCACCACCTAATACACCAATAACAACACCAGCCATTATTGAGTCAGCAGCTTCTCTATCTTTTCCTTTGGCAGAATCTACAGTTTGTTTCATTAACTGTGAGAAGAAATTGGTAGCTTTCTCTGTATATCCTTGAGAAGGAGTATCTTCACCCTTTCTTTCATATTCACCTCTGGCTACACGTTGAGCAGCTAACTGGGCATTTTCTTCCCAGTAACCTTCCATGACAGCAGCTTTAGCACCATTCATACCATAATAGTATAGACGGTTTCCCCACTTGTTATCAGTGAAGAATTTACCAACTAAATTACCTGTCTTATTTTCTATTAGACCAGCAGCATTTATCTTGGAACGGAATGGGTTAATTCTATTTCCAACAGCTTGTTGGAACCATTTATTCTCAAATGCATTAGAGAATGACAGGATACCCATATTAGTACCAAACTGGAAAGGTGCATTTTCAGCAGCTATTTGTTTAGCCTCATGTTCTGAGTAACCCTTCTCTACTAATTCTTTTACTGTAGCATTGAAACCTTCTTTAGTTTCAGCTACACTCTCCATAGTAGTATTGAATACGTGAGCAGTAATACCACCTACATTTCTTGAACCTGTTAGGAATTCTAATCCAGCACCTGTACCTCTGGCTAAACGTGAAGCAGTTGTAGCTTCCCCTACACCAGCAGACATTAACTTTCCAAATCTTCCTAACTTACCTGCCTTACCTAATACTGCTGCTTTACCAAATAAAGTACCGGGAACAGCAAATTGTAGTAGGAAACCTGCACCATCAGCCAAATCATTCATCCAGAATGTTGGGTCTGTCAGTTTAGCAAAAGCTCCTTTATCATCATAATTGATTGATCTATAAGTAGGTAGGATTTGTTCCTTTGTATAGTTATCAGCATCTTCCATCTTACGTGCTAACCAGTTGTCAGAAACGTCAGCCCAGAAGTTATTTTGTTGACCACCTAAGGATTCATTTAATTCCTCCATACCATTCCAAGCCATTGCACCAATGTCACCAACCATACCTACAAGTCCTGTAACGATCTTGGATAATGCTCTACCTGCAAATGTACCTGTACCTCTCCATATTTTTCCAAATAGGGAATAGTTATTCCATACATTCTTGTGGTAGAAATCATCATTCTCTGCTAATGTAGCATAGGGGTTAAAGCCAAACTTAGTTTTACCAGCTTCACTCCACCAATGGTCAGTTGTATATTTGTCCTGACCTTCTTGGTATTTTACTAAATGATCTAAACCATAACCTTTGGTTAAAGCTTTGTTTCTTGCAGCATCCTGAGACATATAATTCTTAGCTATTTCATTTAGCTTAGGATCAGTTGATGTCAGGAAGTCATTCATGGACATACCTTTAGTCTTAAGAAGATCGTCTGTTGACATATCCTTAGGTACTGTAGGTATTGGGCTATGTTGAATATCAGGCACGTTAAAATCACTGTAAAGAGATTGAACCCTCTCCAGTGTGTCTAATTGCGTAGAAAGTAGGTTGTCACTAAAGACACCTACTTCTAATTCTGATGGTATAGTAGATATGTTATCTGCCATTATCTATGTGTTCTAAAATAAAGTACTAATTCTTCTGGTGTAGTAAATGATTGATAGTTGTCATCCCAACTTCCGTCTTTTCTTTCTACTGCTGGAACTAACTTGGTCTGACCATTCATTTGTACAGCTTTTACCTTGACATTAGCACCAAATGGTGTTTTAAACATGACATTCGGGTATGCAAATGTAGTTCCATCCCTATTCTTCAAATCTTCAGAACTGTAATATCCAGTCTTAGATTTCAGCATAGTTCCCATAAGTGATTGGAAACTTCTGATACTACTGATGTGAGACTGTTGTTCTGTTGTTGGAGTATCTGGTAGTGCAGGTAATACATTTGGTATAACCACCACATTCTTTCCACCTATACTCTTCAATTGAACTGCTGGATTTCTTCTGTATGCTTTGGCATATTCAGAATCATCTGTTGTCATATTGATCTCATTACCTTCATCATCTAAAGGTATTACATACAAGTCTTTACCAGAAGGATCATGTCCAAATAGACGGTATCCATTCTTCTCATTTGAGTCTCCAGATACACCTAAAGTTGTTTTAATTCTGGCATCTACTCCCGGATTCTTTTTAGGGTCTAAACGTGGAGTTGCATATGGGTTTGTAGAATAATAGTCATCATTGAATAACTTATCAATGGTCTTCTGTATATTCTCAGTTTCTTTTGTATAAGGATCATCTTGGTAGATTACTCCTTTATCATTAGCATAGAATCCTTCACGATATATGGTTCCCATACCTGAATTTATCTGTTGTCCCGGTACATAATGTACTCCTTTGACAGTCTGACCTCTTCTTAAAGCTGATAACTCGTCAAATGTAAACTTGGTTCCACCAACATCATATGATTTACCCTTTATTCCTATCTGATTCTCTGCTGTTGCATAAACAGCTTTACCTCTAATATCAAGATTTGAGAAGTTTTCTTTAGTAGTATTATAGGCTTCCATTAACTCTCTGAATTGTTTATCCTGCTGTTCAACAGGTTTCTTAGAGTGCTGGTCAGCCCAGTTTAATATGAAGGCATGAGTAAAATCACTCTTTTCTGTATTAGGGTCTTTTGAAAGAATGTAGGAAGTCAGAGTTTGATAAGCTCTGTCCAAAGCACCTCTAGCTGTAGACAATTCAGAACGGTAACTACTCTCATTATATTGATTTGCAGGAGTATCTTCTGTAGCTACTGGTGTAATTACATCAACAAAATCCATAGGGATTTCTCCGGCTTCTTGTTTCAATTTACGTGATAGTATAGCACGTAGGATAATATTTTCCCTATCTGCTGCTCTATCTAACTCATTTTGTTGTGCTCTTTCAATAGCATTGAACTGTGCAATACCGGCAGCATTAGCTGTTAGTTTACGTGATGTTTCATCACTCTTAAATGCTTCCCCTAAAGCAGCATAGTTCTTATTTAAGTAGATACCCTTAGCTAAAGTTTGGAAATTCTGAGTAACATAGTTCATGGCATTTCCACCAACCATTTCATTATATTCCTTCTTACGGTTATCAACTTCTGCTTGAAGTGCAGGAACCATGTCTTCTAATTCTTTTAATTGTGCTCTCTCAGATTCAGATATACCTCCAGCTTTTATGGCAGAGATTTTACCCTGAACAGCTTTCAATTGAGTTTCCTGTCTACCATATGCAAACTGTTGATGGTCAGCTACTAATAAATCTGGATTGGCTTTATAATATGCCCAACCATCTACACCCATCTGTTCTTTAGCTTTTTCTGATAACCCCATCATAAAACAGTTAGATGTCTCAGATGAGTTTGCTCCAGTTTTGGAGAAGTTATCAAAATACATGTAGTTTGATGCTACATCTTGCTTTTCTCCACCAGAACCTTTACAATTCTTTAGGATAGATGCATATTCTTTTGTTGGATTGTAGTAAGGTGTAAATTTTCTTTTTCCTAATTTACCATACAACTCTTCCAGTAATGCAGGGTCTCTGGGTAAATCCTTGTTGAAATTCTCAAATCCATCAAGTGAATATGCTAAATTTCTTTGTGTATAACCTTCCCCTTCTGCTCCAGTAGAAGATAGTTTTCTTCTTTTGTAACCTTCTGCGTCAGTGTAGATTGATTTTAATGTCTTAGTTAACTGATTATCATACATGATAGCCTTATCATTTAGAAGAGGCTTGTATATATTAAACCCCTGTCTTTGGACAGAGGGATCGGATAAGTCCATAGAAGAAAGTTTGGTTAACTGTTTTTCAGCCTGATCCATGAACTCTTTCTTCACCTGTTTATTGGCATCCAAAGTTAAATCCAGATTCAAGGCGTTGTCATAGTAAGACTTCACTTTCCTTGCTCCTGCCTTCCAAAACTCATCTATAGCAACTGAAGCCTTAGCAATCTCATTTATAGGGAGTTCGTAAGGTCTAAAGTTGGATATTGCCTGATAATCGTTTCCTGAATATGGTGATGATGCTGCCATTGTGCAAAAATATTGATTTTTAATGTTTTATCAAAGTTAATCTCTCAGATTATTATCTGAATGGATTCTTAACTTTACCACCCTTCTTCTGTCCATAAGGACTGAATCCGGAATTATTGTTCTTCAAATAAGGCATAATATTCTTCTGTCTGTAGGCTTTTTCCAGTAATTGAGCTTTCTGGTAAGGATCAGTCACCTGTCCAATAGCGTCAAATAAATCTTGGTAAGCTTCTACAGTATTGTCTGCTGAAACATCTCTGATGTCCATTTTGTTACGCATGAAGTCACCTGTTCTCCAGTCATAACTGTAAGCAGGATTGTTCTGGGAAAGTAGGTTATAAGCCAGTTTCTGGTTAGTTTCCACATCTCTCAGGACGTTATTCATAGCATTATTAGCAGCAAACTGACGTAAGTTATCAAAGTTTTTACGTCCTTCTACAGCCTGTTGGTAGTATTGTTGGTCATTACTCATATTAACCATACTCTCATTATTACGAACCTGATTGTTATATTGACGGAACTGGTTCTGGATTTGAGCATTCTGGTTGTCATACTGAGTACGAATATTAGGAATTGCATTTAAAGCTGCTCCATAAGAAGCTGCTGCTTGTGCATTTCTCATAATAGGATTAAGTGTTCCTAAAGCACCTAACTGTTGAGAAACCTGACCTTTCACATCTCCCACTGTTTGTTCTGGGTTCAGTAATGTAGGATCAGCATATGTTGCATTGTAACGTGAACGATATGGCATATATCTCCTAACATTAGCATATTGACCCCAGTTATAAAGCTGAGACAACTTCTGCCAAGGTGTGAATTCCCAGTCTGCTCTCTTCCAACCCTGAGGATCACCACTAACTTCACCGGGATTTGGGCCGGGGATATTCTGAGGTGGAGGAGGAATACTATGCATAGGGGGCTCAGTATCACGTTCTCTTGGTGGATGAGTTTGAGTTTTTGGAGGATTCATAATCTCTCTGATGGCATTAGCCCAACGAATACCAATCTTCTGGTCAAATCTGTTTCTTTTATCAGAAGGATTTGCAATAGAAGGGTCTTCATATTGTGTATGCCATTTATCAATGATAGCTTTATTCTGAGGTGATGAACTATACAACCACTCTTGGAACTTCTTGTTATCTTTAGGGCCAGTATATCCTAATCCTTGTGCAACTGCATCCCAATTCTTTAAATCATCAAACTTATCGGCAGCATTAGTTACACCAAATCTATTTTGGAATATAGGTAATTTATCACCTTGCCATAAGCCCCAAGGTATTGGATTGATTCCTGCTGTAGTAGATTTATTTACTGCTGGAGGTGTAACAACATTAGCTACATCTACAGGAGGTTTATAATTTCTACCTTTTCTTGTAGTACGTGGTGATGCAGGTGGGAACTGTTGATTGAATGGTAGGAATGGATTACCACCCACCTGCATGTAAGGGTTACCAATAGTACCACCATATTTAGCAAACTGTTTACTTTCATCTACAGCATCTCTTGTACCTTCTTCAAATACCGGTGCTGCACCTACTGAGAATGAAGGTAATCCATCTGGGAAACCTTTCTTAGCTTCCTGTAGATAAGCAATATTACCCAAAGTACCAATATATTTCTCCAACATCATAGCAGAAGATTTTCTTGCCAACTCGTCTTTATATGGGTCTTGTATGTTGTTAATCAATGTGTTATAATGTTTTACATCGACATTTTTCTTAACAACTTCAGCAGGAGTATTCTTTGTTGGAGATGATGATCCACCTAATTTAAGCTGGAAAAATTCCTTCTCATTATCTGATATGGATAAATCCTTGAAATCAGAGAAGACAAAAGAATCTGGCTTAAGTAGTACATTCATACCACCCTTAGAGTGTTTGTCACCATTAGCTTTGAATAAAGCTGATAGATCAGGCTGGAGAACTAATTCTCCTCCCTCAATCTCCACGTTTGAACGATATGGGTTTTCCTTAATTGTTGTGTTAATATCAGGTTGCCCATTTAGTGAAGGATTGTCTTTAGCAGTATCACTGAAATCATCTGTGAAGAAGTAGGTCTGCTTATATGTTGCATCATTTATTTTACTTGGCATATTATTTATTTTGGTTCTATGTGATAGTGGTTGTTATGGTAGACTACATCGTAATTAGCACGAAAGTACATCTTTTTTTCTTGTGGTAAATTATTCCAGTCTGCTGGTTTCATATCTACAGCATCTCCTGTTAAATGATATGAATTTTTTGCTCCAATCCCTTGTTTAACAAGTTGTTGTTGCTGTTTAGCGTCTCTAAATATGGAATTGAATTGAGGAGTATATCCTAGTGCGTTTGTTACTTCCCCGATTATTTTCTGACCATACTGACCTATATTCTGATTTCCCCATTTACCAGATGAGATTTGTCCTGTGTATGAGGTTGGTAAATCTTCCTCTTCTTCATCAAACAGAGCATTTCCAAACATATCTGGTTTACGACGATATGGATTTTCAAATGACAATTCTGCCTGTTCCATAGCTAAGTCTGACTCAACTCTCTGTTGTAGAAGTCTTTCATTCTTAAGTAGTGATGGAGCTTTATCTTCATCCTCTATTTCCATAGGTTCTTCTGGTTGTATAATTTCTTCCTCTTCATCATCATCAAATAGGTATGAGTATAGTTGATCGTTACTAATACCTCCCATTTGATATGGATTTCTTGCTGGCATTTCTCTCACAATATCTCCTTCAAACTTGTAAGGGTTTTTGGAGAATGCCTTCATCTTCTTCTTATTACCTTTGTTGTCTATCCCAATCAAATCCTTTGGAGTATTTGACATATCAATAAGACCTCTGGGTGTGAAAATATCAATAAAGGGATCGTTCTGGTAAGGTGAGTTCTTAGAATACCCCAGTATCGATTTCATATCCCCACCCATTTGTTTCTTAGGTTTAATTTTATTCCACTCATCTTCATATATCCTATCATATATTTCCCAACTATTTCCCTCTATTCCCATCTGCTCTAGTAGATTCCAGTCATATTTATCATAAACAGACAGGTATCTCCCTGTTTCATCTTTACCGGGAGCTAGTTGGTAATGTCCTAAATTAATTGAACTGCCACTATGAGGAGCCATTTTCTTTGGTGAATTTGATAGGTAATTATAGTACTCATCAAATGTTTTATCCTTTATCTCAAGAGGTATGTAGGCTGGATTTTCCTTCTTAAAGTTTTGCTGTTGCCAGTTGATTTTCTCAGAATAACTCCCGTCTGTTAAATCCTGCATCACATCATTCTTCAGATATGGATAAGTGTAATATTTTGCTGAAGGATCAGTTTCTTTTGATGGTCTATATTGAGATTCAGGTCTTTCATTCTTATTGAAACCTGCACCTGTGAAATATGTCAGAACATTTCTGACCATATTATTACCAGTCTCGGAAGTACCCTGTTTATAGTTACTATCAAATCTTGTTGGTTTATAGGATACTTCTGGTTTACCCAAATAGAAGTCAGCAACATTCCTTGGATCAGGTGTTGTTCCTCCTCTTTGATACTTACCTTTATATCTTTTCTTTAGTGCCATTTTCTTGCATTCTTTGAAATCTGTTCACAAAAATATAGAAGTTCATCCATAGATAAATCAGATTTCATCTGGTTAGTTGCCATACATACAAGCTGTATGTTTTCCTTAGTATATCCTTCCAAAGGGTTAATTCTATCAAGACTTACATTAGTTGGTGTTCTACCATTGTTAAATATGTAAGTCATTTGTATACCTGATATTGCACATTTACCATCTTGTAAATCCCATAAATCTTGAAGGTCTTCCAATGTTATTTTCATCTCAAAACCAGATTTCTTTACTCTATCCTTTGCAGCAGCAATCCTTTCTACAAGTATTCTTCTTAGGTCTTTTTGACCTCTAGTAGATGCTCTTCTTCTTTCATAAGCATCATGTTTACATGATTTACATCTTCTATCTTTACAATCTCTGTGTGTATTTGTAAGATTATCATCAAACAAAGGTGTATCTTTATAATTCTTACAAATATAGCACAATAATTCTCCATCAGAATTGAATTGAATGAATTTAGTTCTATGTCCTTTCTTTTTTACTTGTTCCATGACCTACTGTTTTTTGCAAACTGTGCTCTTTTTCTTATAGTTGCTGAAGGAGAATTAAGTCCTTTCTGAATACATTCATCTGTTACTTTTCCACCACAGTAGTCTGTAAATTTACCTTTGTTCTCAGGTTTAATGTGAATACCACCTTCTTTCTTCTTTACAAATTTACTTAGGAATAATTGTGGTACTAACTTTCTGGAAACCACTGTTTTATCATACTTCTCTGCATCAGAAAATTTATATGTTGCTCCATTAGAGAATGGAGGCCCAAAGTAATCTACGTGTTGTAAACCACCATATTTTTTCATCTTAAGTTTACCACCATACTTTGAGTAAAGTGAGTAAGGATTTGGTTGGTAGTCTGTAGTTGGCATAGGATTCATCATACCTAAAGCTGTTTGCTGGTCATAATCATATTGATTTTGACGTGCTCTAGCAACTCTACCTGAAATCTCTGAACCCAAAGCTGTTAATCCCATTATACCTAATCCTAGATTCTGTCTCCAGTTTTTTGGAGTAGCTGGATTTCTTTTTCTCTCAGCAGGTGAATTGACAAAGTTATAGTACTCCTGTGCAGAAGTATAACCTTTTGGTAAATCAACAATACCCTTTTCTACACCTTCAATAAATCTTGGAACACGTGGTGACATTCCTAAATCTGATGTATCCATTTCTGGGTAAATTATATCCTCAGGTCTGATTAGTTGATTATAACTACTCAAATCAATCCTACCACCAGATTGTAGTATACCACCTCTCATTTTAGAAGCTATTGAAGGAGAGTCCATTCTGTATTGATCTAATAATGTAGGATCAGTGATACGATTTGTACCTCTTGATATTTGGTTTGTCCAAACAGAGTTAGGTATTTTATAACGACCTCTTGATTCATCAATATCTGTACTATTTGGTTTATAGTATTGGAAATCAACCCATTCCTGAGGTGCTGCTGTATTAACAACACCTGCATCTTCTACAGATTGAGAATCTCTATACCTCTGTGATGCCATACCCAAAGCATGTTGGTCAGGGCCAAAGAAGTGTTCAGTAAGAGAAGCTCTTGCTGGTTGAGGTGCAGGGGGTTGTGGTCTCTGTAGAGACTGAAGTAAATCTGTTGTACGTGCACCAAGCATTCCATCTACAAATGAACCTGAGTTAGTTTGACCATACTTTCCCATTACAGCATTGTATGCTTGTGGTTGATTTTTCTGGGCATAACCAAATAAGTCTTCCTGTAAATTCTTATTACTGTCAGTACGGAAACCATACTGTTGTGCTAATGCAGCAATTTGCTCAGGTGTCATATTTGAATTATTTATCAATGATGACTGACCTGTAGGTGTTATGGAACCTGCTACAGTATTGGACTGTACATAGGGTTGCAATCCACCTGCTTGCATTTTTCCACCACATTTCTTACAATTCTTTGGGTGTTTCATTATCTAATAGATATTTGTTTTTTTATATTATATATCTTGCAGATGAATTTGTTTTCACCTGAGACTGTCTTAATCAGACGGAACTTATTCCAGTAATGTCTGAATTTCTTTCTTTGCTCCTCTGGTTTATCTACATCCATACCAAGAGGATTAATTACATTTTTGTAACCACTTTCATCTGTTGGGAATAGGTGGAAATCACTATTGGTAAATTCACCTCTGTCCTTTGTTGCATCCCAGAACATATTTACTCTGTATTTGTTCTCCTCTTTAGAGAATAGTACATTCCATGCTACGGGATTAACAGTGTCCTTTGATGGATATGCTAAATCTCTTTCTGGGTCTGAAGAAGAATAATTCAACTTCAGAAGTGGGGATATTTGTTCTGTGTTTCTAACTATCAGAGCATCAAAGTTTTGATGATGTACATGGAAACGATCTCTACCGAAATTCTTGTATTTATATACTTCTAACAGGTATTCCATAGAACGAACTGTGTGTACCTGTTGACCTGAGTTACTAACAAACTCTATTTCAAACGGCCAATCTACAGTATAGAAATTACAGTAGCTATCATATCTTTCATTATGTTTCCATACCCCATTATCCTTAACTGTCATAAAGTGATTATCCTGCTGGATTACCCAGTCTGGATGCCAATCATGATAACTTACGAATCCTTTCTCTAGTGGAGAATAAGATAAAGTCCATGATATATCCTTGAAGTATGTTGAATTGTGTAGTGAAACTTCATTATTTCTGTAGAAGAATTTACCATCTCTGTACTCAATATCATCTACCAACTCTGGAACAGGGACAAAATCCCTCTTAGTTATGTACACTGTTTCATAGAATGAATCAAATGCCATTAGGTATCCAACACCATTTACAGGATTCTCCTGTTTTTCATATGTTGGGAAGTAATCATATAATGATATTGGCATATAGTTTTTGCACCAGTAAGATACACCTTGTCTTGCCACATCATCTAATGATTCTGTGAAATTCATGATTCTACCTTGTACAGCAGATGGATAGTATCTACCTAGATGTGTGTTAGCAAAAGCATAACGTGATGTACATGCACCATAGTTATTATCTGTAGGCATAACTTCACGTGGGTCTTGTGCGAACAAACCGCCATCTCCGATTGTTACTTTTCTACCTGACTGTTCTAATTCTAAGAAATCTCTACCCATAGATACGAATGGAGATGATTTAGAGAACAGGAATATAATTCTATCCTGATCTAACTTATGCATTCCTGTAAGGGAACCAAAATCACTCTCTCTAAAAGCAAAGTAGTTTGCTGGTAGGAAATACTGCCAGTTATCTACTTCCTGTAGATTGAATGAAGGTAGTGAGTAAATTACACTGTTTGGCTGTTCTGCTGGAACTGGATCATTAGGATCAAAGTTATATCTCTGTTGTGGAGCATATACCTCTGTTGGATACAGATCATTGTATGCACGTGACACAACAAATTCTTCTTCTCTATTCATTCTGTCTGCACGGAATATTTGAGATATATCCTTATTGTTTTTAGAGTAGAATGGCATTTCTGTCTTCTCTCTAAACTCAGCATGGTAATCACATTCTACTATGAAGTCTATTGCAGCATTATTGAATAGATACATGTAAGCATCATCAATACGTGCAATATTTCTCTTATCACCTTCCTTACAGTCTAAGTTATGCTTAGACGAGGTTGTACGTGAGAAACGTGCATAGTTAATACGTGTACCTGAGATTAACTCAGAGAAATCATACTTAGTTGAATCCATCCAAAAACGAGGGAAAGCTATATTTCTATACTTTCTGTAATCATATTCTACACCATCTGGGTAACGTGCATTAGTTACAGGATCAGTTCCGGCAATGTTCTGTGAGAAGAACTGCATTTTCTTAAGGAACTGGAAACGTGTAATAATACAATCTCCACCATACAGAACTGGAGTGGTTGTCAATTCATCTTCAAATTTGAATATACATGAGTGCATTGATACTGCTGAAGATGAACCTAACTGACCATACTGATTAGGATTAGGCACTTTTGATGTGGCATAAAACATGGATGCTGTTGAAGACGTCTTCTTATCCAAGTTATCACATACACCAAATCCACTAGCTGTCTGACGTGTGGTATCCTTCACAGAAGGATCATTGAGAGGTTTGTTTAATTGTAGGTAAACAAAACGTTCTCTATTTAAATTATTTAATATCGTGTTATTTACAGTAACTACAGTTGCTGGAATATATGTTGCCGGGAATGTTAACCTTCTTCTTTTCTGACCTGTAGGAGTACATATTGATCTGTCAAACTCAGCTATGGCATTGTACTGATATACATAGTCTGTATACCCAGTAAAGTCATAGATTATTTGGAACATATCATCAGCAGCTTTAATACCTGAGAAGATAGAGTAAGGTATCTTGATACCTAATGATGCAATTACTGTCAAAATTGAGGTAATTGTTGATACATCAAATTTTCTGGCTAATATTCTATCAGTCACATATCCAACAATGTCCAGACCTATCAAATCTTCTACTGACTGGAAAGGATATGTTCTATCAAATTCCCATGTATCAGATGTACCTGATGATACACCTTCAGCAGAAATCTTAGCTTGTTTATTAGAACCTTCAGTTCTCTTACCTATTATTACTAATGCAGCTTCAATGAAACCTACAGCAGCAGCTAACCAGAATGAGAATTGGTTCATCAACTTCTGACGTGGGTGATTGAATACTTTCTCAAACTGACCTGTTACAGTAGCAATTTCCTCACTCTCAATCTTAATCTCTGTACCAAGTGAGTAACGTGGTTCAAATGATGTATGAGGTGAATAGAAAGCAAATCTATCCTGATAATAATCTACCAGAGGTGTAAAGTTTGTTTCTCTACCACTTTTATATACTGTTTGAGTAGATGATAAATACTGGTCAGCAGATAAGTCATTAACTGTGTAGTTGTTATACATGATAGTATCTCTTGTTGTAACATCTACGTATGAACGTATGTTAGACATAAGACCTCTTGCTACAACTGTACCATTCCCACCCTTTCTGTCAGAACGAGTAATTTTGTATCCAATAATATCTGGATTATCAAACTTTGGAATTTCAGAGAAACGAATACCTAATATGTTAATGTAAGTTACTCCATCTATCTTCTGATAACGTGGAACTTTACACTCATCAGGGAATTTATGATAACGAATGGGTGTATTTGCCCACTCACCAAACATATCAGTGTTGTCTGGGTAGGTATCTGTTGATTGGTGGTATCCTAACTCACCTGTACCTAATATTCTTCTATTACATTTGAATTCATCACCAGTAGGTATCATTCTACCTGCTGTATTCTCTACTTTCCAACGTGATATTTTCTCGGTAGGATCACAGTCATTAAACTGTTTATCATACTCATAAACATCTCCACTACTAACAATTGATAAATCATTAGATTCTGCTACTCTTCCGGGTATGTGATATTTCTCAGTTAATTCACCAGTATTATATACACCTTGTATGTAAAAGTCGTAGTTTTCATCCCTATAATATCCTACATCTAATCCTTCCTGTTCATAGTAATCTACAGGAACCTGTTCTACAACATACTCAGCTTTTATAGACATAGCCTTAAGCTGGTAATTTTCTTCAGGACGTGATACAAGATCACCTAACAGAAGATAGTTTGCATTGGATGATATGATACCAGCCTTTAACCAAGTCTTCTTTTGGATTACTAAGTTGGACAGTAATATTTCAGTATAGTTGCTATTAATGAAATCTGTTACAGAGACACTTCTTACCTTGGTAGAGAAGATACCTATTTGTTTGGCTAATTTGGACACACCCTTAGTTTCAGGGTCAATAAAGTTACCAACAACTACTAAAGCAAACTGGTCAAATTCTTGATCTAACCCACTGATTTTTACATCAAAGGAATTATTACCACTCTCACTGTAGAGAGGGATACGTTGGGATAATCCATACCAGTCACTAAATACCTGACCATCAACTACATAAGCAATAGCTACAGAGTACATACCATTAGGTACATTACCTACCTGAGTTTTTTGTAACTCAAGACATGGTGTATCAATCTTCTTAAACAGCAGTAAATCATCACATGTAGTGATAGATGTTGCATTCTTTAATTGAATCCTTCTTACAGGATTGAATTTATCTGTAAATGTGGCTATCACACCTTTCTGAAAATCCTTCTTAGCAACACCTGTTATAGGATATTTATCTGAGAAATTAAGACATCTTGAGTTAAGAAGTTTCTCATATGAACAAGCTATAGGATCACCTATACCTATCTCACTATTTATATTATCAGTTGAGAATATAAGTAGCTTATCATCAGGCAAATCAACGTGACCTATGATTTTATATGGTGCTGTGAAGCATAATTCATTTGAAGGTTCATTACCAATAGTCCCCAAGTCTCCATCCTTACTATTACGTACAGCATTACGTGCATGACTATAACTTTCCTCATTTAAGTATGAGGAGTTCATATCACTTACAAGTCCAGCCTTTGATGTAACATTAGTTGTTACCTGAGTTGTATTCTGTAGATTTTCAGCCATTATTCTTCATTTTCTTCTTCCTCTTCTGTATCAGAGGTATGGGGAGGTAACTCCCCCAATTGTATTTTCAATTCTTCCCATCTTCCAAATAGATCATCAAATGGTTCATTGATTAATATCTTTTCATCGTCGTATGTTTGGACGATAGTTTTTGATTTATTGTATTCTATTACTTTGTAAACCTCTTCAACAGGAATGGCTATCTGTCTCCAGACCCATTCTTTTGATTTGGCAATATCTCCTAAATCATATTTCTCTTCTGCTTCCATCTGTTCCTCAGATGTAAGGAGAACTTTTGCCTTTAATTTAATTAACATTATTGGAAGAATTTAAAGTATTGATTATACCAACCCATTTCTTTTTTCCTCTGCATTTGTACATATTCTCCAAATCCTCTGGATGTGGTAATATCAAATGCATCTAACCAAGCTTTGGCTTTCTCTTTCTGAGCTAATATTAGTAGATTTCCATCAGTTGAATCACTGTTGAATATAGCATCCAGCAGAATTTTCTCCTTTAAAGACCACTCATAGTATGGAGTAATTAGTGGATGAAATGGATATAATAGATTACCTTCTTCATCAGCCATTGTGCCCACATACATTATATATAATTCACCTGAACGAAAAGGAGTTATGATATGACCATCTTCTATACGAACAGCATATTTTCCCTTCTTAGTCATATTAGGTGATCCGGGATGACAAAATCCAAATGATCCGGGAACTACTTCTAATGGTATCCACTCTCCGGGTGAATGAACTGTTACATTCATTTCTCTTTTGATTGTTACACCATAAAATGTAGTACCTCCAAAGTCTTCTCTGGCTAGGTCTGCCTCATATATAACATCTCTATCAAAGTTATTATTAAATGGATTTCTTCCAATACTCACCATTGTAGATGTAGCTTTAAGGGCTGTAACGAAGAAAAGCTTCTCAAAGTTTAATGGAAGCCTTGCTCTAAAATCCTCAACAGGAATACATGCTTGTTTTATTGATCTGAGTCCTATTCCAAGTCTCTCATTACAATGCATAATAACCTTAATAAGATTACCCTCATCAATCAAACCTTCATCGTCAAATTTTCTGAAGTCCTGTTTAACAATAGCCATCAATTCATTAATAGGACGGTTCTCAAAATTTCTACTATTATTAGCATACATTTTGTCCTGTGCTTCCTTCATTTCATGAGGGTTTACAGGTAAGTTACGTCTATCAAAGTTTTCGTAGTCTCTAAGAAGTTCCATTAGCTTTTACGGGTTGGGTTTTTATCGATTTGTTCATCTTCGGGTAGACGTTTACTTATTCCTGCAAGTTGTTGCAATGCTTTTGCAAACATTTCTGCTTCTAACCAGTCAGGTATCATAAAACGTGTATCTAAGTAACGAACACATTCCTTATTTGGATCACATCCATTTAATTGAGTAACATCATCAGTCCAGAACCCTAGGATGTTAATATAGTGTGGGTTTACTTCTGGGAACCAGTAATATCCATCAGAAAAGAATACATAATTTTGATTACTCTTTTTTTGATATGGGTCATGTCTTTTATTCTGCCACGTAGTTGGAGTAGTTATAAAGAAATCTGTTGATCCATCGACAGATGTTACACTCTTTACAATAGGCCCATTGTTATCAATCCATATATCGGGAACTTTACATTCAGTACGATACATTTTACAGTTCGTCTTCACTGGACAACATGGATCAGTACTTGGAACTTCTATTACTCTTTGACAACCTAATGTCTGGAAGAAGTAGGTATTCTTATAGATACGTCCACTTGATATATCTCTCTTGATTAACCATTTAGCATGTTCCACCAACGACTGATAGAGAAACTGATTGCTGTAATTACTATCAGCATTCCTTTCTCTTAACTTGTTACGTAATGAATCAATTGCTTGTCTTTTTGTCATTGTTTTTTCATTTTTTGTCTCCAGACTGATGGCCCACCTAATGTGTTACGTGCTACACGTAGTTTATCAGGATTATCCAACATGTATTTATAGGCTAAGACGTTGATTTCTCTGGTCTCATCAAATGCGTAGAACTGGAGTATCTTATTGAATTTGACGGCCCACCTTCTCTCCCATTTTATCTTAGGTACTTTTCCCTTAGCATCAATATTGAGATGGTTTATTTGTACACCCTCTTGTTCAGATAGGTGATGATCTTTTGCTTTGAAGTTATGTGGCAAATACTGAAACTTTAATTCTCCTGTATATGCTCCTAATTTAACTCCTAATGGATTATAAATACAGTGATAACGAATTCTCTCTGCAATCTCACACCAAGTATCATAGAACTCTCTCCACTCTATTTCAGCATATTCAGGGTATTCTTTCCTGAATCTTCTCCATAAATCCTTGGTTATCACCATTTTAGAAAATTGTCCCTTCTTCATACGAGGGGCTTTTCTGTCATTTGAATAGGTTGGTTTCACTTCACAAATTATTTATTTCATACATTATAGCTATTCTCCCTTACAATATACACAATAATTTAGTCATATAAAAATTAACCTGCTAAATTAAAAAACCCTCCAACTCATTGAGAAGGAGGGTTTTACCTTACGAGGAAGTAGTATTTCTACTATTGTTCTAGGATTTTAGAACCAAATTGCTTGTGAGGTTATCTTGTAACTATCTTTTTGTAGTATTTCAAGTAGAGCCCCACCTTTAGTATTTCCAAAGTTTAAGTCACCATAGTCGGAATTACCGGCCAATGATTGTACATTCACATATCTACCAAACTTACCATTCTGTAAACCATGCTGGTGTAAGTCTCCCTTATAGAAAGTGATTGAATCATTATATGGTGAGTAACCTTTATTTTGTGCTAAGTCATATAAAAACAAGTCAGTCTTGTCATTTAGTACTGCTGGCATAGGTCTGATCTGGAATTTCTCATCCTTACCATGTCCAAACATAACAACATGTTGTCCATATTGGAACCCACCTACCATGTCAGTTATGGATTCTTGGATTACCCAAGGATATTTTGCATCTATCCACAACTTCAGTGCCTGATTAGCCATATATGACATTCCCAGACCTGAGTGATTACTGTTCTCCACATCATGTACATAGTAGTTCTGAGATATTCCTGATTCAAATATGTTAGTATAGAACTCCATTCTTGCAGCAACATACTCGTCAAACTGTTCCTTATTGCTCTTACTCTTTACCTCATGACCACCTCTAGTAGTCTGAGAGTTCCATCCATTTAGTTGGTCACCTAATGAGATGATATGTACCTCATCAAATTCCTGTCCCAAATCTGCTACTTCATCTAGTATCATTAACAGTCTATCCCTATAGGTGACATGAGGATTATCAAACAAGTTAGTTACGTTGATTGCACCTACGTGGTCATCAGCTAGGAGAATGTTTAAGCATCTATTGTTAAATCCTTTTGGAACAGACATTGGATTGAATGGTGTTCTTTCTACAGAAGACATGATTTCCAGTAACTTACTGTTTAGCTCCTTTCTATCATAGAAATCTTTTACTCTGTATCTAATATCGATTGAGTATGTCCATTTACCATTTGGTAGTAACTTATCCCAAACTCTAGCTACGTATGTATTTATCCCATCAACTCCTGCTAACTCTTCGATTTCTTTTGGTGTTAGAGGTTTGTCTGATTCGTATTTCTTTACAGTTCCATCTGGAGTAGTTTCTGATCCAGTATACTTCAGTGGTTCTGATTTAACCTGAACTTCAAAACTGTTTGCTGTATCATTAGCTCTTTCTATTGCCTCAGTCATTGCCATTATTTGTCTGGCTTGTGATTTGGCCTCATAAATTTCGTCCTTTGAACATTTCCATTGTTCTGCTAAGTATCCAGCACCATTTTTCAGGTATCCCGGATTGTCTAAAAATTTCTGTGTTATGTTGTTTATAATCATACTTAATATGTAATCAATTAATGTGCCATCAATTAGACACACCAATCCCTTATGAATTTTTTAACTTACTGTTTCTCACTTGAAGATAGCCAGTGCATTGTTACCCCAGTATCCTCCTCACACGTCATAGAAATGACCAATCCCTTGGATACCAACTACCTCTTACTCAAAACATTGCGCCACTATTGGAGAAAATCTCACCCTTATTTAGGGCTACCAATCCAACTTCTGTAAGGAACTATCCTACCTCGTGTAGGCGTTTACCTCAGTACCATAACTGGGTGGCAAAAAATAACCTCCCGAAGGAGGCTACAAAGGTAAGACTTTTTTCTGTTAAAGAAAAGTTAATGTGGGATAGGGAGTATTCGAAACTCTACATAGTTCGGTTTTACAGACCGTCTACAGTGCCCTGCTGTCTATCCCATATTGGCGGAGAATAAGAGAATTGAACTCTTACTGCTGTTACACAGAACTACTTAGCAGGTAGTTACGACAAACCAATATTCGTCTATTCTCCTTATTTGAGGTGGGCAAGGGAGTCCAACCCTTACAACGGAATGATTACCGTTATAGCCGTTTTCAAGACGGAGTACCTCTGTCATCTGGGGCCCACCAATTTAACAACCCAATAACCAGCTTTCTGTATCAACTATCATTTGTCTAATCCTCTAACCCGACTTCATAGAACTGCTCACCTTCTTAGTCTGTTTGAGTTTCATCCTCTTTGGTAATAACGGATTGCTAGTCCTCCCATTTTAAGCAGAGATGTGCTGAGTTTCCTAATTACACCCCGCAAGTACCCAGTAAGTACCCAGCAAGTTGTAACTCGATAGTTTATGGTTGTTGTGCTCCTAGAGAGATTCGAACTCTCATCAATTAAGATCAGATTTTAAGTCTGACGTGTATACCGTTCCACCATAGGAGCATGTGGCAAAGGTGGGATTCGAACCCACAAAAAACTGTTTCTAAGACAGGTATGTATCCCAGTTCCATCACAATGCCATAAAACAAAAAACCCAGTATAGAAATACCGGGTCATGTTATGTAAAATCAAGATAGTTATTTTTGACACATAGTATTCCCGGCTCTATTAGCTATAGAGTAACGACAAGGAACTATATGTTGATGTTATTTTCATACTGCAAATATACAACCTTTTTTCACGATTTCCAAATTTATTTTGAAATTTCTTTTCTGTGACCTTTCAGTTTCTTCTTCATGGTCTTTGTTTGAGGGGCTTCTAACCTCTTTTCTAAGAGTATTTTCTTATCTCTTCTCTTACCCTTGTAGAGATTTAACTCATAGTGAACTTCTTTAGTTAACTCAGCTAACTCTCTCAACATCCTCTTCTGTTCGTGTTCTGTGATTTTCGTCACATCCCACTTCTTGTAGAAGATTGTTCTCACTTGGTTGGCTAACTTGGCTTTGATTGATAGTGTCTTGGTATTCATTTGATTGTGTTTTTGGTATTAATAAAGGTAGCTTACTAACCATCTTGTAAACCTCCTCATGAGGCTCCATACAGATGGCTGTGATTTGGTTACCAATATCTGGTTCCCTGAAAACAGTATAAGCTATAGACAGATAATCACACTTCCTCATTAGGTGAAGGAGACCTTTCGTGTCCTTTACTGTTAACATCACTAACGTATTACTGTTTTTATGCCAAGGGCCAGCACGTGTAGGATGTTCAAAAACAAAATCAATTGCTGCATGTGTTGACTGTACTGCCTGATAACCTTCAGGTAAGTCAGTTCTGGTCACAGTTACCAGTTTCTGGATTTCCATCTACTTACTCATTGTATTTGGTTTAATTGTGGTACTGATGGGGATCGAACCCACACTATTCAGTTTTAGAGACTGCTGTTTTGCCATTAAACTACAGTACCGTATACTTTCACAAATATACGGTACTGAGAATAAAATTCCAAATTTTTCTTTTAAGGTGTTTCCTCTATGTCCTCTGATGGGCCAAAAGTGATACCAAATCCAACTGCTTGTTCAGCTTTAACTTCAATTGCGTCAAAACCTGAAATAGTTGTTACACCTTCTCCTAAGTCAGCATCAGCAGAATAATTAATCTGTGTTACACCTACTGCTTTAGTTATGATAGTACCTGCCAACTCATTTGTTGGGTCTACCTGAACTTCTGCAATTGATGGATCATCTACTGTGAAAACTACTGTTCCAGCTTCAACTTGTGCTGGATTACCTTTTCTATCTACCGGCTGTAGAATGAAAGGTGTTTTTTGTTGTGGGAATGCTGTTAATGCCATGTTTTTTCCTGTTATTTTTGTATTATTAATAATAAATGATATTTCAATATATCCTGACTCTTCACATTCCTCCTTTCTAAGGAGAAGAAGAATTGCCACTATAAGTGCTATACTGAGCATAACTATTGCTGTTATCATACTATAAAGGTACAAAAATCCTGCCAGTTTACCAAATAAAAAACCTACTGACTGATTATCAGTAGGTTATGTGGAGGTGGTGAAACTCGAATCCACAACTTCCTGTGTGCAAGACAGGTGTTCATCCACTAGAACTTCACCCCCATATGGTGTTGATAGAGGGACTCGAACCTTCATCCTCTTGTGTATCAGACAAGTGCTCCACCATTGAGCTATATCAACATATTTGTGTGTTGTTGGAGAGACTCGAACTCTCACTCACATGTGTATAAGACATGAGCTTTAACCATTAAGCTACAACAACATTGGCCGTAGATGGGAGATTCGAACTCCTACCGTCTGCGTGACAGGCAGATATGCTAAACCGTTACACTACACCTACGTTTTTACTCTTCTCTTCTTATCATATTTTGACCAAGATTCTTTTTGTGCTGTCACACAAATACCACATCTACAACCATCTTTGTAGAGAGTCAGGCCATGATTCTTTACTCTATGAGTCTGTCTTGCAGCACCTACATTGCATGACAGGTGAGAAAAAGCTATATTATCTAAATCAAAGAACAGACCTTGTGGGTCTTCAGAATCCAGATATGGAGTCTTATGTTCTATTGATAATTCATTCTCTAATTCTATTTCTGCTCCACATTGGAAACAGAAATTCTCATTTGCTTTCTTTAACAGATTAAAGATAATTGATTTCCTCAATCTATTACTTGCTGTACCAATTGGCATACCCAATTGTTCAGTCTTCTTTTGGTTACTTTGTTTACTCATTGTCCTTCGACTTTAGTTGTTAGTCATGCTGGTGGGAATTGAACCCGACATGAACGAATTGAAAGTCCGTTATCCTAAGCCATTAGATGACAGCATGTTATTGAGCACTAGAACAGATTCGAACTGTCAACTCCTACCTTGGCAAGGTAGTACTCTACCATTGAGCTACTAATGCATGGAGCAGAGGAGGAGAATCGAACTCCCAAATCCTACTTGGAAGGAAGGCATTATACCATTTAACTACCTCTGCAAATCAGCATTTTAAAGAGTGCTGCAATCCATCTCTTATATATTCTTGTGTCTACAAACATGGTCAGCAGCTTTTGCAGCTACTAATTCATCACCTTTGAAGACAGCATTGTAATTTAATCCTGTTACCCATCCTCTTACAGAAGAGAGTAATTTGTTACTGTTATGTCTTGGTAGGTTATTGTAGTCAAACTCTAACCCGGCAAACTTAACAGGTATCTCACTGTCTATTAACTGTGCTGTATCAATTGTACGAACAGCCTCATCATATAGACGAGTATACATGTCCTTACAACGTGGTACGTCTTCTCTAAAGTATATATAGTGAGCACCTCTTTTCCCATATCTGTAGACAATTACTGTAGCATATCTACTCTTTCCACCTTGGTCTTGAGAGTCTGTTGCTATGTAAATCTCTAGGTTGGGCCACTTCTGGATTTGTTCCAAAGTGTGTTCAACTATATTTACTCTTTCTCCTTGCTCTGTTCTGAAATACTTTTCCATTTTACAAATATAAGGAAAATTATCAAATGTTGCACATATGAGATTCGAACTCATGAATGTCACCTTATGAGAGTGATGCCTTAGACCTCTTGGCTAATGTGCAATGTTGCTGTAAGGGAGGGATTTGAACCACTCATACAGAGATTCAATTAGATACACAATAAGTTAAACATTAGTGGTCAACCCCATTATACCTAATCTATTTCTTTATCTGTGTCCACGAGACAAGTGGATGTGTCTGCCTATTTCACCACCTTACAGTATAGATGCAGGGAAGGGATTCGAACCCCTGTCATTTGGCTTATGAGACCAAGCTGGAACCATCTCCAGTCCACCCTACATGTAATTATGCTCCCCACTTAGGACTCGAACCTAAATCTCCAAAGTTAACAGCTTTGCGCTCTACCATTGAGCTAATGAGGAATATATCCAATTTTGTACTCCACGCAGAATTGGAAAACTGACCTGACTCTCTAATAGGATTCGAACCTATACCAAACTGCTTAGAAGGCAGTTACACTTCCATTGTGCTATAGAGAGTTATTGTACAGGATGAGAGACTCGAACTCCCAGCTTCCACCATGTAAAGATGGATTTCTACCATTGAATTAATCCTGCATATTGTGTACCCCCGTCTGGAATCGAACCAGACCCCATAGTTTAAAAGACTATTGCCTACAACCAGTTTGCTACAAGGGCATTAAAAAACCCAGAGCTAACTTTCGTAGGCTCTGGGCTTCTAAAATATTGGTAATCAGTACTATGATTATGACAATAGAAGTCCAGAGCCAGATTTCTCTGCCCCATTAATTCTATCCACTATCATATTTATTAAGTACATTATTTGCTGCTTTTAAATTTTATAATACAAAGATACGACATTTATTTGCCGTTTCCAAATATTTCTTCAACTATTTTTGGAATTCCCTCTTTAGGGATAGGAAATGTCCAACTCCAATCATTAGTAAGATGGAATTTTATTTTCTTAGAACGTCTGTTAAATCTTTTAGCAGCACGTAATTCCATTCTTTCTAGTTTATTTTTACCTTTCATTACCATACTTTCATATAGCAAGAAGTGTACCAGAACCCTATAGAAGATTTGAACTCCTACCCTGAGATTCGTATTCTCAGATACTTCCATTATACTAATAGGGCATTTAGGTGACTAATCAGATTCGAACTGACACTACCTTGGGTCACAACCAAGGGCTCTAAACCATTAAGCTATAGTCACAGTTACCTTATAAGGACTCGAACCTTAAACAACACTTTCAGAGAGTGGTGTGTTACCATTACACTATAAGGTAATATTTGGATGTCCCATCAGGGCTCGAACCTGAAACAAGAAGGTCAAAGCTTCTTATGTTGCCATTACACCATGAGACAATACGAAACCCACAAGTTTGATTTCTCAGGGAAATGTGGGAATAAGAAAAAGCACGGGTACAAGGATTCGAACCCTGAACAGCAGTTTTGGAGACTGTTATGATACCATTTCACCATACCCGTATGTGGTGGTACACCCCAGACTTGAACTGGGAACACCCTCCTTTTCAGGGAGGAACTCTACCATTGAGTTAGTGCACCATATGGAAGCCGTACCCAGATTCGAACTGGGGATCAAAGTTTTGCAGACATGTGCCTTACCACTTGGCTATACGGCCATATAATTTGGAGCCAGTGACAAGAATCGAACTTGCAACCTTTACTTTACAAGAGTACTGCACTACCTGTTGTGCTACACTGGCATTATTTGGTCGGGTAGATCAGACTCGAACTGACATTTTCTATGCCCCAAACATAGTGGACTAACCATTCTCCCACTACCCGATAAAAAGAAAAAACCCTTCAGTTGTGATTGGATTACTGAAGGGTTTTTAAGTATGAATAAGAAAAAACTTATTTATTTTCACACATACAACACCCTTCTCCTCCAAATGGACATTGGGGACAAGTAGTAAACCATGTATGTGTACGATGTAAATTCATAATGCAAATATACGAAGTAATTTGGCAAATTCCAAATTTATTTTGTGAAAATGGGAAATTATTTTTTTCCACCACATCCACATCCTCCACCTTTTAAGATTGTCATAGCTTTTATATTTATAATGTTCAAAAATTGTGCCAGATAAAAAGGGCCATAGAGATGGCCCTATAAACTGTTCTCGGAGAACCAACAACCGAGGTTTTCAATAGTTATTATATATTTGGATGAACTACTGCTCCTTCCAAATTAACCACTATAGATTTTGATGTACTGTTAATAAACGAAGACTGGAACTCTAAAGTTAAGTTCTGTGCTGACATACGTAGTATGTATCCATACATTTGTGTATATTGGTCAGCACCAGCCTGTGGTACATCTATATAATTTATTCCTTTTAAGTCTTTTGTGCCAATTAATTCACCAGCAGTTACACATGTTACAGCAATACTTCCCATAGGGATGGTGTATTTTCTGTTAGCAGTAGTGTATGCTCCGAAATCAACTGTGTAGGTAATTGAACCTCTAAACTCAATAGTACCATCAAAACGATACCTGAACTGAGGTGTTCCTGATGCATAAACAACATTCACATTACCTGTTAGGGCCAATGTTATGTTTCTCCATACTCCATCAAAACATGGACGTGCTACTTGGATAGTCGGGTTAGTAGATACTATGTAAGGATCACTTACAGTACCAGTACCTGTTACAGTAGTTCCTGTACCCTGCATAACCTTAGTTTCACTTCCATCAGGTGCAGTATATAAAGTCTTAAGACCACCATCACCTCCAATTGTTAATTGGTTACCTGAATCTCCAGATACTAAAGATGCTACATTTACGTCTAATCTTAGTTTTTCATTAGCTGTAGGAGAAACTACAGATTTAGTTAAGTATGTACCTGTCTGAATCTTTTGGTCAAGGTATCCAGAAGTTGTGTCATTAGATGTAATTTTTACATTAACATCTACTGGTTCACCACCTTCTACTGCATTAATAACTAATTTTCTATCACATCCTGTTCCAGTGATATTGAAAGAGATATTAGTACCTTCTTCTAGTTTATCAAATAGGTATTCAGGACATGTATCTGTGCCATCAATAAGAACTTTACCTTTGTTCTCCTGAAGGTCACATACAGCCTCTTCAATTTTACCCAATACATCATCCCCATTTGTACCATTGTCTATATCAAGACATTCTAATGATGTCCCTGTATAGGTAGTACATCCAAACGTATTTGGATTAACACAGCCACAGTTGTCATATAAATCTGGGCATGGGTCTTGATTGCATGGATTTTGTTCGTTACAAGCCATTGTAAGTATTTTTATTAGTTATTAATTATTCGTCACCATCTTCAGTAGGATCACAGATATTTTCATCATGTCCTGAGAAACAGTTACAATCACTGTCCTGAATAGGAACTAGGATTAAACCATCAGGGAATGATAGACCTGTGATATGCATTCTGATAGTAGGTACAAGTGTAGCAGTTGTTTTAAATTTAACTAAAAACTCCTCTCTTCTGCTAAATATATCTTTAGCCATAGAGTACACTTTAAATAGTGCTTGTGGAACCCCTGCTTCTATGTAACCTTTTACAGTAGCTGCATCTGTTGTAATAGATTGGTTGATATTGTATTGTGTACCACCTACGGAAATCCAGTCTAGTGTTACACCTGCATCATTTTCTAATGCAGCATCATCTCCTGATGTAGCTGAATAACCCCAACCCATATAGTAACATTGATACTGTTCTGGATCAGGTAGATTACTACAATCTGTAGTAAAATTACTACCAATTATACCAGTAATCTTAATGTTAGCCGGGATTGATACACTCTCTCCCGGTCTTAACACTATAGTATTTATACCATCGTAATTTACTGTTGCCATTTTATTAGTTTTAAACTCCTGTTGTAGTAGTTGTAGTTGTTGATGTAGTAGTTGTCGGTATTATTGGATTGACAATCAATCTATTAGCATCATCGTAAATTAATACTATGTCAGTATCACCATTATTAGTGATTGTACATAATGCACAACGACTGTTAGATTTGATTACTCTACCGAAACATTTCTCACATGTCAGAGCTTCTGTTCCAATTCTACCTGTTACACTTACATTCAGATCACCTGTTAAATCAAGTGAGCTAACAATTACCTCTACTTCAGCATTATTCTCAATAGCTAAGTTGAACTCAACTGTATCACCATTGATGTCTGTTACAATACCAGTAGAACCTAAATCTTCAAATCCAGTAGGAATTGATGTACCTGCACCAGATGTGAAACGTAAGATAATACCATCACCATCCTCATTGTAAACAACGCTGAATCCAATTCCAACATCATCACAAGTAGATGCACAACAGTTTTCTTCCATGAAGATAATACGTTGACGTAAGTTTTCTACCTCAAGTAGTAAGTTATTATAATTATCTGCCCAGTTCTGGGGAGCTAATATCCAACCTGTTATCAACCCAAACTCTGCATTCAGATCAGTAGGTGTATTACCTAATGCTGAAGCAATGTCACTACTATCACCTGTAGCATCTTCAAGATCACAATGAGCATTTGCTAGATTGATGACCTGTGTAGATGTAGGTAATGAAGCTGGATTAACACAAGTTCCGAATGACAATTCATCAACTGTAACATTACTATTGATATTGTCTATTTGACTTTGTAAGCTAACTACCTTACCCTCAAGGGTTTCTATACGTAGTTTATGATTACATAAGTTGTCTATTACAAGCTGGTCTAACTGATCCCTAGTTATAGAGAGTGCGTTACCCAGATTGTCAAATTGTGAGTAACATTTTAAGTTAACTGTTACTCCAGTATTATTAAATAGTTCGTTTAATTTTTCATTGAGAGTATCAATGTAATCCTTTAAACAAACCTGATTATTCTTTATTAAGTTAAGAATGGAAATGATTGTTACCTCTGTTGGAGCTTGTTGATTACAAATATCCAATAGTGTATCAATATCAAATTGGGATAAATCATCACCTGCAATATCCTGTAATTTGGTAATAATCTCCCAAACCAAATTGTTTAGTGAGTCACCGTTGCATATCCCAAGAAACTCAATAGAGCCTCCATTCCACTCTACACATGATGTTAGAGTAGGGATACAGTTTTCAGTCTCACAGTGTTGTACTTTTTTCATTTATTAACAATTGGGGGGTTTTACACATCCATCCATCTTTATCTGCATGTACCAATCTCTCAGTTTCTGTTTAGATGTATAAGACTCATATTTTTTAGAAAAGCAGGTTTCTACGAAATACTTCTCACTCAGAAGTTGTTCATACTTAAGATCGGCAAACTTACATTTAACACTTGCACTCATTGCTATATTGTTCTAATAGTTTTAAAGCCCACTCATACATTTCCTTACCATTCTTCTTATCATGACACTCTTCAACGGAATATTTAGCTGCTGCTGCATATTCATCAATTTCTCTTAGTTTGTCCCTGTTTTTAAAGAACTCTTCACGAGAAAGTTTACATTCGTCCTTAAGAAGTTTGTTCCATTCAGCTTTAATCTTAAGACGTAACTCTACTGTACGTAGGTGGTAAAAGATTACAATTGTCTGGAGATTAGGTTTGTATGACTGTTTTATCTCATATATGCCATCTGGCAGATTACGTAGTTCATCCACATCATTTACAATTCTATACTTTAGGGAAGAGGAGTTGGTAGCAATACTAAATCCCTTCTGTACATAGAATGGTACAAAAGCAGATTTCTGTGGAGGTAGTACCTCTACAAGATAGTTTTCTACTGTTTCCTCAGTATAACGTGAAGTGTCATATATTCTTAGAACCTTTGGGTTGCAAGAATCAGATACTTCTAATGATAAGTCATGTTTAGCCACAGTATAAGATAGTTAAAAAATGTGATAAATTAAAATAATTGTATACGTTAAAAACAAAAAGCTGGCAGACAATATCTGCCTACCAGCTTTTTCTTATTTTTAATATTTAGGATTAACCTATTCCTTGCATACCTGATGTTCCACCTACATTGGCTTCTTCTACTTCAAGAAGAACACCTGATTTCAGTGTCAGTACATCTAGTATTTGAGACTCGAACAATTGAGCACTAGCATCTCCTTCTTTGAAGGCAAATACAGCAGTGAATTTCTCTTGTTCGTTCTTACGGAACTGGAAGTTACCATAAGATGATTTGAATCTAACGTAGTATAGTTTGTAGAAGGCTTTTCTGTCAACCATATTCAGTAAATTCATGTCAAATGCTTCTCTCATACGAGGTTCAGGAGAGAATTGGTCAATGTGTTTCAGGTAAGCTTCAGTTTTCATGATAACTTCTCTTATCACATATTCACCAGATTGTCTTGAAATCTGCCCAATTTGAGACTGTGCTACAGTTGGAGCATCTGCAAAATCACATCTATCCCAGTCTTCACCAAGTAATGAGATTTCCATTTTCACTGGTTCTACGTTGTAGTAGTCCATAGGATTGAATGAACAATCACCGAAACGTGGGTCAACATAACCAGCAGTTACACGAATACCACATTTTCTTGTTTCATCTTCCTCAACATCCTCAGGAACAACTTCCCATGCACTGTTTTCAAATGCTGGTAATTTGTCGTAAGTGAATGTTACATTAGATGTTAAACATCCTTCATCTAGGCAATCTAGTGAATTTTGTTCTACAGTATAGTCATCCATACATGCATCACCTTCTACAAGAGTAAGTGATTCAATGTCAATACCTTTAACACCTGCTAATGTAGCAGCAATGTCATCAATTCTATCAGCATCAGGATCACAATCAGGACGGTTGATGTTCTTTAATCTCAGTGTACGAGATGAAGAAATACCTGTACCACAACTAGTCCATGCAATAGATGCTGGAGTTTCGAATACACACACAGCTTGTTCAGTGTGAGAGAATTCTATTGTGTCAGTACCAATTACTGGGTCTAATACTGTACCTTCTTCAAATTTCAGTTTCACAATAGCTAGTGAACCATCCTGTCCTACGAATGTAGCATCAGGGTTAGTTAAGCTACCAGAAGCTGTTGTTGTTGAGGTAGTTGATGTAGTTGTTGTTACTGATTCCTGAGAAGCATAAGCTGTCCAGATGGCATTTGCATAAGCATCACGTGTTGCAGCAGTAGAGAAATCCTCACCACCAACAATTGGACGTTTAACAATATACACATCTTTAGCTGGAATCAAGAATGAATCTGCTGGACATTCACCACAAACTGCCTGTAAAACAGATGATGTTTGAGTAAATGCTGAAGGGTTAGCTTCGTCATCAGATTGACAGAATTGATATGTAGATAATGAACCTACTCTTTCTGTACGAGTTACTACAACTCCTGTTGGAGCTTGAGCCTGTACAGCAAGTAAATCAACTCCTGTTCCATTGTCACACACAGTTAAGCACCATTTTGTCATAGTTGTTGATGCTTCTGAAAAGTCAGCATGAACATACTTAGCTGTTACACCAAATTTCTTCAGTTCAGTGTGATTATTAATTAAATCTATAAAGTTCTTTGTGTGAACTTCACAGTCTGTAATACCCTCTGGACAGTCACCTGCCTCACAAGGAGTAGTACAATCTTCTTTTGGAGTATATGATACTACATACTCTTTTGGCCCGTTGAAGAAACGGTATGCTACTTCTCCGTGGAAGTAGAATTTAAGACGGATACTTTCACCCTTTACATATTTCAGGCTTACTGAAGAAGGAGAACCATTGTAACCGATTACCCACTCTTCATTACGTACTCTCTGTGGAAGAGATAAACGCATTCTCTCTACATCCTTTCCGAAGAAGAAAGGTGATTTGTGAGACTCTGTTATGGGCTGGCCGTACCAGTCAAAACCACCTATTGCTCCCTGTGCAAAGAATAACTCCTTGCCAGTTCCAATAGACGTTGCTACAGAGAAAGTTGATCTATCATATAGACCCACCTTACCACCAGTTAAATCAGCAGAATGTCCTGCTGTGGCAATTCCACCTGTAACTACGTAAAACGGTACGTGATAGCTGTAATTTTCCATAAAACTTTGTTGTTGTTTTTGTTGTTAATTATTGAATTCAGCCCTTTGTTCAGCAAGAGCCTTTTGATTAAGTGATTCTATGTCACTTGCAATTATCTTACAAGCTTCATCTGTTATAATGTCAGCTACATCATCCTTGAACTCTGTAGTGTCACTAAGTTTTTTAAAGTCGTATACCTTTGGTTTTCTGTAGTAGGTTAATTCTAACTTATCTACTGCAAAATCCTTGTTATGATAGAGACGTATCTTGTTGTTAATCAAGGTATTAAATGTCTCCTCAAAATCAAAAGAAGGGAGAGATGGAAGTAAATCATCCACATTTGCCTCTTCTTTCAGGTGTGACTTTATTGTTACTCCCATACATGAGCCTTTGCTCACGTAGGGGGTAACTCTTTTATAATATAAGTAATCTGATGGGAGTTTATTAGTCTCTACAAATACACCTTTATCTCTTATTGTTAGGAAGTCATTCTTTAGTAGCCATTGCAAGTCATCTACTCTTGCTACAGTTTCTTCATCTCCTTCCTGTGTTTGATTCTTTCCCCTTATCTGTCTACGTATCCAATCATTTACAGCCTTATTGAAAGCCTCAGACTTAACGTAACTCCATATGTTATCGTAGTCTTGAGAGGCATCTTTATTTAGCCTTAGATTAATTTTAGCAGATATTTGAGAAATTGTCATTATTCTTTCCATTTAGCTTCAACCTGACTACGGAGTTTTTCCAAGTCAACGCTGAATTTAGGTTGCATTAAAGCTTTTACAGCGTCAGCAATTGTGTTACCCAGTATTGTTCCATCTGATGTAACGTACTTTTTCTCTCTCTGTGTGACAAAGTTAAAGTAATCACCTGCCTTAATATAAGCCTCAACATATAACTGCTGACGAGTTTGTTGACCTCTCCATTTCTTCACGTATTCCATGAAGGTTTTAGGCATGTTCTTTTTTCTCTTAGTAACTAACTTACCATCAATGTATTTCACATGATATTTAAGTAAGTCCTTTTCAGAAGTGTTGTAGTTGTATGCTCCAAACGCATTTGTGTCATACTGTAAGCACCATGCTATGATATATAGAGCATCTTTACCGAACTCTTTTCTTAACATAGCCAATTCTCCATGTGCATCTGAACGAGTAATATCTTCTTCATCTTCACCATATAATGACTCATCTTTTTCTAAAGCCATATAGTGTGGTATCTGAAATCTTTCTGCCCAATCTTTAGTGGGTGCAACCAAATCAATGAATGCTCCACTTATTATTGATAGATACAGAAGGGCATGTGGTGCTTTCTCTGTATCAAAAAATACATCAATATCTTCATTAGATAGTGATAGCCTGTTTACATCTCTGTCCTCTTTCCAGAAGAAATAGTTAGATTTGTCTATAACTTCCTCTCCTCCATAGAAACTAGAAATCAAAGGTTTCAATTGAGCAATTGTTTCTTTGATAATTGCTTTATCCTCTGGTGAATACCATGAATAATGCTGGATTTGTTCATCTTCTAGCCCTGTATTAAATACTAAACGTGGATTTCCTTTTGCGTCAACCCCTATTTTTTTACAGGCTCTTTCAGAGTGTCTTCTAAATGGCTCGGCAGTACCTGAATATCTCAGTATTGTACCGTCACTTTCTTTCTCTGCTTTACTTGCAGTGTTTTTAATTGCAAATTTAACTGACATTTTGTTGGTTTTTATGTTAGGCAAATCTTGGTTGATTATCCAGTACTCCCACGTGGAGGGGTTTGCGTAGTACCAAGGAACCTTACGGGGTTCCTATATTTCGAATGGTCTAATTATAGAGCAGCTATACCAGTACGAGGGTTCTTAGGTACAAGTTTCAGTAACTTAGTTGGGTCTTTCACAATTGCTGTGTCAGCACGTCCAACGAATTTTACTTGATAACCAGTCAACTCATCTGAAGCAGCATGTACTTGGATGTTCTGACCGTTGATGTTAGCACCTGTTCTAAGAAGTGGGTGAGTTTGGTCACCTGCCTCAACAATCATTCTCATTTTTGAACCATTCTTACGAATGATTGCAATGTTATCACGAGAAGTGTTATAGTCTTCAATCAACATTGTGTATGAAGATAGACGATAACCACCTGCTAAGATTGGGTTTACGAACTCATCAGCTTTAACTGGGTCAAATCCTGGCTCCCAAACTACCTCAAGGTAACCGATATTTGGTATCTGATACTTGATGAAACGTGGAGCATTGTACTGCATGTTAGCAACGTTTGGCCCTTCAATGAAGGATAATCCGTTGTTACCATTGATGATTTGAGCAGGAATCTGGAATCCTTTCTTCAAGAAAGCCTGATAAAGTAATTCTGAACCACCACGACCAGTTCTGATTGTGTATGTGTTGTCAGAGATTGACTCTCTCAGAGGCACTTTACCAAATTCGAAGTCCTTAATAGCATCAGTGATAGTATCAAGAGTAAATGTTTCGATTGAGTAAGTGTGCTTATAACCTGCCATGTCTAACTGGAACCATACACCCGGTACAAGACGTGTAGTGTCATAACCATCACGTAGGATGTTGATTTGGTCAGACCAGATCATAAGGTCGTTATTCTGTTTCATCATCAGATTGATAGCAATGCTATCAAGTAAGTTAACGAAAGCAGCTTCACCATTACCTTTTGCTTTCTCTTCCTGAAGTCTTTCAAAATACATTTTGTAGCTTTCAGGATTTGTTAGGTTTATAACCTTGTTGTCAGCAATACCTCTTACTTGGTAGAATTGAAGTACTGTCTGTTCCATCATACCAATTTGCTTACTGTCAATACGTGTGTTTGTATTTAAGTACTCAACAGCACCAGATGTTACTCTGTAAGACTGTTGTAGCATAGCATTTGATAGATAGTTTTTAAACTTCATCAGTGAAGGTACACCTGAAATACTCCATACAGATTTGTAAGAAGAGAAGTCAAGACCTCTGATGTCAGCTAATTTAATGATTTGTCTTTGTGGCTGGAATTCAGCTTGAGATACATACTTAACTTGTGCGTTAGTATTTAACACAGCCCAAACCTTGTAGTGTTCACCTACTTGCTCAATAGCTTGGTCAGTTACTGTGAATGAAATACGAGAAGTCAAGTCAAATTTGAAGATTGAACCAGCAGACAAGTCTCTACGAGTAACAATGAATGGGATAGGCTCACCATCACGACCCTGTTGGTCTTGTCCTGTACCACCACTTACTAAACGTGTAGTTGAGTCAGCAGCAGATGGAAGTTCAAATGTGTAGTACTCAGCATCACTGTAGATTACCTGAGCATTGTCAATAGCCAAAGTTAAAAGTGGGGAGTCAGTTCTCTGTTTAAGAGCCCATAAGTCCAACACACCAAAATCAAGTGGCTTTGAAGGGGCAAGTGCCGTTACATAAGGAATATCAACATGGTTTTTGATACCAAGTGAACGTGCTTGTCCGATAAAAATACCGGGCATCCCTAAAGTACCTAACCCTGTTCTGTTATCAGTTCCGGGAATTAACATAATTATAGATTGTTTTTAAATTTTAATTTTATCCACCAGCACCAAATCTTGGTGTTTTCTTAAACTGGTTTCTTTGTACTACAGGTCTATCTTCTTCTGAGAAGGAGTCTTTACCACCCCTCATTTCACCAGCAACCGTCAATTTCTTCTGTAGTTTTGTAGCTGTTTGATTAGCTATGTCTGTTCCCATATACTGTAGGAAAGCATCTTTCTTAGCAGCAAGTAGGGCAATCATTTTCAGGGTTTCAAAGTCTTTGTTGTCAAACAAACTATCTATTACTGAGTATATTCCATATCCACCAGTTTGTTCCTGTGGTACGGCAATCAGATCATAGATTGCTGCTTTTTCTTCCTGTTTAAGCTTTGTCTTACCAAATAATGGTTGTTCAATAGCTTTGTGAGCATTTTCTCTAATGTCATTTACGACACGTAGGTACTGTTGTTCCTCTTCTTTTGCTCTTTGGATTTGGGTAGCAAGGTTTCTCCTTTCTTCCTCAATCATTAAGGGCTTTATTTGTTGGGCAGTTTTAATCAGATTATCTGTGGATTTCAGGGCATCTATCTGAGATTTTATTAATCCCTCTGGATCACCCCTTTGTTCCATACGTGAACGTATGATAACCTCTGCTTGTTCTGGGTCTTCTTCATTTAGGGTAGATACAGATTGAATGCTCTTTACACCCTGTAGGAAAGGTATTAGTTGGGTTGGATCATCAACCATCTCAGCATACTGGGAAATTGCTTTCCAAGCTGGAGATTTGCTTTGATACCATGAGTTTTCCAGTTCTTTCTTTGCTTTGTCTACCTGATAATCCACTTGGATTTGGATAACTTCGTCAAATTCTTCTGGTGTCTGTGGTATGAATGCTACCTGATTTCCGGCTTCGTCTTCTGATTTAATCTCAACGAATTGTCCCTTTGTCAGACGATCTTTGTAATAGTCAGCTAAACCCGTGATTTCCATCACTTTATCCTCAACCTTTGTAGTGTCAGGATTAAATAAGTCTGCTTCTTCTTTTGGTGCTTCTTCTACCTTTTTAGTTTTGTCGTCACCTTCTATAGGAGGGTCTACCTTATCTTCCTCTTTAGGAGGAGTTGCAGGTATAGTGTTGAACAAATCTGCTGACTGTTCTGCTCCTGTTCCACTAAATGATGGGGTTGAATAAGCGTTACTTTGAGATGCTGTCCCAAAGATGTCAGCTATATCAGCCTCAGTTAAATTTCTTACATTTTCTGGCATGTTGTTGGTTTTTAGCTTTCTATTAATATGATAATAAACATTATAAATTAATCTACCAAATTTTTGTTAATATAACTAATTAGATTTCAACATTATATACTAAAAGTTATTTCTTTGGTTTAGATTGTTTCTTTTTTAATTCAGCAGCAGTTTTATTTTCCTTTGCTACCTTCAAGGCATATTCACCTTTTATGATTTCTTTGTCCAAATCAGCCTGTGCTTTTGCTTGTGCAGCAATTAGGGATTGTTCATTTGCTTGTTTCTGATTATCAGTCTGTTGTTGTGCAAGTAATCCATCCTGAGCTAACTGACGTGTCTTGATTAGGGCATCCAGATTCTGGGCAGCATCTAATTGACCATCCTTGTTGTTATCAGACTGTAATCCACCCAATGCTCTGATTTTGGCAACATCCAAGTCAGTTTGTCTGTCTTTCTCATTTTGGTCAGCTTCAAATGCCAACTTAGTTTCCTCAAGTTGTTGTGTAGCCTGTTGTGCAGATTCCTGCATTTGTTGTTGTGCAGCCATTTGTTCTCTTTCTTTCTGGTCAGCTTTAGCTTCTCCTTCTCTGATAAGAGACATTAATTTAGGTAGAGACTGTTCTACCAGTGCACCAATCTTAGCTGAAGGTCTAATATCTAATGTATTATCCTGCTGTAGGAATTGGCTGATAGTTTGTAGGGCAGCTCTAACATTTGCACGAGATTGTAGGTAGATATTGTAGTGAGGGAATAAATTCTCCATACCCTCAATATCTAGGAACACATTCTCATCCATCTCATTCATATACACTGAACGTGAATATTCTTGGAATGTAGAGTAGTATTGAGCAGCATCTAACATACGTTGACGTACTCTCTGCATTAAATTACTGTGTTGTTCAAAGTACTTTTCTGTCTGTGCTTCTGAGTAAACAATAGCCTGATTGATACCTGTAGCAGTTTCTGAAGCCTTATTCTGGCCCATTCTGTTACGAGTAATACCAATCAACTCTCCTGCTTCCCATTTGATTTGTTGACCCAATGCAAAATACATCTGTGCCTCCTGCACTGTAGACAGTGGGATTACTGTTGGTAGAGCAGGTTGTCCTACTCCATCTAGTATATCACGTGATATGGTATACGGAAGAATATCACTCTCCTGTAACTGCATCTCGTAATCTTCCACCGGATCAATTGTTGGTGCACTTGATGATAAATTATTTTGTGGGATAAGTCTTTTATCTACAGCCACTTTATTACCATAGTCCTTAAGGAACTTCTTAGGAACTTTGTTCATACAGATATTGTAGATGATCTGTAGTGGCTTAATACGATCTATAAAGGAGTGGGTATCAGTATTAATATAGCTGTACTCACAACCTTCTACTGGTGGTAAACTATCAAATGGATTGTTTCTACCTTTGAATTGGAACTTCACTGGGGCTCCATCTATATAAATGGACTCCATGCTATTATTACTATTCAACCAGAACGTATGTTTTTGGTTAGGTGATATTTTCAGCACATGTCTCCACTCAGGAACCCATGTCCAGTCAATATGTTCACCATATACCAGATTGTCTTTTGTTTCTTTTCTATTAACTGATTTGTCATATACAGGCTCAACTGTAACTTTATAGTTCTCGTCTACCCAATCAGGTGTAGATGTAGTACCATCTCTGTTGATTTTTGTTAACCAACCAATACGTTTCAGTGATCTCCAGTATAATCTCATAACACGGAACATCTGTGGATGACCTGTGACACGACGACCCCACACAGGATTGAGAATATCAACCTCCATATTATGGTCGAAGTTGGGAGAACGCATGAAGTTATAGGCTAACTCTTTACCTAGTAAAGCATCATTCATCTTTGGATCCATGTCAGTTGCCTGTAACCATGATTTGGACAAATCATAATATGATCCTTGGTGAGATTTCAGATAGTCAGGTACAATGATATTAGACGTTTTTACGTAGATGTCCTTCATTTTAAGGATGTCTTCCTCAGTCATCTTTCTACCAAACTTGTTAACTATATCCCCGGCAGACATAAAATCAAACCATAGGAAGTAGTCACCATCACTAACATACTTAACATTTGGGCCTTTATGGTAATCACACCATTTAGGATTCAGTAATTCTACCTTAAAGTCGTCATCCAGTAAGTCTAAGTGCCAGAATTCTCTGTCACAGATCAACCCACTTTCAAATGCATCAGGTTCTAACTCATGCATATTATAACGCTTCTCATGTATCTTAAGTACTTTTTCAGCCCATTTAATACCTGTAGTACGGAAATTACGTGATGCAAACTCAACCTCAGTCATCTGCTGTTGTAGTTTCTGCATTTCTGCTTGAAACTCTTCAGGAGCCATTTCTGGTTCAATACCCATCTGTGCCAGAGCATTTTGTTTCTCCAGCATAGCTTGTTGCATGATTATATCTTCAAACTGTTGTCTTTTCTCAGCAAACATTTCAGCAGTTGACATTTCATCAATTGCCTCAATTGTCCATGTATTATCTCTTTTGATGAACTCACCACGTAGTACATCTACGAAGTTAGGAGCTAATGGATAGAATTGTTCAAGTGGAGATTGGGACTCTGGGGGTAATATGAATCCAATAGCCTGATAATAATCATTAGAAGTAGGATTAATAATATAGTCAGATGGGTTAATCTTACCATATCTCATCCAATAATTCTTTTGAATTTTACCAGCCTTTCTTTCAACATTAGCCCAACCAGCTACTTCATAGTAGTCAGCAACACCTTTAATCCAGTCCTCATCCTTCTCTTCAAGAGTAAGCATTTGGAATGGTAAGATGTCATTTATTGCACCACCAAGTAGTTTATTTTTGTCTAGTTTGAATCCTTTTAGGAGATCGGAACTCCATATTGCTTTGTTTGCCATCTATCGTTTTGTTTATAACATGGAACGTCTTTTACCACTTCTTCCATTAGAATAAGTGTTCATGCCTCCACCAAGCATGTTTATTGATCTAGGAGGTCTATAAGTTTGATCCTCCTGTTTTTTTGGTACATCATTACGTCTCTTAATGAAACGATTTTGTTGGTATACTTTACAGATAAACAGTGCACCCATAAATGACACAAGACGGTCATAGTTGCCTTTCTGTTTACCATTCACCTCAACATACTGACAGAATTCTTCGAGTAACCAGTAGTCATCGATTCTATCAATACCTGTGAATATCTTCAAAGTTTGTTCTACATCACCTTTCATGAAGGTGTTTCTTCCATACTCTGCAAAAAAATATTCCTTTGCTGTGGCTTTGAAATACTTCCAAATCTCTGTGTTGTCTCCTTTATGGAATCCAAATTTGGAGTTATTTGTTGCATTTCCGTTCTTTATATTTAAGTCCTTAAAGACAGGTACATCCTGTTCTTTAGCTAAGTATCTTTCAGCTTTACCTATTCTTCTCATATAGTTGATGAAGTTAGGTTTATTACGTTCTGCATATGTAAATGCATTATACATTTTAATTGCTAACCATAATTGATGATTAGTCTGTTCAGCAGTTTCGAACCTTCCTCTGTATGTGAATACTAACTTATCCCCCTCTATCCTTGTCTTAATCTTCTTATCTTTAGGGTCTTCGTAAGTAACTTCTACTGCTGTCTTGAATATATCAAGTGATGCTACTGATTTTGAGGTATCTGTTTGGTCAACCTCAATGGCATCGACACAGGCAAAGTAGGTAAACATCTCAGGGTTTTCATCAGGTGGTTCGTACATTGTACATACACCTCTCTTATCTTCCCAGTCAGGTTTAATAGGATACTCGTGTTCCTGTGGAGAATTTGCTGACTCCATGTAAACTTTACCTTTATCATCTTCATAAAGAAGACCTTTGATAGGTTTGAAGTCCCATGAATTCTCCTTCTCCTTAAGTAGAATACGTTCCTGTTGTTTACGTAATAACTCTATTGGGAACTCACCTAATGCACGTTGTGCAAAGGCTTGTTCTGGAGAAGTACACTTTTGTGATAGACGAAGTTGTTTAAGTTCGGCTCTCTGTGTACTCTTCTTAATCTTTTCCTCTTGACGTGCAATCCACGCCAAAGCTAATTTTACATTACTGTTACCATTCTTATCCATGAATGGTTGACCAGTTAAATCATCTGTACCTATCATATTATAGGCTTCAGATATGAATATACAGCACTCTTCGATTCCTGACTTCTTATCCCATATATTCTTAACAGGATGGAAGTTATAATCAGATGGACTGTAGAATATGGATTTTATACCTTGGGCATCATCCAAATCACCCACTGATCCATTAGCTATAATGATACCAGTAGTCTCGGAACCTTTCTCCAAGGCAGGACGCACGAACTCCAGTGTTTCCAAAATTGTTGGTGATACACCCGGCTCTTCATAGTTAAAGAATGTCTGTGATCCCCCTACGTCATTTGATGATGACTGTTTAAAGGTTACACCCACTAACTTACTATCCAAACCGTAGGTAATATTATCAACACCTAATGTTCTCTCATACCATTCTAGTGTTTTGGCTATAGTTGGCCCTCTTTTCCAAGCTGTATATCTGTTGATATGGTTACGATAACCCTCAAGGAATCTCCATGACTTCTTAACCAAATCTTCCATGTATCCACCTACAGTATTAACTGAACCCTCAAACCAGCAGTATGACCAGTATAATATAGCCATGTGCTTAAATGAGTAACCTTTCTGACGACCTTTGATACCACCTATATGTCTTCCATGTAGAATGCATACCATGCAATAATGCATATACCACAAGTCACCATCCCACACATCCGGTAACCTTCTCTTCTTTGCTACGTCATCATAGATGGGACAAAAGTTCAGATACCAGTAGTAAAAGGGAGGGAGGAATATCCCGTCAATAATAACACCTTTGAGAACTTTATCTTTCTCATTGGCCCAGTACGTTTTCCACTTATGGGTTCCTTTGATGGCACGAGTATAATAACCTCCCTCAAAATTGGGTTTCGTCACAGTTGCAGCATACCTCAGTCCCTCTGTCTGGAAGAGAGATGAATCCTGAATGTTATACCCCAAATCATCGTCAAAAGTTTTGGGCATACGGAATTGTTGTTTACAAAATTCCAGATGCTCTTGCTTGTTTGCAAATTCAGTAAATGTCCATTGGTTGGTTGCAGAGTAATAGGTTTGTACTCTCAGTGGATACGTCCAAAACATTATTAATATTCTCCTAATTCATTGTTACCCTTCATTTTTACCTTCAATTCCTCATCTACTTGTTTTTCAATGTCTTTGAAGTTACGAATGGTACTACCCCCTTCTTTGTGAAGACGAATCAATTCTGATAGATTCCCTTCTTTACCAGCCTCAATCTCAGCGTCAGCCAAGTATTTAGCCATCTTTTCAATGGATTTCTTTAACCCATCATAGTAACGTTTAGTAGTAGAGGTGTATAAACTATTAAACTTTGCTATTGCATTTTCAACCAACTCATCTTGATAATCAAAATCACCCATTGTTTCCTGTACATCAAACACAATTACTTCTACTTTCTCATCATCAGGTACATTTACATATGGAGAATCGGGAGCAGTCATGGCATGTACAAAAGCAAGGTAGGGTTCAGCACCCATATCATACTTATCAATCAATGCCTTAACTTCAGGTATAGCATAAGCATATGCTGTTACCTTAACTCTTCCATCCTCATATTCCAGAATTCTTGGTGTCATTTGTTGGTTTCTTATATTGTTTTAAGTGAACTTCTATATTTAATTCAGTTGTGTAATCATCTAAATCATCACACTTCAAATGCTTTTTGACATCAGTGAGAATCTGTTCCTTCATTTCAGTACTAGGATGATACTTATATGTAACAACTTTCTCTAGTCCTTTCTCAGGAATAATCTCTCCAATAAATCTAACAGCAGGTAAACTCATGTCTTTAATTTAATAGTGGCAAGCATTGCTTCTACTTCCTTTTTACGGTATGGTAGTTTTATCTGCTCAATCTTTTTGACGACAGGTTTACCATCTTTTAGTATTGGTATATTGTCGTTTTCAGGGTCTCTTTCCAGATGTACATGTTCAATTATGATGTCACCTACCTTTAGTTTTCCCTTATTAGCTTTCCAGAGTAGATACATATATAAGGACATCTTAATTGAGTAGATGTTCCCATTACACTCATCTAAATGCTGGAGTGGTTTCTTTAATTTAGTTGCAGACTTCCATTCTGAAGACCATCCTTTAAATTTAATCTCTTGGTCAGTCTTATAGTCCCACACATTTATAGTTTTATCCTTAACTATGATTTTATCTGATTGTCCACAGATCATATAATCCATGTCATATATCATCAATTCAGGATATGTAGTATTATCTTCCAGAGTAGATATAGGTATAGACCATTTTAAGTCACCCACAAAATCACATTGTTTTGTTGGACACCCACTATCTATTAGTTCTTTTTCCCTAATAGAATGGTATATTGTTCCTACATTAGCTGATTCAACTCTCTTCTTTTCCCATTTTACAAGTAAGTCTCTGGCTGTTACTTTCTTACCTTCTTTCCTAGCTTTGGCTGCTGAACGTTTGGCTATAGCTTCCCAGTCTACTTTCTCCTTAAATCTCTCAGTAAATGCTGATACTGATATTAATTCTCTATCATCCTCTGTAAGGTATTGGTGTGTTTTCTCTATGAATTTAACCTTATCCATTTACTAACGCTTTAAATTTGATACGAAGTGTCTGATCTCCATCATATATTAAGTCCACCCACTTATTGGTTTGTCCTACGACACCCGGAGTAAATGTAACTTTTAACTTTTCTTTGCTACTACCTTTTATTAACTTTGTGATTGTTGCTTTAGTACATGAAGAACATGACACCTGTACCTTATTAATTGGCACATCTTTTGCTGTTGTATTCTCCACTTCAATCTCAAATGAATGGACTGTACCATATTGTATAGTACCTAAGTCCTTTACTTCTTCATTAACTTTTAACATTCTACTGGCTCTTTTTCTTTGTCAAATAAATCAACTTCACAATAACTTGGTGCACCTCTTAATAACTTAGCTTCTGTTGCATTTAAAATCAACTTAAAATCTCTTGTTATCTTAGATAAGTCAAGGGAATATGTTGCTATGAAGTTATCCATTATTATCATGGTGTGTTCATCTTGTTCAGATGGAATTTCTTTCCCAAATACAACCTTGTAGGATACATCAAAATCCTCACCTTCCTTATTTACATGAAATAATTTTTGTAGATCAGATAATTTATCCTTTGCTCTACTCAATTCTTCAAATGATTTCTTCAATAAGGCACATAATTCCTCATACTCTGATACAGTAAGATCAGGTTTTTTAGGAACTTCTTGTATTATCCTATGCTGTTGTTCACGTGGACTAAACAAATCAACTTCAGCAATAGAATCAGGAAGTCCCATATCTTCCAAGTTGACAATAATTTCCTTTATTGGTTTCTTTTTCATATAGGTGGTTTTATAGCAATTCAAAGAGACGGATAGAATTGTCTTTCTTAAACTTCTTCCAAGTCTTCTTATCCATCATCTCAGGGTAACAGTATGGTTCATTTTCACAACCCATATCTGCTGTGGTTTTCTCAACCATAAAACAGCCACATTGGACACAATTGCCAGCTATCCAACATGTAGGAGATTTCTTAATTACTTCAGTACGTCTCCATATAATCTGTTCTTTAATATGTTTAGGTTGGGGAAATAATGACCTGAACCAGCTTTGTATTACTGCCCAGATATGTTTCAAATCCAATTTAGCTGGATTTAAAGCGTTGGTTTTCCCCTTTATCAGGTTCCAATAGTACTTGAGTCTCACGTCTTTTTTCGTTTACTTCTTTTTTAATTGCCAAATACCTATCATATTCTTCTAACCTATCTTTAAAGATATTATATTGATTATGTTTATCTAGGTATTCATTCCATCCACTGTCTGATTCGAACTCGTCTCTTGTTTTGATAATACCCCTATCTGAGTATTCGTTAACAACTATTTCCATTCTCTTCTTACGTAAGTGCCATGATCCAACTCCTTTTAATTTTATGATGAGGGACTCTGGGTTCTTCATCATTCTGGCTGTTTCCTGAAACACAAAAGAGCCTATGTCTTTAAACATCTGCTCCGACTTCCCTGTTTGTTGGGACAGTTCCTGATATATTTGTTTGTAATCTGTCTGCATGAGTAATTTTATGTTCCAGAACTAGTAAATCACAATCTACCGATTGGATAAATCTCTGACTTACCTTCAGTTGCCTGTTTCTGGGCTTTTCTAAAACTCCCAATGTGGTGTATTTAGAGAGGGTGTTACGTACTGACTGCTCAGATTTACGATACTTTTTCTCCAAACAAATATCAAAAAACCCTTTTTGGGTACTTTCATTATACCCACCATAACAATATAACTCCACAACCATGTCTATATCAGCCTCAAATGGTCTGATACCATGTTCCAAAAACTTGGCATACAGATGTACCCTAAGGACATCTCTACGTGTTGGTAGTAGGATTTTGTCAGGAAATGATTTGATAACCATGTTGGTTTTGTTTAATATCAATATACACTATTATAAATAACTTTCCAAATTTATTTTTGAAAATAATGTGGTATGTTATAATAATGTATTACGTTAATTTCATGAACTCTGCTCTGTTTTCAAGCATAGTGCATAACTCTCTCAATCTATCAACTGGAACTCCGGCATCTATTAGCATGTCTGTATCCCATTCGATATGTGTTCTACCCTCACCTCTCAGTGTGAAATCACTGAATGCCTCAGGACATATGGAGGCAGGTAGATTACTTATTCTTTCTATTAGACTTTTTCTGTAGCTGTCCATCTATTAATTTTTTTATTTCCCTTAAATGACCTAGATTTACATTAAGTCCCCACTCCAATTCATTATCCTCAAGATACTGAGTAAATATAGGATTGTTGATTACCTGTTGTTCTAATGCATCCCATTCTTTATTAAAGGGAGTATCTGTTCTAGGGGATATTTTCAGTTTCTTATCATGATCCACATAGGTAAATTGACGGGACATACCAGTTTCATCTGTATATGCCCCACCATGATTACCTACATAGTCAGCTTTTCTATCTACTGCCATTAGACTATTGTTAATGGTGATACTGAATCTTTAGCCAAAGAATCAAGGAAATCTTTATTCTCAGTAGCTACTTTGTCAGCCTCTGCCTTCTTTGTCATGTTCTCCAACTCCTCTTGGAAACGTTTAAATGCTTCCTCTTGTTTTGCCTTTTCTTTCTCAAGCCACTCATTGTATTCAGGTTGCATTTTCTCAGCTTCTAATGTATAGAAACGGATTTTCCACTGTGCTTCCCAATAACGTGCCTTTAATTCTAAATCCACTACCTGAAGACGCATATGTTCTTGGTCTTCTGTTAAGATGTTTGGATTTCCATTTGCTGTTTTTAATTGTTTATTTGCCATAATTTTAATAGTCCCAGTTGGGGTTTAATGGGTTTTCCCACTGAAATAGCAGTCCACCCTGTGTTTGTTTATTGAATTTTTCTACGTAGTAGTCTGGTATAAGAATACTGTCATCCTGTAAGTAAAGGGATGCAAAACGGAAATTCTCATTCTCTAACCTAGAACGTAGAGATAATTTTAATTTGTTGAAGTTCTTGCCACGTAATGTGCCACTATCTACAAAGAGGAAGTTACAGGGATAAACATTTTCATTTATCCAACTTTTTAGGTATGTATCAAACGTCTCATATGATTTGGTGATTGGATTCCATACCTGATTACTATTAGGATATGGCATCTGTAAATCCATCTGCTCAAACAATTCATGTCTATTTAGAATGGACAATCCATGATTAAGAGCCTGTGTAAGACGTGATGAGTAGTCTGGAGAACAGTTGACTAGGATAGTTGATGGTGTGAACCAATCATCCTCCATAATCTTCTGCATCAAAGTAAGAGTATCGTTATACTCCTTCTCCAAAGATACCTTAAAAAATTTATTCTCCTTCTTTTTCATCTGATCCTTCTATTTGTTTAGCTATCAGTTGTGCTAATAGTTCAGGTGTAAATTTGACAACAGTTGCATTGACTGGCAATTCTACTGGTGGTTTCTCTCTTTCAGCAGCAAACTCCTCAATTGCTTCAAGGAATTTTTCCTTACTCATAGGTACGAGAAATTGACCTATGTTAGCAAAACGTACCATACATGCATCGAACTTCTGCTGTAGTGCACGACGAAGTGAACGTTTTGTTGGTAACCATCTATCTTCAAATCCTACAAAATCAAAGTAAGGATAGCTGGCTTCTCCATATACTATATCATATTCTACCTCTACAGGTTCAGGCTTATTAAACAGATTACTGTCCTGCTCCTTCTTCTTTTCTTTTCTCTCTTCATTTTCACCATCTACCATAACTATTGGAAAGGTGAAGTGATCTTGCGTAAATTTCATAATGCAAATATAAGTAATTTTTGTTAATTAATCTTATCTCTTGTACCAAAATTTGGTAATGACATTACATAATATGTTGGAGATGAGAGGATTTTCTTCCCTCTTCCATTCTCACTGATGAATTTGAGGAAATCCCAGTCATGTCCATACTTATTAGTATGAGGTGGTGCTTGTTTAGCCAACTCCGTTTTCACGATAATCTCACTATGACCTATCTCAGATGGAGCATATTTGGTTATTCTTTTCTGATTTATAGGATGCAAGAAGGAATTAAAGTATATATAATCTAATCCAGTATTCTCTATAGCTGAATGGTAGTTGGAAAAATGATTAAGTTGGATGACATCATCATTTCCCATAAACAGGAGATACTCTCCTTTGGCTGCCTGTATATTAAGATTGGTTATATGGTAGCCACAACCTCCATGATTAGTAGGTAAATTGTAGCATACAAGGGAGTTTCCACCCTTTTCTGCTGTATCAATCATCTCCTTCAACCAATCACTCTCCAGTAATTTCTGGAAGTGGGGACATCCATCACCCACAACTAAAGCTTCCCATCCCTGAAAGTACTGCTTAACAATGCATTCTATAGCACGTTTAGTTCTCTCAGGTCTGCCCCAACAAGGCATTGATAATGTTACTCTATACCTATCAGGTTGCATATCAGTCTAAATGTTTGTAAATCATAGCATTTGCCATCAAATAATGTTTTCTCATACCCAACATCCCGTATCTGGATGTGATCTCCATGTTTAGTAAGAAAGAACCTATCCTTCCAAAAGGAAGTAGCTCCCTGCCACCCTTCTTCTTTAATCTCGTCTAATGTTAATATCATATTCCTAATAATTTACATATTTTACGAAACTCATTAATAGAAGGACAAGGACAAATAAATCTAAAATGTTCAGAAGGAAGTCCAAATACAAAGGGTTCTTTTGATGGGTCTTTTATTATGATTTCTAAAACAAAAGGGTTTTCTAAATCAATTGTTCTGATTACAGCAAATCTATTACCTTTTTCAAAAGCCCAACTGTTAACATTTAATACATGAGATTTATCTATCCACCCTTCTTTCTCTATCTGTTCTTTAGTCAGATAGGGAGTTCTTGCCATCTTAATGTCTCTTAGAAAGAGATTCAAATCTGTCTCAAACACAGTTATAGGTCTCCACTCATAACCTTGTATTCCTAACCTGAACTTGAATTCACATTCATATCCTATGAAGATGTCCTCTCTGGAAGGTGCAAAATATTTATATTTCTCTAAATCAGCAGTTGTAGCATTTGCTAGTCTGATTAAGTCGTCAGTAAGCTCAATTATAGTCTCGTCTGTGAATCTTTTAGTTAAGATAGGTACACCTTTAAGCTCTCCATCAATATTAGTACATACCCAAGCATCATGCTTTGTATGGTCTCTTTTTACTATATCTCCTTCAGTTAAGTTACCTTTCTTTAAAAGAGGAGTATTATTAGGAGTTGCAGTTCCTTTTCTTTCTTCCAGTGAACAGTCACACTCGTACTGTCCACATTTAGCACATTCAAATTTTACAAATATTCCCATTATATTATATTTGAGCCAATATCCTTTGCAGGGACACCAGCATATTTACGACTTTCTTTCATTTCTAATTTCTTTGTTACAGCAGCATTCATCCCTATCATACAGTTATGTGGTACTTCTACTCTTTGATGAATAGTTGCATTTAACCCTATATTACAACCGGGACATATAGTAGCATGTCCTCCAATTTTAGCTCCACAGGAGATTGTCACATCATTTCCTATAAAAGCATCATGACCAACATGAGAATGTTTTAACATCCATACATTATGTCCTATGTATGTAGGTTGTTCCGTACCAGCATCCACAGTCACGTGTCCTGTAAATACACAGTTGTTACCAATCTCTACATGACCTGTAGGTTCATCCCAGAAATCTTTATGTTCTGCTGGAAACCCTATAATACAGAATGGCCCAATATAATTATTATTACCCATCTTCACATTTGGGCCTATGACTGCTGTGGGGTGGATTTTGTTCCCATTACCCCAATCATCCAGATATTCCTTCATATTTATTGTATAGTCACTCATTATTTTCTAGTTATCCATTCACTCATTCCTTTCAGACGAATACCAACATTATCCTTAAATCTCACATATGCATTTCTACCTATCTCTATGTCTTGATCTACAATAGACTGGAGAAACTCTGTAACTGAAAGATTCTTTCCACTTACAAAATTGTCACCCACCCAAGCAGACTCCTTCTCAGGATAAGGAGATATATTATATTGGTATGCATTTCCATTATTTCCAACAAATAAGAATCCTCTGAAACCATCTGGGGCCATCTTCTTATCTGTATATTCTAATTCTCCTACTAATATCATTACTTTGCTATTAAAATACCTGCCCCAACACCTATTGCTACTGGTAGGATGACACGTTTGAAGAAGGATTTCTTCTTTGGAACGTAAAATACTGAGTTGGCTTGGGTTGTTGTTACTAAAGGATTACTATGTTTGAACTGTACTTGGATGGAAGAAGGCTTAAATAGTCCACCTTTCTTCTCCACAAAACGTAATTGTAGAGTATCAGGGATTACTAGATTATTGATTTTGATCCCACCACTCTCTACTGTCTGGGAAATCTTATAATTAGCTGTAGAATCCTCTGCTATCATTCCTATAGGAATAGTATTCATATTATAATAATCGATCACTTCCTTGCACTGAGCAGATATAGAGTCTCCAAACTCCTTCATTGCTATAGAATCTATATAGGGAACAGATACTCCCACCAAGTTGATTGCATTAGATGATTTATAGTAAGCTAAGGTTTGCTGGTTCTTCTCATCCTTCTTCCTCAAATTGAAGATTGTATCTGTCAGTTCATCTATAGCATCTGTAGAAGATGTAATGAGAGACTCCTGATATAGGATAGTTTCCCCTTGTTTATTGGTAAGTGAGTCAAGCCTCTGCTTCTCTAATTGTAGTGCAGATATTGTTGCTGCATCCTTACCCTGTCTTTTTGTTAACCTGCATGTATTCAACATCAACAGGATCGTAGCTATCACAAAGATAGCCACTATTATTCTATTTGTCTTCATCATCAAATATTTGTAAAAAATCCATCAATATATCAACTGACTCTATATTAGTCTTAATCTGATCTATATGCTCAAAACTACTATTGTCTGTGATAATCCACATATTCAGTTCCTTTATCAACTCTCCTTTGTATTTCAACAAATCAAATGGCTCATCCATTTCATGACTACCATCCCGAAAGATTGTCAAATCATCGTTATAGTTATTCTGGTCAAATGTGGGGTATTTATTTTCCATTGACTAATTTCTTCAGTTTCTTACCATCTCCATCAGTTCTATTAATAATAGTAATTAAGGTATCTATCTCACTAGATGATAGAACATCCTTCCCACCATTAAAAAGCTGATGATAATTTTCTCTCCTAACTGCATTCCACTTACTGGTATATATGTTATAGTGGAATACCCAATCATAAATATGGGTTTCGTAATTCATACTTGTTTGTGTTTTTGATGTAAATAATATTGCCCAAAATAAGGTACTCCCACTTATAACGTCTACATAGTGACGGTAACTGGGAGGCTAAATCCTTAACAGGCAAGTCCTTTAATAGGTAACAACGGTAACCTTGTGTAATATAATCGTTTATCATATCTTAACAAAGGTACACTATATCAAATAACATACCAAATTATTTTTATTTTATTTTTAAATTTTATTTTTTCAATTTTTATTTTCTATTTTATTTTCCAATTTTTATAGCATGTAAAGTTAGAGAGGATGTATAGAATTGATACCCGGTATAGAGGGTGGTCTGCCGGTATCCCCCGTCAAAAAGTCTTGGAGAAAAACATTTTTCAAACTGGAAAAAATCAAAGTCAAAATATTTAGGAAACAATAAATACTTAACAATCAATCACTTAAATCAACAATTATGAAACAAAACAAACAAGTATCTAACATGATGAAGTATTCTATCTTCATGGCACTGTGTGCATCAGCAGGTTTGGTGACACTCATTTTAAACTGGTATAAGGTGGATCATGATGCAAGGATGTTCCTATTTATTCCTATCATAGTGGGATATGCTGCATCAATCTATGCTTATTTCAATCGTAAACCAATCATCTAATCAATCAACAGAGGTGCTAAACTGTTCAAACACAATTAGTTATGTTTATCACTCAAGTTATCAATCTATCTGAAGAAAGATGGGATTGGATCATTAATGGTCAAATCATTCAGATGGGCAAAGGAATTCCATCTGATATTAATGTAGTCACATGTGAATGTGGTTGCACAACTGGTATCGAAATCAATCTTAATTAACTCTAAATCAATTAGTTATGAAACTTAAGGATTATCTAAAGAAACATCCTCAAACTATCACATTGTATATCAGTGAAATAAGTGAATTGCCATTCAATGGTAGACAAAAGATTTATCGTATGAAATTATCCAAACCATTGGATACTGTTCATGGTTCTATAGGATTTGATTATGAGAGTGCTAATGAGGTATTTATTGCAGAAGAAACAGTATCATACGTCAAAACATTTCGTGTTGGTAACTACAACAATTTCAAGCTTGTATTAGTCAATCTATATCTTGACGTAAGTATTCCACATATAGTACAAAGAGACGGACATGTAATAGATAAACCATCAAGAGTATGGATTGTACATGAAACATTACATTCCAGGAGATTAAAAATGAGAGATAACTACTCACAAGCTGCTGCCAAACTGTTTAATAATGGAAAATAAACAAGACAGAGTATCATCAACTATGATAGCAATACTCATATTTCTGGCTATATTTGGGCCAATCATCTTAAAACACTGTTAATGAAAAAGATCATCATCAAGAAAGGGATCAAAATGGGTGCAACTATTGGTGCATTCATGTATGCTTATTACATTGATTTCGGAACTGGCTATTCTTACACATTTGAGGCAACTGAAGAAGGAATAGGTCAAGCTGCTTCAATTTGGGAACAAGCTGGTTATGAAATAGAATGGAAAGAAATAGAAAGAGGATAATAATTATTTATAAACACTTAAAAATCAATCAATTATGCAAGATTTATCAAAATTCATCGTAGTAAAACAGGCTTTGGAACAAGTTGTTGCAGGGTCTGATGTTAACAATGGTACACAAAGTGTGGATTTTCTCTGTCATTACTGGCAATCAGAGTCAGTTTATGACGAAAAGAGGGCTGCATTACAAATTGAAATGACCAGAGCAGTATTAGCTGGTGATATTGAGGGTACAAAACTTGTCCAAGCCAAGATGGATTTGTTACCTAAACCTAAGATTATGATGGAATTTAGGTTATTACAACCAATTGCCAGAATACAGGGCACTAAAACTGTCAGTGATGGTGATAGAATCCTTAGAATTAGCATGGATAATGTCAAGAGTATATTTGTGCCTGAAGATGCTGTCAATCTTGGTCTATTAGAGTATGAAGAGACTGAAGAAAAGGCCACTGATTCTATGGGTAGAGAGACAACAATCATCAAATTACGTCTTAAGAAGGGTATTATTGATGTAACATCACCTAAATCAGATAGAAATGACAAGATAATAGTGCCAAAACGTGCAATGGTCACACCAATTAGTTATGGTGCAATGCAAGTTGCTGGTAGAGTGCTGTATAATGAGAGAATAGCACGTAGAAAGAATCTAGGATTTGAGGAACAAGAATAATAATCCATAATATATCATCTTAGCCGACTGATATATAATTAATTGACACTCAATCACTTGTGGATTGTGTAGTAAATACACAGTACAAATGGGGTTGGGTGTCTTTATTTCAAAACTCCAAGCAAGACGAGGGGGTTAGACTAGATATTAATATTTTTAAAGCTTTAATAAGTATTTTATGGCAATGAAAAAAGAAGACTTACTCAAGTTTTCCAAGAGTACAGAGCTTGCTATCAAACTCATTGAGGATGACAGTAGTGGTGGTACTGCGGATACTGAGGGAACAGAAGTCAAAATTCTTCACTTAGTGAAGGAAGTATTAGCCGTTGGTTCAAATCCTACACCTGATGGTGGTGAGATGAGAGTTAAAGGCACAAAAGTCTATGTTGCATCTGATAACATCGATGAAATGTTGAAGGATTTAGTAGAACAGGATGGTATTCTGGTCTATAAAGGCCCAATGCATTTGGATGTAAGTAAACCATCAGGAAGAGTGAATGCACAGTCTGGTCAGTTTGAAGTCACCAAGCCAGCAAAGATTTGGCTGACCAAAACAAAGTTCTCTCGTAATGGTGGACAATTAAGAAACCAACAGAGAGAGAAACTCTCCTCATTCACATCTACATTCTTTGGTAAGGGTATTATTGATCTGACAGCAGAAACTGCAACAGCATCAACTGATACAAATACCAGTAATGATGGGGCCAAGGTAGAACCTGAGGTAGTAGTAGGAGCACGGAATTAATGATTTCCCGTCGGCTTGGAGATATATAGGGTCAGTACTGTAATGGTACTGGCTCTTTTTTAAAAGCCCACGACACACACCCAAAACCAAGAAGTTACCAACTTTTTAACCTAGAACTTATGTCTATAAGGATAGGATACTGGCAAACTGTTGATAGTTATGCTGCAAATGAGTGGAATGTTCCACGTGAAACATGGGCTCTATTAATATTATATCAAATAGTGGTAAGAATTGGTGGGTTTAAGCGTTCTATGTACCTGAGCATGGGTATTATGGATTGGATTTAGGTGGCTAATGTTGAATAAAAGATGGGTATAATGGGGCATGAATGTACTGTATAATGGTGCATTTATGCCTCATAACTCATTGATATTCAACTCAAAGTTGTCTATTTAAAAAATTGGGTCGGTGCACTATATTACTATAATCGTGGAACATTAACGTTTCACACAACAAAACATTTGATATGGACATGTCTAAAATTGAGGCTGCTACCTTTAAAAAGAGAGCACTTGGGTTATTCTCTAGTAAGGTTGGGGATGATAAAGCTCAAGAGATGTGGGATACACTCATGGCTACAGTGGCCATAGATGGAGAAAGTATGGCAAATCTGGTATTTATAGCTATGTGTAAGGACTTGGGCTATCAAGCAAATGAAGTAAACAATCTTATACTTGGCACATCTGATAATTAAATATGCTTAAAGTTATACCATTACCTGACATACGTGAATATCTTGATGATAATGATATGTTGGCTGTTAGTGAACGTTTGGGTGAGATTATAGCCCAACAACCACCCAATATTAATTTTGTCAATGTACGTATATCTTTGGAGAAATTAGGGGTAATCACTTACCTGTTTGTTGAGGCTTTATATGCTATGATTGGTCATTATGCATATGTTGAGGTTAAGAATATTGTGATGAGTGATGAGGAGTTTCCTGATGAGATGATTGATCGTTATAGTATACTAAAGAAACACATAGCTGGTAATGATTATATACCTTGAGATATTTGCAGGGTAGGCCAATATAGTACAGTGTTCTCAGAGTGGAATAATTCGGTTACTTTTATTACTCATGGACTATTAGTTGGAGCCCTGCACATATCTTTACCTTCATATATAGGATGTAATCATAACATATATGGTTTGGTAAATGTTCGAAAAATAATAAAATAATTAAAAATAATGTCCATAAGGTTGTCCTTATGCTGATGATGGGGTAATTGAGCCCCGAAACATTAATCTTTTCTGAATATTTGACATATTAGACTATCTGTGTCTACAGACAGTGGGCCAGTTTAATGGCTTTGGTTTTTCATAACGTGTCCCTTTATATCTATAGAGGGACAATATTTTGAATTTAATGTACTATCTGCTCATTTAGGATAGGGTTTTGGTATATTTTTAATCACCCTCTGTTTCTACAGGGGGTTCCCTTTAACTTATTGATAATCAATATAAAGAGTTTCAGTGCAGTTGGACACAGCTTTACTGGATGTGAAATATATCAGGCTTAAGGCTTAATCAGTCTGAAGCTTGGTTATTTTGGGATAAAAATACGACCCCTATTTCCATAGGGGTTTCTTTTGAAAATCATTTATATGTTTGATATACAAGACAAAGAAGAGGTTGATAAGCTAATTATCCAGTACGAGAAACATGCACGTCTGGCTATTATGTTCTTTATATTTGCTGGAATATTTGCATTACTGGGTATACTACATGCTCAGTGGAACTTCATAGTTTCAGGAGTATGGAGTATTCTATACTTCATTAAGCACATAAAGACAGAGAGAATAGCAAAGAAGATAAATGAAATTATTAAACGAGGTAAATAGAACCATTCTCATTCGTAAACAGCCGTGTATTTCCATACATGGCTCTCATTAACCTCTAAATCAACATGTTATGAATATATCAGACTATTCCCCAGAATCCCTAGATAGGGTGTGGGATATTGTCGAATCATACTTTACACCTAAATCAACACGTATGAAAGATAGTATACAAGCAAATGGGAAAGACCCACATGGTAACGAATTCAGGCATGATTTACAGACTGCACAATTAGAGGTAGATGCTGATAATGAGGGATATTATAACCTGAGATGGTTATGGTATGAGGATAATTGGGTATTATGTGGACTCAGAAGGATGGCATTTACTGTAGGTTTGTTCTATGGAATAGATCAGACTGGGTATATTGGTAGGTATTGCTTTGAGTTAGAGCATGATGCTGAGGAGGTATTAGAATCACTATTAGATATACCTGATGATCTGATTATTAAAGGTAATTGGATCAAACACAAGGGACATATCGAATTTTCTAACCCAAATAAACAGTAATATGGCCAGAATATATGAACCTCATGGTGAGAATATCACTATAGTCAGGGGTACTGACCATGTATTAGGCAGATTTATCCAAATACAGGATAACAGATATATGAGAAGTGGTAATGATTTGCAGGGTGAGGGATACGTATTTGAATGGGATGAGGCATTTGGGATAACACTCAATTTAATACGTGCTAATCCCAGTGATGTATTGGATAGCAAGAAATTAATTGCATTAACAAATAAATTCTGTGAAGGTATGGATGGAGATGAGTCTTGAGATCGGGGGTTTACTATACTACTGCGTAGTTCTACCCATCAATAGGTTCATTTCTCTACATACAAAGGATTCAATACATTGTGTATGGGAGGGATAGCTACGGCCTAATATCCCTCCCAGAATCCTATTAATCCATTGATTATGAGATACATATACCGATTCTTAATAATGGTATTTCTTATTGTTGTGTACATACTCCAAACTGTTGGATTTTTAATATGGAGACTATCCTATAAAAAGACACGCTTCATTGCACATATATATGATAAGCATAGTTTCAGAAATGAGAATAACCTTAAGTATATATGGAAATGGGTGAAAGATAGTGAGAGAAGGTACAAAATACAATTAGAATACGAATAAACAAAACATCATGAAACCAAGACTTGTTGCTAAGTATCCTGAAAAAGTACGTGATGCCCTGTTAGATAACAGATTAGGCCACCTTATTGAGTATCTTGAGAATGTAGAGTATATGAAGATAGCTCTTGAGGAACACATGCGTAAATTGGATAAAACACAAACTGCTATACCTGTGGAACTGGACTGGGTATTTGCACAGTATAACTACGAATCCAGAATACCTAACCAACCTGAATGGCAGGGAAATAAATAAGTTATGGGTAGATGTCTAACATGTGGTATGTCAATGGATATTCTGGTACAGAATAACTCTATTGAAAACAATGGCCCTAAAGAGGGTGATTTCTGCTTATGTACTAACTGTGGTGAGATAGGTAGAATAGATGAACATAGAAACTGTGTACCATGTACGGAGGATGATATGGACTATCTATTAGACCAGAATCCAGAGATATACATGCAGATAAATGCAGCATCCTATCAAATGACCCAATTATTTCAGCTAAAAAACAGATATATGAAGAAAGTGTTCATCGATATTCACAGGGCTATACATAACCCTAAACAAAAAAAGATTGTAATCAATGGTACACCCACAGAGATTCAGACTGACCCAAAAGGTCTTCGTTTCGTTGTCTTTAAGGATGATGAAAAGCAGTTTGAGATTATCGAACAAAACCCACGTACTGCCTCTACATATGCAAAGAGGGCACAAGAGGGAGAAAAAATATCATGGTTAATACCACACTATTTTGGTGTTCGTAAAGCTGATGGGTGGAAGGTTATTACAGATTCTACATCTATTGAACAAGGAGGGTAACCTCCTTTCGTATATGGACTATTGTTCATACTGATGAGACCTAATTGAGGGTCGAAACGAATTAAGAGCTAAGACTCTGGTTATCAACTACCTAGGGATGGGTTAGTAAGTAGTAGTTGTTGCCTTGGCCCTAATACCATTGGGCAGAGGATGAAGTATGATGGATACTGAATGATGACCAGAGCTTTTTATTAATTAAATTATTAAACTATATAATATGAAGAGAATCCTTTGTATGTTACTCGTAGTGTGCTCATTAAGTGTATGTGCACAGAAAATACCCACAGCACCACCTGATAAGAAGGTGACTATTGCTGATGAGGTTGAATTAGTTAAGAGTGGTGATAAGAAATTCCGGGTCATAATATCTAATGAGTTAACTGCTCAGAAGATAGAGGCCAAATATCGTCCTACCATTCTCCTGTCTTATAATGGGTATAAAAGACAGGTAAAGTATAAGGGTAAGCCCACTATATATTGGGAATACTCCTATTACTTTAATAATGAAGACTATAACACTGTTATGGCCTTCATTCAGTCAGGTTATAAGTGACATCTGTAGAGTCACTATTCCCTATTACTATTACAATTACCAAAGAGATGATTAAATCATCTATTCCAATTAACCCACATATGTGTCAGGGTGCAATTGCCTTGACACATGCATTGGGTTCATTTGCTAATGGTAGGAAAATAGTATGGGGTGTAACGTGTGGAGCAGTAGATGATTTACCCATCACTACACAAGAAAAATACTGGCTACCACTGATAACGTCACCAACTAAGGTGACATTTATATTAAATAATAATCCACCCTTATGAGAAATATATTAAACGTAAAAAATGGCCGTGAACTGGCCTATATTAATGGAAATGTGTTATTCGATGACTGTATTGAGATCATAAAGAAGTATATGTCACCTAATACATTCGAGTTACTACAAATAAGTTCAGACCCTATTGATGGTCATATAAAGGCCACCAAAGTAGGGAATATAGGTAATACCACCCAATTTAAAAGCAAGGATGGTATATTCACTATATGTAATACCTTTGTTAATAAATATGGACTGGGCAAACAGTTCTATTACAAGGTAAATAAAACGTAATCGTAAACAAAACATATATGGCAACACTGAAAACAGGTAAATGGTCACCTGATGAAACACACCAAGTCATTGGCATACCTAAAGACCAGAATACAAGAAAGATATTAACGAAACTTTCAGCTAAACTCAAAAGACCATATGCTAATGTATATGCAAAATGGAATGATGAGCACAAGAAAAGTTTGGTAAATACCCCTGCACCAACTAACAATGATATACCTGCTATGGCCCTGAAATTTGAGGCTGATTATGTAGGCTCAAACTCACGTATTGATGAGGTTGAGATACTATCATTAAATAAATCATTGGCTGTTCAGTTACCGAGACTGGAGCCATTTAAAGGTGCAGTTGTTATTCCAGCCCGTATGGAAAGAGCAACAAAGGAATTCTTTAAGCAATATGCTCCAAAAGTATTCTCTGTTCAGGCTATACAGGGTAACACTAAGGAAAAGAGAGTTATACGTAAGTTGTAACTTATAACAGCCTCTGCATAGAGATATGCAGGGGCTTTAAACTTAAAGCTTATGACAGGTATATATTCATTTGTTAGAGTGTCATATTTTGTAGGACTCTATCAGCAGTGGGAACATTGGCCTCGTATGTTTTGTGCAGTTGTAATAGAACAGGATGTAGTTCAGACGGATGAACAGGCATTAATATTATTCAACAAAGTGAAAAACTACCTATATGAAACCGAACGTGGGATTCCAGACAGGAATGAGAACCGGAAACAGGGTAAAACAAAAACCAGATCAGACAGGGAAGGTGATGATAGATTTTCAATATCTTCACTGTAGAGATCAGAAATTACGAAAGAAAAAGAAACAGGAAAGGAAGTCCAGAAAGTTAAACAGGAAATAAATTACTGCTCCGTCCTGAGCAGGTATATAGGATAAGGTTTACGGTTAACGGCCATTCCAGTTAAGGCTGTTGCCAAGGGGAGGGTAGAAATACCCTCTTTCTTTTTAAAGCTATATTAATATCAGCAATTCATTCCTTGATAACCACAAGGTTCTTGACCTTTGAAATAGCTATCATAATAGGGGTTGTATTAACAACCCTTTTTTTCTTGCCATACTCCAAGCCAACATTGATTTTCTAATCTTTAAACAATGGGTGTATGATGAACATGACAGAAGAATTGGGCAAGTACTTTGGGTATCCCTCATGTTGTATTGCTTCATATGAGGAGATACAGAGTAATGGTGGTAGAAAATCCCCTGAACAAGCATATATTGCTGCAACATCAGGTGGTGGTTTTATACCTTGTGAAGCCCACGCAAAACAGGTAATTGAAGAAGAAATAACACTCCATAGTCTAATAAATAATAGAGTATGTCCATTGCCGTTCCCACAAGAACCACCAATAGAAGTAATCGATGATTATTTGACTGAGAGTGTACTATAAGAGTTTTCAGCAATCAAGCAATTCCGAGTAGCCGGAGGTTTATTTCTATAGACCTCCCTTTTTTTATTACTAAACTTATTATCATGAAAAATATATTTGAACTAGCAGGGATAGCCATAAGAATAGTGATAGGTAGTATATTCTTTACACTACTCATACAGGCAATTATTAACCCTGCCAAAAACAAAGAAGTTAATACCTGTCCTACATATTATGATGGGGAAGGTAATCCTATACCTGATAATGCCGTAAATCTACTGGTTAAGGCTCAATTTGTTTGGATGACAGCTAAAGAAATTGATACTATCCAGAAATATTTCTACCTTGAGAAACATATTTGTCCCTATAAGAACTGTACTATGAAAGATCAAATAGTATTTCATGGATGTAGTGTATGTGAGGAAGGAACAGACTGTTATGCATTAGATGCAGTACACTGGGACTATCCTACATTAACATATGATGAGTGTGAAGAGATACTATTCGGTAAACCCATGTATAGAAATCACTAAAACAAAACATATATGTCAGAGAAAGCTACAGTTCTTGGCCGAAAAAAGGCCAATTCAATCACTATATCTATAGGTAAAAGTGGTGCTCGTGCATCATTTACATCCTCCAAAGATTTTAAGAAGGGTAAGAAACCCCAGTCTACACTGAAGTTTGAGGATATTCGTATCATAGATTTCACAATAGGTAAACTGCAAGAATTACGTGAATTGATGGTTAACGCAGGTTATCCGGAGATGAAAACAAAGAAATTGGTAAGGTCTAAGGCAGATGTTATGCATGTACTTGATGTATTATTACCATCAAGATTGAAACCGTTATTCAGTTCAGAACACAAAGGAATTGATAAACTATTTGCAGATATAGCAAATACAGGTAAATTTGATAAGGAAGCTATGAGGGTTGAATTAGCCAAACATATGCCAGAGGCTGCTGTAGAACCTATGCTCCAGTCTATGGAGATTGCAATTAAACCACTATTGAACGAAACAAAATCTTAAACACAAGGTAGATTAACTAAATCTACTATATCACCGTAGTCATTTCTTCATTGGAATAGTCCCTTAATACCGACCCCTATTTCTATAGGGGTTTAATCTTATTTGTCAGGACTAAGGAGGACATTAAAATGGAAGTTCTCTCCCTGACATACCTTCATGTGTGTGAGTGGCCCAAACACCTTGGCAGCAAACCAAGTGTTCACAGGTTCGAATCCTGTCGTGAAGTCTAAAAACATTATTATGAAGTCATTAAAAATTGTAGGTGCACTTCTTATTATTGCAGGTGCTATATTATACCAATACCTTGCAAGAGGTTTATGGAGTCAATATACTTATATGGTATATGAAACCTTTAAAAGAGGTTGGCCCGGTCTTATTATTATTGTACTTGGTTCTACCTTGTATATTACTGGTTTAGTAAAATCAAAAAAGTAATGAGAAAATTTATCATATGCCTGATAGGAGCTATAATCCTATCAAACTGTGAGATACGTCCTAAACAGGCACATGCACAGAGTAGTGGTAATAGTGGTAACATAACTGTAGATCATTATACTATAGATGGTATGGACTACGCTGTATTTACATACCTCACACAGGCACGTGGTAGTAGTGAATTGGCAGGTGGTATTTCTGTTGTCAATGTTACTAGGGACAAACTACAGTGCGAAATAATTAAAACTAACCTTAAAAAACTAAAAGATGGAAATAACTGAAGAAAAAAGAGCAGAGATAATACAACATCATAAGGATGGGATAAAAGAGATGAGAAATGATGTGGACAAGATGGGGAAAAGTGTTGGTGTAGATAACAGTGCTATATTAAAAATGAGTAATATAGTATCTATTATGGAAAGTATGACTGATGATGAAGTTGTATTACTTGCTTTGGAAATGGATAAATTAATAGCCGACGAATTATAAACATTTAAAACAAATAACATGAAAAAGCAACGAAAAGGAGGTAATCATGACCCCTGAACAAGAAGAACAGGAGAAAAAACTGGCTAAAACAAGAGAAATTGTATTAGTCAGGGGTATAGCTGCAACATTACAGACTATGAGTTCTCCAACATTTCTGTCCCTTGATATGCTACTTAAACCCTATGGATTTCAAATTGTTAAATTAACTAAATCAAATCAACAAGTTAACAATGGAAACACTAATGATGAAAACGTTGGTTAGCTCCAACACACCAGAAGAAGACATCCTTAAGATCATGTATGATGGTCAGCCCTACGAAAGAAGGATGTACAAACATGGGTATGAAAACTTCTTTGATGAAATGCCACATCTGAGAAATGATGATCCCCTACTGTTAGAAAAGGTCGAACTAACTAAATCAATTATGACCAAACTGGCAGGAAAATTAAGGATAGCTCCTTGGGTGGCTAAAGATATGCCACCGGGTAAGAATGGTTTTAACAGAACTATTTTAGCACTGGAAGCTCCTGTCCTACTCAAAAACGAAGACAAACCTCTTTACAAGGAGGGTGTTGAATTAGTTATGGCACGTTGGGGTGATGGACATACATCCCCTGTTCATGGACATGCTATAGGGTATATTCATGAAGAAATATTATTCGGTAAAATGCGTGTCAACACATACCGGATGATACACAAAGATAAGGCCGTAGTACGACCTGTTGAAACTATTATTGTTGGAGAGGGTATGTTTGCCTCCCTTTACCAACGTCCTAAAAATGAATCATTTAAAAGGCAAACATTAATCCACAATTTTACATCTATAGGATATTCTGCATCACTGCATTACCTATCAGAACATACACGTGATGGTAGAGATAATACCTTCAGTGTAGAGTATTTTGATAATTCCTATCAAATGACTGTGGATGATGTACAACGTATTACTGCACAGGAAGGTATGTATCTACGTATTGGTGATGTTGCTTTAGTAAGAAGTGAAAATGTACCTGAATATGGTGACCATTATATTGTCATCACAGGTCATCCCGTTCTGAAAGAGCATGGATTACGTCCACAGGATAAAGCAATACATGCCCCGGATGGTGTGAAGTTATTGGATTGTTATGAACCTCAGATGGGGTTGACATTACTGAAGTTAAAGGATAAAGCTAAACAAGCATTCCTTGAATTTCATGGTATCAGTGTACATGATGATGAAGTACACTGGCCTGAAGCAACAGTATTACAATAACCTTTAAACACACCTATATGCAAGAGTTACTTGTATTAACATCGACTCAGGTTGCAGATAGAATTCTTGATATATTTCAGGGATTTAGAATGCCTGAGCTACCTAATGTAGATCAGTATGCTATTGTAGGTAGAGATATTCTGCGCCAAAGACTTGTTGAATTCATTGATAAACAACAAGTTATAGACTTTGTTATGTTGGGTTATCCAATGAAGTCACCTAACGAAAGAGACAAAGTTATTGGCAGGTTACCCGACTTGGGTGAAAAAGTATCTATTGATAATTTTGATAATTTTGCCAGACAAGTAAGAGATGTATATCCACCCGGTGTCAATATCAACATAGTCAGTGATGGCTATGTATTCTCAGATGTTCTCTCTATCAGTGATTTAACAGTTGCTGGTTATGAGGAAGTTATGAGAGATTTGGTTAAAGGTATTGATATTACTTTCTACAACGCTACAGATTTCTATCCAAAAAGGATATGTATGCGTGGTGTTCGAAACAAAATCCTTAATAACTTTGGTATCAATGGTAATGTATTACAAGATCGTATATTAAACGATGTTGATACTAATATGTTATATCGTGGTATGATTAAGTTTATGGAGGTGGATTTAGCAATACGTCCATATTCCTCTACTAATCAGTTACATAAGGAGGCAAAAAGGGTTGCAAGAGAAATGATGTTCAGAAATGAAGCATACAGCAATATGGTCAATAATGAATTTCAAAATTCTATCCGTATTTCCATGCACCCAACTATCAATAATGGCAAAAAATACTCATTCCAATTAATTCCATCAGAAAAAGCATGGACATCACCTTGGCATTCAGCATTATTTGTTGATGAAAATGGACAGTATGAGACTGTTCACAGGAAACAGGCTGTTGAAAGAGGTTTACAATTGGTATATGAGAATGGGAGGCCATATTATTTCACACAAAATTAATCCGTTATAATGAACACTTTAGAGATAGGGATCGTCACAATGAACTACAACGAAGATGGGACAGTAATAAAAGAGTTATCCCATTTTACACCGACCTTAAAAACTACTATTGATACTGATATAGAAGAACAGTTATTAACCATCAAAGGTGAAAATGATAGTGAGACACTAAAACACAATGCCAATGCAGTGTTGGCAGGTTTCTTCACTCAAATCACCAATATTGAATTGGCTGACCGTTCTGAGTATGTTGTTGACAGTGAAGTAGTTACATGTGAAAAGTATCCCACAGGTGGCATCAAAACATGTGTTTTGAAGTATTACTTCCGAAGAATCGTTTAACCTAATGGGGAGGGGAAACCCTCCCTTTTTTTAAATAAAGTAAAATGAAAGAACTATATCTCGTTGCTTACACATATGAAGCTCATGTTATTACCAGTGAGAGAGGTTTGAAATCTATATCATTTGGTGAGTCTTTCAAGAATCTTCATAGTGTCAAGGAAATTATTCAGGAAATTGAAAAACAAACGGGTGATAGAGCAGTTAAGTTAATAGCTGTTACTGAACTCCATAAAATTATTGACTATGTTGGAGAAGAAACTGAAACAAATAGCCCAGATTTTGTCTCAACATCATATTAAATCCTACTATGTAGGTGGATGTGTCAGAGATGAATTGATGGGAATCGAGACTGATGACATAGATATATGTCTGGTCGGGGTTACCAACCCAAGACAGGTTGAGGATATACTCCTTGAACACTGTGAATCTGTAACTCCACTAGTAGGACAGAAATTTCCTGTATGGATTGCAGATATAGATGGTCAAAAAGTTGACTTTGCTATGGCTAGAAAGGAAACATTAGTTGGTGGTACACGTAAAGATTTTGATGTAGTTACTGAAGGAGTAACTATTGAACAGGATTTAGCACGTAGGGATTTGACAATCAATGCAATAGCTAAAGAAGTTATTCATGGTGAGTATGTTGATCCATATATGGGAAGAGATCATATTGCACATAGTTTTCTTACTCCCACATCTATAGCATTTAAGGAGGATTCTTTACGTGTATATAGAGCAGCACGTTTCTTGGCACGTTTTCCTGAGTTTCAACCGTCAGTGGAGTTGTTTACCATGTGTAAGAGCATGGAACCCACCGATATATCTGCTGAGAGAGTAGGTATGGAGTTAAATAAGATGCTCAAGACTGCTGAAATGCCATCAGTGTTCTTTATGTTCTTACGTCAGGTTGGATGGTTACCACATCATTTCAAGGAACTACATGATTGCATTGGTGTACCACAATCACCATTACACCATCCAGAAGGTGATGTGTTTATGCATACTATGTATACACTAGATGAAGCAAAAGATTGGTTTACACGTATATGTATGATTTGTCACGATTTAGGTAAAGTATCAACTACAACTATAGGAGATTATCCCTTAACTAAAGGAGTATTCTATAACAAAGATTTACCTATAAAGTCTATTGGTCACGAGACTGAAGGATGGAAACCAACACGTGCTATGTTAACCCGTATTCATTTTGCTGATAAGAAAACTATCAGACAAATAGAAACTATGGTTGAATTGCATATGATTCGTACTGGTGTGTCAGAAAAGGTGATTAGGAGAACATTACGCAAACTAATGGCAAAAAATTTAACTTATGAACAACTGGTTGAAGTATGCAGGTGTGACCTGTCTGGTCGTCCTCCATTGGCTAAATATACCCCAGACATTGGACAACACAGAGCTAAAGAATTATTGGAATCCAACGCTATGGAGCCAATAGTTACTGGTGAAAAACTAATGGAAATTGGTTATACACAAGGTAGAGAAATGGGTTCATTAATGGGTAAAGCTCTGGAATGGCAGGATAGGGGGACTCTCAATGAGGGAAATTGGAAACAAATGATTAAACAATTTAAACCACAAAGGAGGAACCATGAAACTACGTAGATGGATTATATTATCCAATATTATGATAATTCCTGTATTCCTATTTGGTGTAGTGAATCCAATGGGAACATTCTTACCCGGCCCTCATAATCAATCTGTTGTCATCTTGTATGCCTGTATATTGGCTGTTTCATTAGCTATTGTGCTGACAGCAAATATCATGTTGCTATCCACTGCACATAGAATTGACACTCTTGATGACAATGAGAAGACCATCAATAATATAAAGAAGAATCTAGTCATTGAGAGACATGAGGTAGATTTACTGCGTATACAATATGGTAGGTTAGTCTCTGAGGCAAGACAATCAATATCAATTTACCGAAAATTACTAGACGATGAGGAGATCAGAATACAACAGGCAAAGAAACCTTCGAATAAAGCTACTGAGACAGCTTCTGGAGGAACATGATTTTTTCTATGATAAATCAGATGACCCTCGTATCTATGCAAAAGGTTTAGCTAAAGAAAAGGAAATCAAAGCTTTAGCTGAATCTGATGGTAACCTTATGAAAATTTACGAAGCAAAAAAGAGAAAGGTATATGTTTAGTTTTAAAGAGAGATTCTTCAGCTACAGTAAAGGTAGTAGTAGCTATGCACCCATGACTTTAGGTGCTCCTTGTAATACTCATGGAGTAGATTACTCTGTATTTAAGAAGGAAGCTAAGGAGAAAATTGAATTGGCAGTAATTAAGGCACAACACAGAAGAGAAATACTGCGTGTGCATGGAAATGGAAGTAAGAAACTGAACCCATAAGGGTTCTGGTATGCTGAGTTAGAATAGTGGTTAGTTCACTCCCCTTTCACGGGAGGCACACGGGTTCGAATCCCGTACTCAGTACTAAATATAATATTATATGCACGAAACAATTACAAGACGTATAGTGTGGGTTGCTAAATGTACCTGTGATCCTGAAAAGGGATTAGACAGAATATTTACTGAAGACCCACCACGTGAATGTCAGTGTTTGAACTGTAATGAATGGATTACACCTAAACAAGAAAGTTACACTGGACAAGACAAGTTTGATAAGTAAACTCGGTTTAATAATTATTAATCATTTAAAAACAAAACAAAATGAGTACAACAGCTCAAGCTCCAGCTACTTTGAACCTTGTTAAGGGACAAAAGGTGGACATGACAAAAACAAACCCCGGACTTCTTGCATTTGCATTTGGTTTGGGATGGGATTTGCAACCCGGAGTTACATTTGACTTGGATGCATTTGCATTCTTGTTGAATGCACAGGGGAAGGAATGTGCAAATCCTGTATATTTTGGGCATTTAAGCTCACCGGGTGTTAAGCACAGTGGTGACAACTTAACAGGTGCTGGTGATGGTGATGATGAAGTTATCACTATTACACATGGTGAATTACCAGCAGAGTGTGAAAAAGTTGTTATCGGTGTTAACATCTATAATGCTCAGGCCGGACAGAATTTTGGACAAGTAAAAGGTGCATTCTGCCGTGCATTTGACCCGGCTAATCCTGCACAATCCATCATTAAGTATGACCTGAATGAAGATTACAGTACAAGAACTGCAATCTTAGTAGGGGAATTCTACAAAAAAGATGGGGAATGGAAATTTAATGCACTGGGTGAAGGAAAAGATGGAGACATCAACAGCCTTCGTCAGGCATACCTGTAAAAAGATAAAAAGGGTCTGAGATAGCACAGACCCTTTTTTTAAAACAAAACACATGCAACATAAACACTATTCATTCGACTTATGGGATACCCTTATCCGGCCAAATCCTGAGTATAAGGAGCAAAGGAAGAGATATTTCCACATATATCTTCTTACCAAGCATGGGATACTTAGAAATGGAGATGAGATAGAAGAAGCCTTTCAAGAGACTTGGAAGTACTTCGATCAGGTATCCAGACTATTTGGAAAAGCTCCTAATTGCTTGGAGATGTATGCTATGGTTTTATTCAAATTGACTGGTAAGTTAACTAACCTTACACCACTTAAGATGGAATTGATATATAAGGAGTTAGAACAGTTATTCCTTAAATATCCTCCTACCTTATATGATAATGACACAAAAGACGTATTACAGGAACTGAAAATGAGAGCTAAAACAATGTCCCTCCTATCTAACACCTCATTTATAAGAGGTAAAACTCTCGATGTGGTTCTTGAAACACTGGGCATTAAGAATCATTTCCTATTTCGTATCTATTCAGACGAATTAGGATACTCTAAACCTCATAGAGAATGTTTCAGAGCAGTTGATGACAAACTGCCATACGACATAGAAGATGTCATGCATGTAGGTGATAGTGAACTGTATGATGGTGCTGGTGCACATGAATATGGTTTTGGTTACATGATTATTAATCAGCCCAAGCATCAAGCAGGGGCACATTACACAATCAAAGATTTGTTATGACAGAGCATTATAGTCTTCACAAGATTTACAGTGATAAGGAATTTCCTTTCTCTGCTGAACAGTACAGTAAATTCAAGTTTGGGGATAAAAACATATCCCGAAAATTTGGTTTTGATCTGGCTACTGGTTTTATCAAACAGTTTTTATCCATCCATCCTATTGAAAATCAAATAGTTGTAGCATCCTCACCGTATGATTTCATACCAACAGCTACATTTGCTATGAAGAATTACTTTGTTCAGAAATTAAATGATTATTTGGCTGAGAAAGGTTTACCTGTTGTTCAGGAAACTAAAATTCATCGTACTGTAACATATAAGGAAGACTATGGAGCACTATCTGCTGAAGAAAGAATGAGATTGATTAGTAATGACCAATTCCACATGGATTGGAAGTTTATTGATGGGAAAACTGTCATTTACATGGATGATATTAAAATTACTGGTAGCCATGAAAAGGTCATCAGGAAGATGATTAGTGATTCTAATCCTAATCTTGAACATGCATGTAATAAAATATTTATCTACTTTGCAGAATTGGCAAATCCCAATGTTAATCCTGTGGTTGAAAATACTCTTAATTATTACTTTGTCAAGGACTTATATAGTTTAGATAAAGTAATTAAGAATGAGGATTGGATACCAAATACACGTGTGGTTAAATATATCTTCAAAAGAGATAATGAGCAGTTTGATACATTCATCCAGTTCCAGCCACTCAAGATATTACAGACCATTTATCATTTAGCTATAGGTAATTCTTACCACCTTATGCCTGAATATAACGAGAATATAACCAAGGTGAGAAAAATACTATTACAAAACAAATTGTTATGATAATTAAAATACACATCCCAAGCTATATGCTTGATTTACCGTGTGTTAGATCATTCAAACCTTCTCAGTGGAGAGCACTTCCCAGAAAGGAAAAGAGAAATTACAGGTCTCCCGGTAGTAGTAAATGGTAACAAAACAAACTCCTCTAATCTTAAAAAACACTAATTATGGGTGGAACAACAACTCCTGCTCCTACACTTGTAGAGCAGCTTGACCTCAGAAAAAAGAAGGTCTTGGATTTGCGTAAAGACTTGGGCTTAAATCACCAGAAAGCCCAAGTTGTATTGGCATTAGACTTCTCAGGAAGTATGTCAATGATGTATTCATCTGGTAAAATTCAAACCTTAGTTGAAAGATTATTACCTATTGGTATGGCTTTCGATGACAATGGTGAGGTAGACTTCTACCTGTTCGACGATGGGGTAAAGAAACTCCCTGAAGCATTAACTGTCAGCAACATTCCCGGCTATATTAATAGCAAAGTAATTGGCAAATATAGCATGGGTGGGACAGATTATGCTCCTGTTATCAAAGCCATTACAAAAGACTTTGCTGAAAAGAAAGGTCTACTGGGACTGGGTGGCTATAAAACAATGGATGTTCCTGTATATGTTATTTTTATCACTGATGGTGATACGAGTAACAGAAGTGGTGTAGAAGAAGCTGTTAAAGAAGCTTCCAATGCAGGTATATTCTTCCAGTTCGTTGGTATTGGACGTGCCGGATTTGACTTCCTTGAAAAACTGGATAACATGCAGGGAAGGAACATTGATAATGCCAACTTCTTCTCTGTCAATGATTTAGATCAGAAGACAGATGATGAACTGTATAAACTATTGTTAACTGAGTTCCCTTCGTATGTGCATCAGGCACGTGCTAAACAACTCATAAAATAGTTTATATGAACCTATTAGTTGTAACCTATCTGGTTATGGCTGTAGCTCTAACTGCAATCGTAACCAACTGGATAGTTTCCTTCAAGTGGAGGAGACGTATTAAAAAACTCAAAAAACAGTATAATATACCATGATACCAGAACTCGATTTGGTCATTCCCTTCATAATAGCAGTCATTGTTTTATTAATCATTGACTTGAAATTTGTTGGTAGAAAGGCCCACAAAGTCTCCACTAAGGAGGCAGCTATATGGACTGCTATATTTGTAGGTGTATCATTGGCATTTGCGTGGTATACTTATGGACTGTATGGTAAGGAGAAGGCTACAGAGTTCCTATCAGCCTATGTGATTGAAAAAACACTGAGTGTAGACAATTTATTTGTGTTCATACTCATATTTGCCTACTTCAAAGTACCTGACCAATATCATCATAAAGTACTATTCTGGGGTATCATAGGGGCAGTTGTATTGAGGGCTATCTTCATATTTGCAGGTGTATCACTGATGAAATTCCTTGATGTACATGTATTTGGTATGGATATTAACATACTATTACTAGCATTTGGGGGATTCTTAGTATATGCAGGTATAAAAGCTATGAAGGAAGCTTTAAATGATGTCCCGGATGAGGAGGAACAGGATTTTGATAATAGTGTAGGTGCTAGATTTATCAGGAAAATATTCAAAAATAAGGTAACTAAACACTACCACGAAGATAAGTTTATAGCAAGTGTACCGGTAAAAGAGGCAGGAACTAATAATATTACCTTTGTTAAGGTAGCTACACCACTATTAGTTGTAGTTGGTGTTGTGGAATTTACTGATTTACTATTTGCTGTGGATAGTATCCCGGCTATATTCTCAGTCAGTAAAGATCCCTTTATACTGTATAGTAGTAACATCTTTGCTATTCTAGGGTTAAGAAGTATGTATTTTCTATTAGCCAACATGCTACCACTCTTCAAGTATTTAAAACATGGAGTAGCCCTAATATTGGCATTCATAGGAGCAAAGATGGTTACAGCACCTTTCTTCCATATAGGAGGAACACTATCCCTATGGATAGTTTTAGGTGTATTAGCAATCTCAATTGGAATATCATTATTAACCTTTAAAAAACAGCCAGAGGTGTCATAACCTCTGGACTGTTTACTATTTACTGTCTATGGTAAACAGTCACCCAAAATCGACACTACCTAATGTAGACTTCGAGAAAGTAGACATGAAGAGTAAAACTGAGTTCTGGACAGATGAAATGACTGGGAGTATATACATTCCCACCAGTGGTACTATTACAGGTAACTCACATCGTCCCATCTCAGAACCCCTGAGAATTACAACTAGAAGGACTAGTGTACGTAATGCAACAGGGAGAAGATTTAGTTAACACTTTAAAAACCAATAAAATGGACTTAAAAAACAGCAAGTTCGGGAAAATCCTCACCCGTAACAACAAACAAATTCGTGATGACAGAGCTATTGCCATCATTGAAGATGTGGAGTTGGAGTATAAGAGGGAAATTGAGAATATGGACAGGGATTTAAAACGTCTGAGGAGAGAAAGAGATGCTGCCTTGGATTTATCTCCCGGTAACACATATTCTCTGACAGTTGAGAAGTTTGATGCAGCCCTCTTTGTTAAGAAAGATTTGGAAAAAGGGGTAGAGATTCGTAATCTCGAAATCAAACTGGAAATTGCTCAGAAGAAATATGATGACCTATTCAGTCCTGAAGAGGCAGCAGAGGTAATAGCACCATAATTCTATTTTTCATAACCCTCTAAAAATCAATACAATGGGTGGAAGTTCCTATAATTTTAATGCAAGGTCAGCTAAAACAGCTTCCTTGAACACAAAAGATAAGAGTGGTAATTATACAGTAACTAGAGATGCACTCTTTGAACAAAACAGGAAGCATACAGCACATGAAAGTATGATTCCTAATGCCAAAAATAAGGCACATTTACGTGAATCACGTGACAGTGACGCACATCCTAATTCAGTACCTGTTATCATAGCTCTGGATGTTACAGGAAGTATGGGAGATATTCCCGAAAACTTAATCAGGGAAGGCTTACCCAAAATCGTGAGTAAAATCATGGAAAAAGGTGTTGCCGATCCTCAAATCCTCATTATGGCTGTTGGTGATAGCCGTTGTGATGCTGATAATGGAGTATTCCAACTGGGCCAATTTGAAAGTGGTGATAAGGAAATGGATATGTGGCTGGAAAGGATATGGATCAGTAATGGTGGTGGTGGTAATGGTGGTGAAAGCTACAACTGGCCCTACTACTATGCTTTAAACCATGTTCAGACAGATGCATGGGATAAACGCAAACAGAAAGGATTTATCTTCACTATTGGTGATGACCATTGCCATGATACTTTATCAGTTAGGGAAATTGATGAAGTAATGGGTTCTGTTGCTGCTTCTAAAGAATCAGTAAAAACAGAACATTTGGTAGATGCCTTAAAAGACAAGTGGAATATTTACCACATGGATTTGGGTAACTGCAAACATACATGGTCTACCCTGATAGGATCAGAAAATGTAGTTGATTGTGGAAGAAGTGACTATGATGGTTTGGCAAATAAAATTGCCGATATTGTAGTTTCCTACTCTCATGCTACACCTAAAGCATCTGTTATCAACAGAGATGCTCCTCAGGAAGGTGGTGACACCATTAAAAATCCTGAGCCTACTGTAGGATCAGGCACACCTATAATTCTTTAAGCCTATGGAAGCCAAGATTGTAGTAGGACTGGGTATGGGAGATGAGGGAAAAGGTATAACAACTGATTTCCTCAGCAAACAGTCACCCGGTTCATGCATAGTAGTCCGGTTTTCTGGAGGCCAACAAGCCGGACATACTGTACAAATTGGAGATGTCAAGCATACTTATGCTACTTATGGTAGTGGAACTGGCAGAGGTTTACCCACTTACCTGTCAGAGTATTGTACCTTTTATCCCCCAAATGCCTTGAATGAGCATAATGTGCTCATTGACAAGGGTTATAAGAACCTTCTCTACTTACATCCTTTAGCCAAATTGACTACGTACTGGGACGTGGCTTGGGGGAGATTACGGGAAAGAATCTACAACCACGGATCATGTGGTATAGGTGTTGGTGCAACTATGGCACGTCAAGAACAAAGCCCCTACAAGCTGTTTGTGTGTGATTTAAGGTATCCTAGGATACTTGAAGAGAAATTACGAGGCATAGGTAGATATTACGGGGAAAAGGTCAAAGACCTCAATTGCTCACAAGAAATGGTAGACTATTTCTATTCTCAAGCCGACAATGAGAAACAGAGATGGGATGATGCAGTTGGTTCTACGTATACCAAAACCATAGTTAAAGGAATAATGACATATACCGACTTAACTGAGTACTTTGCTGGCTACATATTTGAGGGCTCTCAGGGTATATTGTTGGACATGGAACATGGAATATTTCCTAACGTGACCTATTCCTCAACGACCAGTAAGAATGCTGTGAAAGTCTGTGATGAACTAGGGATAAGTGATGTTGAGATTTA